GCCCCGTTGTCGCTGAACCCCATATCCACGGCCAAGGTCTTCATGCCGCGTGCCGACACCTTGATGTCGAAGCTCCGAAACGGCGGCTTCAGCAGCTTCAGCTCCTTCATATCCGCCACGACCGCGTCGAACTCTTCCCTGGTCAGGGACGTCATAATGTCGTCCCCGAGGATGAACAGCTGTGGTTTCATTTCAGTCTCCTGATTTGCAAGTGATTGCACTCGTCAGCGTTCGTACGGGTTGCGCGAGGCTTCACTGTCATCGACATAGCGCCCTGAGCCCCGGTGATAGTGAGACGTCAGGTAGCGATACGAGAGGCCGCCGATCGGACTTGGCTCGAAGCCCAGGCTGTTCCACATGGCGATGTCGCGCAGGAACTCGACGTGGTAGCTGTAGACGACCTTGATCACCTGGCTGCTGATCTCCACCCCGTCGCGGTAGGCGATCTGGCGGTAGGCGTATTCGCGGCGATCGCTCATGGAGCCACCAGGTAAAATTCGGTGGGGAGGATGCCCCAGCTGTCGGACTTGCAGAGGCCCAGGTATTTTCGGGTGTGCTGGACCTCCCAGTGCGAGACGTGCAGCCGATCCTTGAACGTGTTCACGTCGACCTTGGGGATCGAGTCGATTGGACCGACGACCTTGAAGAACTGCTCGCTGGTGACTTGTTTCAGAGCCATCAGAATGTCGCCCCGTCCGTGTCGATGCCCTCGGCCTTGAGCAGCTTGGCGTAATGCTTCTCAGCGCTCTTGAGCATGTCGAGCACCAACTGGCGCGGGACCTGAACTTTATCGTCGTCGAACTTGATCTCGGTTTCGCCCGTGATCGGCATCGTGTGACCTTGGTCGTTCTGGTCGCGATAATTGCCGAAGCGGTCTATCCTGTGGCGCACGCTATTCAGCTTCTTGCCCAGGTCAGCGACCAGGAATACTTTTTTCAGGTTCATGTCATTCTCCTATGCGCAGTTGAGGGGGAGGCGCGCGCGTACGTGCCACTTCCAGACTTCGACCGGTGTGTCCTGTCGTTCGTGATTGCAGCCGGCGCAAGCCATGACGATGTTGGAGTCGGCGTCTGTCCCGCCATCGCACCTCCTGATGAGATGCTCCCGCGTGGCTTGGGTCTTCTTGCGGCGCCGGTTCATGTGGTGGTCGGCCCCAGGATTGCCCTCGGACATTAGGTCTTTGTTCAGGCGCTTCTCGGTGAGCCAGGCTTCCTGCTCGCAGTAAAAGCACAGCCCGTCCTGAGCCGCGTGCTTCGCCCTGAGCTGGCGTTGGGCCGCCACGGTGTTGAGCATCGTCTTGGTGATGGCTGGTCCGTATTGGGTCCACGCTGCTTCGATCTCCTGACGCTTCTGTTCCCGCTGACGTCGGAGCTTCAGATAATGGGCAAGACGAACGAACTCTGGGTGTGATCGAGTGCGCATGTGTGCAAATACTTGCATTGAGGGTTTCTAGTTGCGTCCCAGGATTGCCCCGGTGTTGAATTTGACGGCGACCGCGCGATCGTCCCATAACGAGATCATGCCGAAGTCTTTGATGTTCGTGACCTCAAGCTTCGGCAGCCCGACCGACTCCAGCCACTGCTGGATGCAGAAGCGCGCATGGGCGGCTTCCTGCGGGTCTTCCCGCTCACAGACGCGCGCGGTGAAGATTTTGACCGTCTTGCCTTCGTGGAGCCAGACGAGGATGCGGTCCAGCATTGGCAAGATCGGGATGCCGATATGCTCCACGCCGCGCCAGTGGTCGTAGTGGGCTAGGGTGCCGTCCAGGTCGACGCCGATCCAAGGTTCCATGCTCATCGCTCAAACTCCGTGGTGTGCAAATACTTGCATTAATTGAGTTGGTTTGACCCGCGCCAGTCGATCGGCGTGCTCAGGTCGAGAACATTGATCGCGGCGGGGTCAAGGGGGACTGCGCCCTGATTGACCACCTGCGACATGATCTTGTGCATCAGGAGAAGGCTCGGGTGGTTGGCCTCCATCACGATCGACTTATCCATCAGCTTGAGGACGGCGACCGCTTCGTAGTCTTCCACCGTGATCGTGATCATGCGCTTAGTTCCGTGTGGGAAAGTTCAACCGGCAGGCGGAGGTCCCGGAGCATCTTGGCGGACATCTCCGCTAATGCGACCGAGCGGTGTCGGCCCCCGAAACAGCCGAAGGCTATCGAGACCGGCGGCGCCATTCCTGTGGGCGACGTCTTCACGCACGCGCGCAGCACTTCCTGTCGCATGTCCCGGAACAGAGGATCGCAGCCCACGTAATCCTGGACGTCGAGCGAGCGACCATCCAGCGGGCGCAGCGACATGACGTGGTGAGGGTTCCGCATGGGCCGGCAGTCGATGATGGTGGTCGCATCCTTGGGAGGGGCGCCGTTTCGATACGAGAACGAAGTCAGCTTGATTGGCTTCAATGTAATCTCCCATCCCAGTCAGGGTCGCTCTCGGCGCCCAGCACCGTTTCGTCCGTCTCGGAGCTGAACGCGTCTATGGCTAAGTCCAGAGCATCCTCGGGCTCCAGGTTCGTGAATGAGGTGATGGCCGTCTCGTCGCCTTCGCCGCCTTGCGCGCAGATCACGAGTCCCACGAGATCGGGGAAGCTCTTGGCCGCTTCAAGGGAGATGCGCTCGAAGAAATCGTTGAGTGTCATGGCAGCCTCCGACGTTGCAGTTGATTGCATCATCGTTTACCAGTCATAGGTTTTCAAGTCCGAAATAGCCGCCGCGTCTTGGTCGAGCAGCAACCACGGACAATCCAAACTTCGCGCGAATTCCATGCAGCCGAAGAGGTCGTCCGGGAGGGCACCGGCTTTGTTATGCGCCTTCACTATGTCCCAGGCGTTCTCTTCGAGCGGGATGCTGACCTGCCAACCATATTGTCCGTGGTTGTAACCAATGACCTCTGGCGCCAAATCCGTGCCCAAGCCGTGCGCCGTCATCTCGGTGAGATGTGACGTGGAGATGCACAGCATCCCTTCGACGTGGCCGTGGTTGTTCGTGACGTTGTTCGCGAGCTTGACCGCGTCCTTCCAGTCAAGGCCCGCGTCCTCGGCTTCCGTGATCATAACGTCCACGACTCCCAGCGCGCTTTGAAGGACAGCAGCGTCTGGGTCGAACAAGCTCTCCTGCAGGTACGCGTCGGCCGCCTCGTAGACTAGCTGCATGGAGCTGATGCGCTGGTCGTTCGTGGTTGGCGACGCCTGCAGCTTCGCGATGATCTGGTCAACGACTTGGAGGCAGTTGTCCTGGGCCGCCAACGCGCTCGCAAGCGATTTCCCGCTGTAAGCGCACTTCGCTCCTGCAGGCGCCATATCTGCGTAAAAGGCACGCACGATTTTCAGGGCCGTCAGCTGATCGTTCATCCCCAGCCTCCATGCTAGCGGGATTGCAGTTGTTTGCACAATGGTCGAGGGTCAGCCCCGAGTCAAGGGGAACATTGTCACGAGACGCTTTGCGGCTAATACGGAGCGGCGCGCCGGGTTGGTCTCCACCATCGCTTGCAGGCGGAGTTGCTCCTCTGGGCTGGTCCGCGCGCAGGCGTCCAGGTCAAAGCCGAAGAAGGCCATCGTCTTCGCGACGACGTCAGTTTTGCCAACGGTTAGGCCGTTCTCGATGTCGTTCAGGAATGATCGGCTCACGCCAGCGGCAGCAGCTAGAGAGCGATGCGTGTGCCCGTTCTCCAGGCGAAGCCTCTTGATCTCTTTTCCCCAGTCTGTGACCTCGGGCATGCTCAAACCTCAAGGAGCGCTTCGTAAGTCCAAGCGACGACCGGCATGGAGAGCCGGGACATGACCTCGGTCATGTTCTCGTTGTCCGGATGGACGTCCACGGTCACGCGCCGCACCTTCGCCCGCTTGGCGCGCTCAATCAGCGCGGCCCACATATCCCGGAAGACACCCTGCTTGCGGCTGGTGGGCTCGACGTAGGCCAAGGAAACGGAGAAGCTGCTGAGCGCCTCGTGGTGGGTGAAACACAAGAATGCGACGATCTCCCCGTCCTCGCGCTCAGCGTAGAGCACTTGGTTCTCAGTGCCGACAGGAGAGTCGCCCCGCAGCTCAGGCGTTAGCCCGCCCTGGACGAGTTCGTTCCACCCTTCAGCAATGAGGGCGAACGCTGGCGTGTCGGCGGCGCGACGGCTGTAGGAAATCTTCATGGCTTGAACTCAGTAGGCGCCCCAAACCTTGGCGGTCGTCACGAGCGTGTTGATCGCGGTGCAGGCGATATGCTGCTCTCCGCCCGTGATCGGGAAAAGGAGCAGTGTGTCGCCGAAGCAGTCCGTGATCGACGCGGTGCCGGCCGCGTTGCCGATGATCCACTTCGGGGGCGGGAACGCTGTCCCGTTGACCGGGAGAGCTACCAGCTTCACCGCCGGCCCGAGCACGTCTTGTACGTTGTGCTGGTCGGGCGCTGCCATGATCTTGCCGGAGAGGCCCCAGCCAAATTTGAATAGCGTCATTGTCAAGCTCCGTTGCAGTTAACTGCACGTGCCTTGTCTTACACCAGCAGGGGGCGATTGTGCAACTAGCTTTTTGCTAAGATTGCAGGCAATTGCACGGGGGTTTTGTCCACCCCCGTGGTTGCTGTCATGCTGCTTTGGCGAGTCCGGCTGTCTTGTCCTTGCGATGGACCTCAAGACCCTCCGGGAAGAACCGGCGCCATTCGCCTGGGATGTCCACCGGCAGGATGTTTTTGACCACGAGGTCAACCAGGTTGCCGATGCGAAGGTCCGCGTCTGCGTTCGACAGGGCTGGGAACTGAAAAGCCACGCACCACGGCATCATGGGGGTTAGTCCAGGCTGCTCGAATAGGCTTTTCTTAAGGTCAACAGGCGTGCGTGGATCAATCTCGTACGCTTGGAACTCGTGAGTCATGTCTTCTCGGTGGATTTGCTGGTCACAACCACTGGTTGGTTCCAATCCGACCAAGATTACCATGCCTTCGCGATAGGTCCCGCCGGCCGTTGGATTGCGCCAAGCCCATATTGTTCTATGCCATTCGTTCTCAGATGAAATACTATCTTTTCTCCAACAAGTTGTACCAGCCACCTTTAGCCTCCGCTTTCTTTTGTTTTATTATGGGTCTACGGTGCTCTTATCCTACGTTGCTGTCCAGCCGATGTGCATGACACATGTGTGGGTATCACCCAAGGTCACTTAACTGACTGTTTCATCGCGAAACGGACCCAAATCACCAGGGCCGAACACGTTCCCGTGATCCGTTTCTTCGTCTTGAGGAAAACACTCAATCGCCATATTGGGGGTATTCCCACGCCTCTTGCGGGGAAAATCTGAGCGCAACCAACGGTAGGCGGGGAGTTGGTTGTTCCAACCCCCCGTTGTTTTTTGATCAGACCTTCGCGGCGACCTCAGCCACGACCGGGGCGACCGCAGCCGCGACCGGCGCGGAGACGACCTTGGCCTCGGCAACGGCCTTGTTCGCGGCGACGGCCGCTTGTGCCCGAAATGCGCGGAGGTCCTTCAAGAGGGGGGCGACTTCGTTCTCGACCCAGGTGTAAGCCTTCTTGACGCCGGACCAAGCGCCGACGCCGGCCGCGACTGAGGCTCCGCCAACGAAGTGATCCCATGACGGGATTAGAGCGACGAGGGTTTCAAACATGGGGGACTCCAGGGGTGGGGGAAAGGGGAAATCAAAACGCCTTGCGGATGACTTTAACTGCACAGCACGCGCATTGCAACGGCACTCTGGTGCGACACTGCGCTTTGTGAGGCCATGGTTTACGTGGGAGTCTTTTTGGCGCACTGGGCCATCTAAGTATTTGATATATCGCGAGTTACACGCCCCGACCGAGGATGCGAGGTCTTTTGTGACCATTGATTTCGTTTACTTTTTTGGCTTCTTAGGCGCACTTTTTGGGGGGTCGATTTTCGGTGCGCCAATTCGCAGACCGGACAGCTTGGTCATCCCGCTGTCAGCCAGGAGCGCACTGTCACGCTGCTCCGTGTAGCGGGACGTCTCCTTGAGGCTCGAATGCCCGGCCAGCGCCTGCAGCTCGTGCGCGCTGAGGCCCGCGTTAGCACCGAACGTCTGGAGGGCCTTGCGGAGCCCGTGGCACGAGAAGCCCCGAAGCCCAGCATCGACGCAGCGGTCGTGAAACCAATGGCTGAAGCCGCCGGCCGCGAAGGGCTTCCCGAACTCAGTCACCAGGAACGTAGGCTGCTCAGACGGCACTAGATCGAGGACCTCCTGCAGCCCAGCATGGATCGGAATGTGCATCTCCTTGCGCGTCTTCTGCTGGGCGAAATGGAGCACCCCGTTCTCGACATGCTTGGGGCCAAAAGTGATCACGTCGGAGCGCCGCTGGCCGGTGAACAGAAACAAGGCGAGGGCCAGATACTCCTTGGTGCCGAACGGGTGCGTCTCGGCGTAGCGCTCGACGTGCTCCCTCTTCCACGTCGTGAAGCCACCAGTCTTGGTCTTGATCGGGCGTGTCTCGGTCACCGGGTTCTTGTCGGCGTAGCCGCGCGGGATCGCCCACTTGAACAAGGCCATGAGCGCCTTGCGCCGATCGTTGGACGCCTCAGGCGTGGCGCGGTTGCGATCGAGCAGCTGCGACACGTGGGCGCGCGTCATGATCTTCACTGGGATGTCGGCGGCCGGGCGCATGCCAGAGGGCGACTTCACCATCTCCCTGCACACATTCTCCAGGTTCCGCCTGCGCACGTACTTCGTCCGCTCCGCCAGCGTCGTGTCCTTGGTGAAATAGTCGAAGTATCGGTCGCACAGAGCCCGTAGGCTGCCCGTGGGCGCCTTCTCCCGCTTGGTTGGTTGCTTGGGTGCTGGACTCGGAACAGGCTCGCCGTTGAGCGCCGCTGCGTAGGCTGGACCGAACTGCGGGTCCTTGATCGTGTTGACCGGCAGGCGGATTAGCTTTTGGCCTGGGAGTCGGACGTAGAGGCGAGGCTTGCCGTGGCGGTCGGTCTCTTGCTTCAGATACTTGATGCGAACGTTCAACGCGGGCCTCCTGCCTACGTCATGTCCCACCCGGTGGGCGACTCCCCATTTTGCGCTACTACGTCGGCGTAAGGCAAGTCCACAAAATGCTTCTCAACCTCTTTTCTCGCCCAAATGAGCCTGCTGTTGACGTGTCGCGGGGGCGGCATGCGACCGTCCTTAACCATCAGGTCGAACAGGCCGACGCCGACCCCGATATATTCCGAGGCTTCGGTCCGGGAAAGACCCAGGCGATCCTGCGGCTGAATGAGCGATTTGGTCATTTGCAATTACTTGCACGCATCAAGGAAACTGAGTGAACTTCGACGGCAAGATGGTCAAAATGCCGGTGTTCTGCACCGACCTCGTGCCGTCCTGCAGAATGACGCGGACCTCATAGGTGTAATATTTCAGCGTCAGGCCAGCGGTTATCTGCTGGTCCGCCGAGATTTGGAACAGGTACTTGCCGTTAACTGCGTCGGTGATGAAGCCTGTGCTCGGTGTCGACAGGTCGAGGACGACAGCCGCAGCAGTCGTGATCCGCAGCTGCACGATGCCGTTCGTGAGGTCGAGGACTTGGCCCACGGCGTCACGAGCCACGCCTGTTATGTCCCAAGTCTCGCCGTAGTGAAACTTGCCGTTTGCAATCGTGCTCATCCCAGTCAACTCCAGCCGCGAGGCCCTGCCGAACAATAACATATGAAAGGCTGATCCCACCAGCCTTAACGAGACCGCGATTGACCGAACGAAGAACGACGTAGCGACGGACACCGTCGAAGTCGACATGATGCTGACCAGCATCTGGTAGTGCTTATTGGCGTCGTTTGTAATCAGGACCGCGCCGGCCGAGAGGATCGCCACGGTGATGGCAATCGCCTTGGACACCGCGACGGCGCTCGCGGTCATGATGGCCACGGTCGTCGACACCCTCTTGGTGACGTTGACTGCACTACCACTTGCCAAGCTCAATGACAAGTGGGCGCCCTTGAGCACCTTCAGCGCGCTGTGGCCCGCGATGGCCACTCGCTTCGTCACGGCCTTGCCGAAGTGCAGGCTTGACCCCGTCGCGATCGAAACCCTTTTCTTCACGGACTTGCTGAGATGCACGCTGGACGAAGCCGCGATCGAAACCGTGTGGGTCAGCGCCCGCGCGCCGGTCGCTAGGCTCCCGACGATCGAGACCACGCTGTGCGCTGCCACGGACAGTTTCTTGCCCACCGCCTTCTTGATGCCAACCGCTGAGTGCGCCGTTACCGCCAGCTTCTTGGCGACTGCCTTCTTCGTGGCGACAGATGAGTTCGCAGCCACGGACAGCTTCTTGGTGACTGCCTTCTTGATGGTCACAGCCGAGTGGGCCGCCACCGCCAGCTTCTTGCCAACGGCCTTCTTTATGGCGACGGTCGACTGCGCGGTCACGAGCACTTTGTGCGCTACAGCCTTCTTAAGGACAACCGCTGAGTGCGCGGCGATGAGAAGCTTGTGCGTCACGGCCTTCTTTGTCGAGACTGCCGAGTGGGCCGCCACGAGCAGCTTTTTTGCTGTCGCCTTCTTGGCTGAGACGTTGGACGACGAAGCCACGGCGACCTTCTTGCCAACCGAGCGGCGAAACGTGAGGTTCGACCCCGACGAGATGCTGACGACCTTAGTGAACGCATGGGCGCCCCCTGCCGAGAACAGCGTCATCGGTTCGAGATAGCTGGTTTGGGCGGCGAAGGCGTAGAGCCCGTAGATTTCGCTTGCGGGCAGCGCGCGGCTGTAGACGCGCACGTCTGCAACCTGCCCCAGGATCGTGAACGCCCCGCCCCCGACGCCAATCGTGCCGGTTGTGAGCCATGTCTGCAACGAGGTCCCGGTGCCGTTCAGAACACCGTTCAGGTACACCATCCAAACGCCAGTGGCGGATGAATAAGTACCGGCCACATGCACCCACTGCCCCGCAACAACCGAGGTGGCCCCGACGGCAAAGTTTCCAGAGCCGTTTTTCGTGAACGTCAGCTTGTTAGTCGTATTGATGAAGAGAATTGGATTGGTGCTGGACCCACCAAAGATGCACCTGTTGGCCCCGAGGCTGTTCAGGTTGATCCAGGCGACATAAGTCAGATCGGGGGTCAAGAACGCAGCGTTGACGGCAGTGGCCGTGAATGGAGCCGCGCCAACACTCGCCATCGCTGGGCCGTAAGGACTTGCCGTGACGACGGGAGAACCGGTGGCGGTTAGTGTGTTGTTCCTGCCACTCGCGTCGTACACCGACGCTGTGAGGCGTGGCGTCGCAGCAGGATACAGCCCGACAAGCCCGTTCAGGCTGTAAGGTCGCGGCGGTAAAACTAGCCCCCGCGCTACCGCAGGCATCACGCCACCACGCGGTTAAACGTCCGGTAGGAAGCCGTGTTGAGGGACGAGCCTAGCGTGACGCCGGCTTGGCTCTGCACCGCCCAGCGGAAATTGCCCTCTGGCAGAGGAATGCGCAGAAGGGTGCCGACCAAAACACCAGTGCCGACTGGGAAGATGATCGAGCCCACGTAGAGCTGCGGTGCGGGTGTCTTAGCCGCGAAGCTGGTCGTCAGCTGGCCGTCTCCATAGGTCGTGCCGTCGGCGTTCAGGATGTATTGGAAGATGTTAAGCTGAGCCGGCGCGGCGGCGACAACGGAGGCCAGCGACACCGAGAAGTCGGCGAACACGTCCTGGTTCGTCAGCTGCGCGACGTCCGCGCCGTCGAGCACCGACGAGTTGTTCGTCATGGAGTTGAGAACCGACGTGCCCGAGTTGAGCATGCAGGCAACCCAGCCTGCGGTGGCACCGGGAGTGTATTTCTCAATAGCCATTACGCTAACCCTCCAGCCGCCGCGAGGTCTCCCGCGCTGATCGGCGACGTGTACCCACTCGAAAACCACCACGGAATTTGCGTCGCAGCGAGAGCGAGCAATCCGTTGAACACCGCGCTCGTGAACCCTGTGCTGCCTGGTGCGGCGGTCTCTTGCGCAAGGAGAAGACCCGCCATCCCAGCCACCGTTTGAGCCACGGCTGCGTTCGACATCTGCATGGTCGGCGCGTTCGCGACGGTGAGCCACTCAATGAGCGTCTTCGCCGCCACCAAGGCTGCCGCGTAAGTTGCGTTGCCGCCGGGCGCCGTCGTGAGTGCAAACGACTGCAGCGGCAGATATGATTGGTTCAGGAGGAGATAGCCAACGACTTGTGGGACCGTGACGTCGACCGTGGGGCCTGCCACCATCGTCCCGTTGAGCACGTCAAGCTTCTGCTGCGTCGTCCCGGTGAGCGTGGCCCATTTCGCCACAAGGGCGGTGTAATCGGTCATCGCTCTTTCCCTTTGCGATCCTCAACTCCCAGAATACGCGGGGGCACTCACCTCGCTTACAAATACGTGACCTTCATCGTGAAGGTGATGCTGTCGCCAATGGCCAAAGGCATGCCGGTGAAGCAGGCGTAATGGTCCATGTTGCCAGCGGAGAGGGCATCGAACGAACCGATCTCAGTGATCGTCTGAACACTCAAAGATGTGATCGCCGCTGCAATCAACTGCAATGTGTCGCCCGCCGACGTGACGGTCACGGCGGACGGCGTCGTGGTCGCGCGTGCCTCGGCCGACGCCACAACGAGAGCTGTCGCCGAAGAAACCGCCCCGGTGCCGGTGCCCCAGCCGATCCAGAAGGACAAGGCTGCCATGGCGGTGGCCATACGGGCTAGGCCCAAGAATTGTGTCTGGGAGTTGGCCATTTAAATCCCCTTCTCAGGCGATGCCGAAAAAGCGCTTGATGCGCCAGGCGATGCGTTTGAGGGGATTGCTGTGCCAGTAGCTGATGACGCCTTGGTCCTCGACTCGTCCGTCAGCGCGCGTGATGACTGCGCTGAGCGAACACTGGACGACCTTGGTGTGTGCAACCGTTTGCATCAGGACCCCCGAAAAACTCCATCGAGTTCTTGACAGGCTCTGCTGCTGAAGTCAAGTGCAATTACCTGCACGCCGCTCGGCGTATCTGACGGCAGCGCTCCTTGAACGCGCGTGTGATCGCGTCCTTGTGGGTCTTGTCGTGCATCGGCCCCACGTCTGGCAGGTTCCTGGTGACCTCGTACTCGATCGCCTGCAGCAGAAACTCGCGTGGCTGTTCGTTGAGCCGCACGCCGTAAAGCGTAAGCTCCCGGCCAGAGGGCGGGAAGCGATCAGATTTGGGCATTGGCTGGCTCCCAGCTGTGGATGTCGCGCATGGCGAACTCGCGCTCTGCCTTGTGGTTGGAGTCGAACGCCAGGAGCAGCCATTGGTCTTCCGGGTGCCAGTCCGTGTGCCCGAACCGGATCGAGATCGGCTGTACCCGGCGCCGCGCGCGCCTGCCGCGATGGTTCGTGTAATCGATCAGGGCTAGGTTTTGCACGTCAGCCTTCCTCGTCCTCAATAGCCTTCTTGTACTGCGCGATCTCGTCACGGGTCATGACTCGCCAGTCGTTGACACCCATCGAATTGGTCAGGTTGTGGGCAAGCGCCAACGCGACGGTGTCGACCTTCTCGGCCAGCTCGACCATCTTCTTCATGCTTTTGAGGCCGATCGCCACGTCGAGCCCGGTCGAGTCCGACGTCATATAGGTGATGATGTTGAACTCGACACCCTCGGGGGCGTTGATCTCGATGCTGCTCATCACCTTGCCTTCGATTTTTCTGGCGGAGGGTTCTTGGCCCGCCGCTCCGCCGTCTGAAAGTTCTGACACCCCGCGTGCTCCGCATCGGTGCAGTGCTTGACGAATACGCCCTTGCAGAATTGGCAGGGGGAAGGCTTGGTGGTGGGGGACACGCCGTGCTCGGCCCACCAGGCTATCGAGTCCGCCGGCTCCCACTCCTTGGGCGCCAGTGTGGCTTTGGGGGCATCCTCAACGAGGGGGTCGGCAACCCGTGTGGTAGCCGCCCGCTTGATGATCCGGATCACGGCATAGCTGCTTTAATGCGGTAGTATTCGTTTATAATCGGGAACCTAAGCATCTCCGCGATATTACTAGGAAGCTGTTCACATACGAGAAAGAGCATCTCGTCTTCCGTTATATTCGGAATTTGCTGCAGCCACTGTTTTATCGCGGCCCCGAGTGTTGTATTTTTGTCAATACACGTCGCGGGCTTCCCTATGTCGAAAAGGTTCAGCCATGCGTGCATGTTGGAGTCGTTGACTGGAAACGTTGCTTCAGGAGGGTCGTGCTTAGGCATAGTCATGGGTCCTTGCAGATAATTGCACGTGCCTTCACTTGCTGGGGAGGTCCTTCTCTGTCAGCACCTCGCCAACAATCGCGGTGGGCTTGCCCATAGCCGCGATGTTGAGCATCCAGGCCCCTTCTTTGTTCAAGCCTTGCCCGATTGTCTTGACCTCTTGGAAGGTGCAGTCCCGCAAGCGCTTGCCGTTGGGCAGCAGATAGTCGAGCATCAGCGTCGGGGCGTGCGCCACGATCTTCGCCTTGATTGTCTCGTGGAGCTTCTGACTCGCCTGCTTCTTTTGCATTGCGGTCGGCTGAGCTAGCTTCACGAATGGCAGCACTTTGGCCGTCGGCGCCATCTCACGCTTCAACGCGTAATAGTTGTTCGTCACCCAATAGGCGATGGCGGTCTTCAAATAGCCAACCCGATGCTCCTGCAGCAAGCGGGTGGACATAAGGTCTATCGCCGACTCTTCCGATAAACCTGTATTGGCGTCCATGATTTCCTTCAACAAATGCCTGGGGTTCTCCTCAGACCAAGATTGCTTAGTCGCACCATATTTACCCATTTGCGTTCTCCTTCACTTGAATGCCCAAACCTTCAATCACCTTCAGCGTCTCCAAGGCGAGGTGGATTTTCGTCCTATACTTTTGTTGTATAGCATTGCGCGTTTCTCTGCTTGGAGGATGTCGTCGCTGAAATGACAGGCATCTGATGCGCTTGAGTTCGACGCCGCATATAGAAGAGCACGTTCGGTGCCGGCCAATAGCTCTGTATGTTGATCCACATATGGCGCAGTTCTTCGTCTTAGGATTGGCGTCACGTGCGGTTTTTTGTTCAAGTCTTCCGGTGGTGATGTACCTATTTTTTACTTGGCACATGCCTGAGCAAAACCTTCGCGTGCTTCTCACGCACTCAAACTCGCTTCTGCAGATGAGGCACGTCTTGATCAGCATTGGAGTCCAAGCTCCTCTAGCGCTTGCAGCGCAGCCGAGGCTTTCTTGATCTTGGCTTTGTTGTTTTTGTTCGCTAGGCGCCTTCTCTCCGGATACTTATTCACCCAGCGGCTGGACGCCGCGCGCTGCGGCAGCGGGTCCTTCGCGTACCTGGCTGCCGACCGGCGAGTGTTTCTCTCGCGGCGATGCTCAACGGAGCAGGCTTTAGGCGCCGGCCCCCTACGGAACCAAAACTCCTTGGAGCAAATCTCACACGTCGAGGTTGGCATCGGGTCCTTCGATTTCTATCGGTGCTTGGCGGCTGTGGATCGACTCAAGGCCGGCAGCGCGCACCGCGCCGTCCATCCAAGCGTAGACTTCCAGCTTGGCGTTGGTGATTTTGGTGTCGAGATGCTCTGTTAGCTGATCCTCGACGAACTTGAGGTTCGGGCCGATCTGCTGGCGGGCCTTGGTGACGAAGCCGAGGGCCTCAGCACGGTCGGCCTTGGACAGCTTGCTCAGGCTGTCGGTCAGCAGGACGGTGAGTCGCTCCAGGTTGGCGTCGACGTCCTTGATGCGAGCGCGCGTCTCAGGGTCGAAGCTGTTGGTCGAGTCTCGGTGCGGGAGGCCGGGGACCTGCTCCAGCTTGGCTGTCCGGTCGGGGACGTGGCGGAGCGTGACAGGGGTCCCAGAATACTGACCGTGTGAGCTGACGAAGTGAGCCCACTGCGCCTCGCTCATGTCGATCTCGCAGATGACCTTCTCGCCGAACACGCGGTCCTCGTGATACTGGCGCTCCCGGCTGGCTTGGCAAATCGTGAGCGTGATGAAGTTGTGGTGGACGAAGTCGGTCCCGAACAGCACTGTGTTGCCCTGCGGCTGGGACGTCCGGATGACGCCGTATGCCGGATGGTCATAACGGGTGCCACCCATAGAGCCAGGCTTCTCAGTCGGTTCCTGAATTACGCGCGCGGACATCATGCCACCTTCGAACGAAGAACGTCATCGGCCGAGACGTGGACTCGGTTGTTGGTCCGGATAAGCATCAGAAGCTCGCGCAGCCGGCGAGCCTCTGGGAACTGCCGGCCTTCGAGCATGACCGCAAGCCGGGTCAACTCGACCAAGTCGGCGCGGTCCACCAGCAGATTAACGGTTGAGTTCGGCACGGGAACCTCCATGTTGCCCATGAGAAAACGATAGCTCTGTTGCGGCGCCGGTGCAATTAGCTTCACAGATCGAAGTTAGCGCGCGCCGCTTTTGCTGCGATGATCCTTGCTGTCTTCCGGAACCCTTCGTCAAAGTAAACGCCCTGGATCGCGGCGAGGTCCTGTGCAGATACTTGCACGTTCCAGTCGTCATCGTTCTGCAGGGCAGCGGCGGTCAGGGTCAGAAGCTTGAACGAGCGCCCGAACTGCGCGTATGTTCCGTTCCACAGCTCCAGGTCATAGTGCGGGTCTGCAACCGTCTTCTGCGCCTGTTCCTTCGTCACGTGCCATTTGAACACCCAAAGGAAGCTGTGCTCAAAGGCCATCTCGTCTTCGATGGCCATGGTCTTGCGCATCTCGTACGCCTGACTGAGCTTGTCGCAGACCGCCTTGGCGGCCAGGTAGACCGGATGGGCTGGAAGATCGACGGTCGAATTCATTTCCCGTATCCCATGTCCTTGAGCATCAAAGTCACCAGGTCCCACACAGGGCGACCGAGCCGGCGATAGTTCTGCAAATGCGCGGTGCGCGCCATCGACTTGAAGGCCGGGCGCCGCAGCACATTGCCGACGTAATCCCCCAACTTCGGGTCGACTTGCGTGCCGAGGTTGGAGATCGCCATGCGGGCAAGCTCGGTCACCTTGCCGGTGATTGCGCTGTGCAGCTCGACGCGGACGACGATCACCCGATGCCCCGGCGCAGCTCAGCGCGCTCAGCCTCGCCCTTGGCAGCGAAGCGGTGGGCTTCGACCTGCCAGCCGCCCTCGACCTCCCGGACCCCGTATTTGACGCCTGGGGGCGAGTTCTTGTTGAGGTCGATGCAGTCCGCGACCGCCATCTGCCGGTTCGAGTAAATGTCGTCTGTGACCGACGTCAACGCCAGACTAGCTTGTTGCATTCTTCTCTCCTGCTATGATCTCATCGACAAGGCGCTCGGCGAGGCCAGGGATGGCCGCTTTCACCTTCTCCGCATCGTGCAAGTCGCCCACCGTCAGCCCGAGCTGGCGCTCCAGCCACTCGGCGTCGGACATGCCACCCGACCGCCAAGTCTTGCCGGTGACGACGTAGGAGCGCTCGATGCCAGCATTGAAGCTGGACCAAACGTTCTCGGTGGTCTGTTCAACCAACGCGGACTTGAGACACGCGATAGTTGGGTTTTCCCACTTCTGGGCGAGAGCCGAGCCACGTGGCTTGGTCTTTTGCTTTTCCCTGATCTTCTCCCGGCGCTTCCAGCAGCTGAGCAGTTCGTTGCGGGCGCACTCGATCATGTCGAGGCCGGCGGCCGAACATATTGCGGCGACCGTGACCATGACCCCGCCTACTTCCTGCTTGGGGTCCCCGATCGGGCGGCTGTAGACATAGTCAACCAACGCGTGCGCTTCGTCTGCGGTGCCGCCAATGGCCTGCCCCAGCTCGATCGCCTCTTCCGTGAAGCGCTGCCGGCGCTCGACCATGTCTTTGCTGATCTCGGGGCCGAAGCACGAGTCCATCCACGCTTCGTTGTGGGTCTGGAATGACTGGTGCGCGGCGAGCTTGCGCTCAGCCTCGCGCGCCCGTTCCTCGAAGGCGGTGTTGGCTGCCTGCAGCTCCGTGACGCGGGCTAACAGCGCCTTGTAGGCGGGCAGGTCCTCGATCGAGGGCTTCTTCGGAGCGACGTACGGGCCGATCCGCATGGGGGCACCGTTCATCTCAGTTACCCACCGCGACGAGCTTCTGCTGGGCGTAGGCTTCGCGCCGCACTTCGCGGACCTGGACCTCGAACAGGCGCCCGTCCTCCATGCTGTAGAGCACGACGGGGGCGCTTGCAGGCGCTTCGGCTGCGATGGCGACCCAGGCTGCCCCGGCCGGGAACTTGCCGGTGTCGAGCGCGCGGTGCTTGATCACGCCAGCGCCACGAAGGCCACGGTCCCGATTGGTCATGGGGTCGTGGTTCCTGATCTTGCGGCCGATCCACTGAGCGATGCCCACCGTGTCGTTGCCGATGCTGTTCCTGATCTTGCCGAAATCGTTGGCCATGGGCCGCCCTCCTGGCGTGCAGTTAGCTGCGCCTACTATGCCGTTCGGCGCAGCCTTTGCAAGTGCTTTCTGCAGTTATTTGCACTTGCTGGCGAAGTTGGCGCGGATCGCCTGGTTCTGTCCGCCGCTCCAGTGCTGGCTGCTCTGGTTGCTGCCGGGGCGGTGCATCGTGTGGTTCTGGCGAAGGGTGCTCGAAGTAACCTTCAGCAGGTCCTCGTTGAACTTGGCCGGGACGTGGAAGAGGCCCTTGAGGAAGTTCGTAAACATCGTAATCTCCGTTTGCATGAAACAACTATAGCTCGTTCCACAAACGATGCAACGCGAGAGCCTATTCTGAGTTAGCGCTGAGTGTGACCGCCCACTCTATTGCAGGCGGCCACCTCGCGGGGTAATTCAGCCCAATTTAAGCTTAGGCGTAGGCGTACTTTGCACGCGGCTTGGGGGTCAGTGCCGCCATGGTCCGCTTGCTGGTCTTGGCCTTGGTCTTGACGACGACCTTGGCGCGCTTCTTCGGCGCCGCTGCCTTCTTGGCCACAGCCTTCTTGCGGGGCTTGGCAACGAGGGCCGGCTGGAGCTTGCCGCCGAACGCGATGATCAAGGCTTCCGGGCTCGCGAAGAAACGTTCCTGACCGTTGTTGCGCCATCCCCCGGTGCGCGTGTAATACGCGAGGCCGACCGTCTTGCCATCGACGCCGATGACGCGCTCTTCCTTGATGAAGCCGATCGCGTTATCGAATTCCGTGTCCGACGCCAAGTAGACGTAGAAGCCACGTTTCGAGTAGCCGTACATGCTGACGTATTCCTTGGGCTCGTCCTTGCGGATCACCAGGTTCTCACGTGTCGTGATGCTCACTGTTCTCTCCTTCGGGGATGGATTAGACTGAAGGGCTCCCCGGTCTCCCTGTCAGAATTACTTGGTTGCCTTCTTGGCGTTGTTCGCGGCGTCGCGCCGCTGGTCCGCCTTGGCAACGGACTTGCCCTTCCTCTTGAGAGGGAAGCCGCTTGCTGGTTTAGCCATTTGCTTTTTCCTTAGTGTAGTTGACTGCACTTGCAGCGCCAGCGTTCACTTCATCTTCTTCCCGTAGAGCGCTTCGCTCGCGCGGCCCATGCTGACCTTGTGCAGCTGACCTAGCTTGCCCAGGGTCCGGCTCGGGAACTCGGCCTTCATCGCCTTGATCTGTTGCTTGATCTCGTCGGTCATCTTGACCGAGTCATTACGCCCGCGCGGAGCGTGGGTCGTCCGCTTGGTGCGGTCGGCAAGCTCCTTGAGCCGTGGATAGCCCATGGCCTCGGAGAGCGCATATAGCTCTGCGCGAACTTCGATCATGGTCATGTAGGCGACGTTCACAAGAGCCTCCTTGCTCAGGTGAACCGGTGATAGCTGAGTCCGGCGATGCAGTCAACTGCAAATCAACCGATTGACCGGACTCAGCTTTTCTTGGTTTATAGCGGGAGGCTGTAGGCGCCGGGGACCGGGGTGTAGGCCGGAGTCGTGCAGACCGGGGCGGCAGCGGCGCGCGCGGAGCCGAGGATGTCGGTCGCCGGCAAGCTTGAGCCGTGGCCTAGCACTCCCGAGGTGGCGAGCACCCGCATGTCATAAGTGCGCGTCGCTGGGCTCCAGACCTTGAACACCGTCGTCAGGTCCATCGCCTTGGCAGGCGTCACGTTGCCGGTCGCGTCGGTGCCGACCTTCTCGCCGTAGGACCATGCCCCGGTCGTGAAGTTCCAGCCCGAGAACGACTGGTAGCTGTTCGTCGCGACGTTGTTGTCCCAGACCATGCCGGTGTCGCCCTGCGAGCCCATGATGAAGTGCTCGGCTAGGTTGTTCGTGACCCGGACGTTCGAGCTTGGCAACCCCTCGTGCGACGGGCCTCCGACCGCGAGCCACGTCGTGCAGCCTGGCGTCGAGACCAGAAGGTCGTCGGCCACCGTGTTGCCAGCGACCAAGGCGTTATGCTGGGATGACAGGTCGATGCCCCAGCACGAGGCTGTGACAATGACGTTGTTCGTCACGGTCATGCCGGTCCAGTCGGAGTCGAAGGCGTCGATCCCTTGCAGGTAGGTCGGGAACAGGATCGTCGGATCGGTCGCGCGGATGATCTTGTTCGAGTCGATCAGGATGTTCGAGAACCGGTTGAACGCGACGCCCTTGGGCAGCGCGCCGATCACCCCTTGCATGGCGTCTTCGTGATTGCCGTCGCCGACGTCGAAGTTGTCATGCTCGTAATTGTTCGTGATCGCCAGATCGTTCGCTGCCCATTCGAGCGCGTCGTCCCCGAAATGGTCGACTTCGTTGTTCGTGAACAGCGTCGAGTTCGCTCCGAGGTAGACGCCGGTGCGGATGGCGTGGACGTGCGAACCCGTCATCGAGATGCAGCTGGTGAGTGGCTGACCGTTGGTGCCGTCGCCGGCCGAGCCCGAGAAGCTCACGCCCGAGCGTCCCTGCGCGACCCACTGGGCTTGCGTCCAGGCGGCCGTGTTGTCGTCCGTGCTGATGTCCATGTTCGTGAACACGATGTCGTGTGTCGACCAGGCGACTGTGCCTGCATCGTTGACCGTGAGCAGCGCCCTGGTGTTCTTGTTCGTCCAGAGCAGACTCTGGACCTTGATGCCGTTGAAAACCCACTTGCTGGTAAGCGAGATCGCGAGCGTGTCGAACACCGGCTTCTGGCCAGGCGCGGCTTCGACCGTGATCCAGTCCGTGTTGACGGTGGGCAGCTGGTAGTTTCCGAGCCCGACGTCGCCGTAATTGCCGGTCATCAGCTCGATCGAGTCGCCGGGATTGACGGGCGGAGCGCCCATGAGATCAGCGGCGTCTACGCGGCCGGTGGGCGTGGCGTGGTTGTACGGGACGATCGACAGGAGCGGGCGGGTGTAGCCGGGGACTACGATGGCCGCGCCCCACTGGCCGGCGAGGACGCCCTGGAGGCTGTTCCACGGGGCGTCTTGGGTGCCGAGGCCGCCGGCTGCCGGGGTCTTGCCGTTGGCCGGATCGACGAACCATTTCTTGCCGACGCTGACCGGGGGTGGGGCGGCGCAGCCAGGATAGACCTGATAGGCGTTTGCAGGCATGGCAACGGCCATGAGCGCGGCGAAGCCGAGAGCGTAGCTTTTGAACATTTGGGGGTTCCCTTCAGTTAAGGACCCCGTAGTAACAGAGCAACCAGGCGATTGCAATTAGCTGCACGCGACGCCGATCACAATCTCGTGACTAGGTCCCCGACCCGAACACCTTGTCGGCGAGCTTCTCCCAGTCCGCTTTCTTGGCGGTCTCGATCAGGCACATATTCGCGTCGTCGGTCAGGAAGACGTAGGCGGCGAGCTGGTCTGCCGGGACCTGCTTGATGACCACGTCCACCTGGCTTGCGGTCCAGTCGGACAGCGGCAGCTGGTCGTTGATCGCGTCGATGAAGCGCTGCGCGATCGCCCCATCGAAATGGAGGACTTTGCCCATGTCGGCGGCTGCCGCCAGGCCCGAGGCGCGCTCGGACAACGGCATGCAGTGCTTGAGCAACGCTGGGCTGAGCGGGTAGGCGTAGGCCGGGTGGCCCCCGCAGCTCAGAAGCGGCAGCATCAGGGTGGCGGACAGGAACAACTTTCGCATGGCTTTCTCCTATGCAGTTAATGGCACTACAACAGCAACAGCATGCCGGCGATGCCGAGCCCGGTCATCATCCAGGTCGGTATCTCTGGAACGCCGTTGATCGTCTTGCCGACTCGGTCCCAGCCGCCGTGGTCTCCCCATAGGCCCCCGATGCCGGGTTGACCCGAGGCGCCGAGGATCGGGCCGCCCTGGTCGTCGCCGTAATAGGTTTCAGATGAGTCGTAACCACCTCCGCCCCCGCCGTCCTCGCAACGACACGGCAGCCTAGCGACGTGGTTGCGGTGTTTGTGGGGCTTGGCCCCGGTCGAGGGATGATGCGTCACCAGCGGAGCCACCGGCAATGGGCAGTTGATCTCGCTCACCCCTCCCATAGCAGGAGTGATCCAGAACACAATGTAAACGACCCAGCTTATCCTGTTCACGATCAAATCCTTCCGGCAAGTGCAATTATCTGCACACGTCTACCACAACCCGAAGCCAGTTGCTTTAGAGAATAATTCAGAAAGCACGTTGCGATTGGCGACCTCCCGCGTGCTAAGCACCGCGCGATCGAAATCACGGTCCGCCTGGACCCGCATCTTGGTCGAGAGGCTGAACGACCGATTGGCGGCCAGGTCCGGATCAAAACGATTGATGCTCTGCCGGGACTGCGCGCGCATGCGGTCGACCAGATATTGTGGCAGGTCGTGGGTCGCGAGATACGCGGCAAGCTTCTGGGCGTGTGAGATGCCACCGATCTCGGTGCAGTTGGTCGGGCTGTTCATCGGGCCGCCGGTGTTCTCCCACACGGCCGAGGCGATGCTGCTATAGCCAAGCACAGCGCGACCACCCAGGCCGATGCCTGCGGTCTCAACGGCGATCGCGGCCGGCGCCAGGCCAAGCGCGCGCAGGAAGCCCCGTCGTCCCAGCTTGGGGATCATCGTTCTGCCCTCTTGCGGATCGCGGCCATGAGCACTTTGACTGTGCTCCACGGAACAAGCATCTTGTCGGCGCGGGGCTCGCCCTTGTCGTCCACGTATTCAGGACCGTAGAACGAGAACTCCCCGATATACTCGGCCTTCGTCTCGGCGCTCGGTGTCAAGGCTTCGATCAGCTTGGCGTGCTCCTCAGCAAGACGCATCGCGTCGATGATCTTGGTCCCTTCGCGGTGCAGCCACGTGTACCAGATCGAGGCCATGTTGACCCCGTGGCCAGAGGCGGCTTCCTTCATCATCTTGGCGAGCTTGGTCTCGAACTCGTCCGCGATCTGCTTATGCGTAGACATGGAGCGTGACCCCGCTTTCGTACTGGACGACTTCGATCTCGTGGCTGGTAATGAAGCCGGCTTCGTGGACGTCGACCTCCACCCGAGCGAGCGGATCGTGCTTCTGCAGCTCGGCGATCAAATCCTTGACGGTCATGGCGTCTTGACCACCGAGTTGTCAGACTGGATCAGGAGCAGGCCCCGGTCGTCCTCGACGATGTAGCGGACCTTGCCCGAGAGCTTGCGGAACGCGACGACCACGACTCCGTGGAACGTGCTGTCCTCGCTCACCTTGGACACTTTGTCGCCCTTGGCGAATTTGGACTTGACGTCGAGCGGCAGGAGCCGGGCGTTCTCTTCCTTGAGCCCCTCGATATAGCGGCTGGAGTTCTTGAGCAGGTCGGCGCGCTTGCGTTCCGACTCCTGGACTTCCAGCTCCAGCTCCTCGATCCGAGCGCTCAGCGCCCGATGCTGGCAATCGTGCAGCTGACACTGCCGGTCGACTTCGTGGGTGTCACTCACTTCAGGTTCTCCATGAGAAAGAGTAGGGCGTTGATTACGGCGCGCTGCTGGGGCGCTGTCACGTCCTCCATGCATGAGAGCTGATAGATATGCTCGTTGCGCGTGTTCTCGAAAGCACTGGCGTCAGCCTCGGCCTGTCGAGTGCGATCTTCGTCCAGCTGACGCTGGCGCGCGCGTTCTTGATCTGGGGTGAGTTTCACGGAACTGCCTTCAGTCTGAAGCCGTCGAAATAGTCCTTGCGGGAGTCCCCGTTGTGCATCCATCGGACCTCGTAAAGGATGCGCTGGGTGAATATGCAGACCTCCGTCACGTAGCCGGTGATCTCCTTGTCGAGCATGACTTGCTCGCCGGGCACGTATTCGACCGCGACCATCTTGGTCAGGAGGGTCTTGCTCATTTGCGTGCGATCCCCGCGTGCTTGCGCTTGACGTATTCGGCGAGGATGTCGGCCAGCCGCACCGGCCGCTTCGTTGGAGTTCCCGCGTGGTCGGCGGTGATGCCCTGCAGCCAGCTCGCCAAGGTGAAGTCGTTTACGAGCACGTCGTGCGCAGGGTCATCATGAAATGGCATGGGGAGAACCTCCCGTTTTCCCGATAAGCAAACTATAGCACATGCCCGCCGCAAGTTCCTTAGTATTCATGCAAACAACTGCACCGTGGTTACTACATCGAACCTATGCCGGTCTGGTTCTTGCACTCCAAGGCGTTGATGCGTTCGAAGTTATCCCTGATCTGGCCGGCTACGTAGCGGTGTGTCAGCCCGGCGTGCTTGGCGATTACCAGGGTAGACAGCCCCCGCCGGTGCATCATGACCATCTCTTCGACGGACAGGAGGGAGTGGTGTTGCGGGATGCCTAGCTTGCTCACTTGTCGATCCCGCATGTCGTTCTGGCCCACGTGCAGATGCCGACTGCCTTCAGCTCCAGCTCGATCTTCTCGTGCGCTTCATTCGCGTCGTACTGCCCTGCGAAGCGTCCATCCATGTGGCCATGCAGATAGCCAGCGCTGAAGCTCAACCAGCTTGTGGACAGCACGACAAGACTGCTGAGCAGGAAAACGCAGGCGACCTGGTACTTGGTCACTTGACGTCGCCCGATTGCAGATAGCTGCACTGCTGGTCCCAACAGAACGGCCCGTACTCGACGAGCGCAATGCCGGTGAAGGTCCCCGCGACGAAGAAGCCGGTGAACGCGAGTACCAAGCAGCCGGCAATCCAAAATTTAGCCATAGTACCAGACCTTGCATCTGTGGCAGAAGCACATGATTGCTCCTGGGCCTTCAGGGCCTTCGAAAACAGCGTCTCCATCCCAGCAGCCCCGGCACTCTCTTATGTGCCAGAGGCGCTCGGGGAACTTGGGGCCGAGAAACCAGACGCGCAAGCGGCAGCGCCACCAGGGGCTCCACTTGGTGGCTTCCAGCGCTTTCCAGTCGACGCCTCTCACTGAACCACTCCAACGCCAAGCATGCGCTCTACCGTTTCGAGTCGCTTCTCCAGCGTGGGCGTTGCGTCTTCCCTGCCGAACGACCCCAAACGAGCCACGATCTCGGAGTTCATCGAGCGGCGGTTCTTGAGAGAAGCCTCTTTGATTTCGTCCCGCATGCCATCAGGCAAGCGAACGATGAACTTGTCGGCTAACCTAGCGTCTTTCATTGGGAACCTCGTGTTGCCCGATGTCGCTGTTATAGCTTTTCGCCGGGCAATGTCCAGTGGAGAGTGCAGTTATTTGCAGCGAGGTTAGCCGGGTCGTCACGCGCGTCGATGATCTCGATCCCAGCTTTTTTGAGACGCTTGACCATGTCGGCTGTGCCCTTGCCCCCCTTGAACACCACGGCGACCTCGGGCTTGCCCTCGTCGATCATCTGCTGATTGCGGGCGAAGCCGGCCAGGACGTTGTACGCCGAGCCGTCAGCCCGCCACTTGATGACGCAGGGCTTCAGCGTGAGGTTCTCCCAGGCTGCGTTGAAGGTCTGCCCAGCGATCTGGTGGGCGTTGCGGTACATGCGAGCGCCTTGGTCCGCGCCCGTGGCCCCGCCTTCGATTATGAACGATGGCAGGCCGGCGCAGCGGATCGCGAGGTTCGTGTCCAGCCACTGGAGCACCTTGGCGAGGTCTAGCGTCCGACCCCCGGAGATGAGCACCCTCATAGCTTGACCAGCCCCTCACACGCGCGCCTAAGCCACAGGGCGCCTTGGACGTTCGGATGGTCGTAATAGATGCAGCCGCACTTCCTGCAGACCATCTCGCCGCTCGCGCGCAGATATTGCCCGGCCTCGATCGCTTCGAGGTCGTCCCGGCAGAGCAGGTTCAGGTTGTTGCCGAGGTCGTCGTATCCGAGCGCGAGCAGCATGGTTGTGGGAATAATCATGTCAGTGGCCGGGGCATTCGATCTCCCCGCAGACATAGTAGACGTTGTGGATTTCGACCGCGCCCTCGACTCCTATGACGATCAGGCCGAGCACGGCCAGAATTGCGATCGCGACGTTCATGCATATGTCCTGCCAGTCCATTACACCCTCACGAGTCTGTCGTTGTCGTCGCCCTCGGCCTTGCGCGCCAGGTCGTCCTCTTGCGCGGCGTCGGTGAAGCCCCAAGCCCAGACGATGATGGGCGAGTACATTTGACCGCCCTCCCCTTGGAGCTTGGCCATATTGTCGGTGTAAGGACAATCAACCAGGCGCAGGCCGACCTCGAAGGCACGCTTGCCGTTACGCTCGATCTCCAACCACATGTCGAATGGGATCGGGGACTGCGCGCTTTCGATGATCTCTCTGCACCTGGGGGTCATGACGTGCCCTCTGATTGACAACCGATTTTAGCAGTTAGCTGCACTGCCGTCCAGTGATTGTGCCTCTTCTTCCTCGTCTTCGACGTCGTCCTGTGGGGCTTCGGCGCGTGCAAACAATTGCACAACTGGGTCCTGACCCATCCAGCGGAGGCCCGCCAACTTGACTGGTAGTCTGGGGATGCCCATGCGCCACTTGTCGCGCTTCTCACCGGCAGCCTCGATAGCCATGAAGAAGGTTGGGTTCAGGCGCGGATCAAGACCCTCTTTAGATGGTTGTAGATGCCCACGGGCTACGGTATGGCGCCTGCTGCGCCGGTTGCTGCCAGCCATCATGCGATCCGTGCAGTTGTTTGCACGAGCTTGAACGAGCGATCGGCATCCTGCCATCCGGCCCACCAGGTCCGGTGCCGGCGTGTGCCGCGAGCGTGGGGGCAGCTGGCAATTCCCAGCATCCAGCAGCGGCGTCCTACGTGGTATGCGTCATTCCTCAAGGCGAACCTCCTGTTGGCTCTTGATGGTTGGAGCATATGGATGGCCTCCGGACGAGTCAACTGGAATATGCAGTTAGCTGCATGATCGTTAATGAAAAGAGCCGGGGTTGAGTTCCCCGGTCCTCCTTCTAGGCGGCGTCTTTTGGTTTGACCCATATCAACAGCTCGCGTTCGATGAGTGCGGGCTGTGGATGTTCGATAAGTATGGGTTTGCCAAATTCGATGAGGGCTGGCTTGCCCTTGCCTCTCCGTTTACGAACGATCTTGCTTGCGTTGGCCGCTTTAAGAGCGAACTCCCGCGACAGCATCGCGTAAACCTCCGAGTCTGAGACGTCCTTGGTCGACGGGGCTTCGATCGAGCCAAGGACCGCGTATGCCAGCACCACCATGCGGGACTTTCTTGATACTGCATCGGGCATATAACCATTCCACGATCGCTGGACGGGGCCTCTTGTCCTCGTCGCTTTTCAGTTCCCTACGAATACTTAGTCCGTAGGCTGTCGTGAGGTTTCGCTCGACGTCGGACCGGTCTCGCCCAGGATCAACTTCGACGGGTACGCGGTGAAACGCCGGTACCCCCGATCTGAAGGCGAAGCGTAGCGTCCAGGAATACATGACGAAGCCGCCCTCGGGTCCGAAACGTGGCAGCCAAAACGGGGCGTCAGTTGTGCTAGGCAAAGTGGCCTCCCCCACCACGGTCGGGCATGCCTCATGCGCGCCCACGAACCAGTAGTATTTCTGATGGGTAGCATCACTTTTTGGGTATTTCCACTGGACCTTCGGCGGGCACACTGTTCACATGTGAATGATGCCGTTGACTGCAAAAGCCGTGTAGGTCGCTGTTTTGCTTAAGGAATGTAGCAGCGGCTAGGACGAAGGCTATGTCCGGTTTCGTACAAAAACCCCCAAATATGTGGAGTCACATCAGCGGAACAGTTTCTGAAGATCACGCGTTCGTGAACTCGGATTTATCAGCCGCCCTTGTTATCGGCCATCTCTGCCGCCTGCTTGAGCGCGATCTCGATGGCGCCGAACAACCGGACGGTCGGGACGTCGACCAGGCGCGGAGTTTCGAGCATGGCGATCCGCGCGAGCGTTGCCTCTTTCTTGGTTTTGTATTCGAGCTTGAGCGGCGCGTCGCTGTCCGGCTGCATGAGCAGGAAGCACCACGTGCGCTTGCCGTATCTGGCCCCCGCGTTGATGACCGGCCCGACGAAGGTGATGGGGATCAAGCGTTCGGTGGTCACTGGCGTGTCCCCTTTGTCGAAACACCTTCAGGCGAACAGCCCAAGCAGTGCGGATCGTCGCCCTTGCACAGCACGCACTTGACGCGCTTGAAGCCAGGGTGGCGCTGCTCCATGATCGCCAGCACTTCTTCAAGGCTGCTCGCATAGATGCGCTCAACTGCCGCTTTCTTGACTGTCATGACGATCTCCTGGCAGCGTCAAGGACGCGCTTCTTGCACTCGTCCACCGTGGCGCGGCGGCTCTCTCCATCCTGGGTTAGCCAACGCTGGTCGAGCGGCCGTGCAGCGTTCTCCTTGCCACGCAGCTGGTTCGACTCACTTATCTGATCGCGGTACAGGTCGAGGGCTTCTAGGATCAGGTCGGTGTTCATGAGGAAATCCAATCCAGAAACCAGTCGAGCCACGTCAGGCCCCCGATGATCAACAGCCAGTAGGCCATGGCCCTCAACCCCGAGGGCGCCCACGGACTGGTATCGAGGTCCCCGACCATGATCAGGTCGTCCTCGTCTTTTGGTTGGGCGCCAGGCGGGTGCTTCTCGACGAGAGCGTCCCAGCACTTGCTGTGGAACACGCAGTCCCCGATCAGGGTCGACTCGTAGTCAGAGAGCATGCCGCCCTGATCGCCGTCCCAGAACGTGCGGACTGGCTTCTTGCACCAGGGACAGGTGAAGGTCTCCAGGACTGGATCAGCCATCCGACGAGAGCCTTGCGGTCGGGCGGGTCCCGCGCGACTCCTGCACAGGGTCGACCTCGGCCAAGAGCTTGCCGTCCAGGGTCCAGTATTGCGTGACGCAGCGCAGCGGGCTCTCCGGCGTACCCGCGCCCTTGCGGAACAGCGTGGTCTCGATCACTTGGATCACCTTGGCTTGCTCGTCAAAGCTAGGCCCGCGTTCTGCTGCCTTCTTTGCGATCTCGTTCATGACGTCCTTTCGTGCAAATAATTGCACACGTTGGGTCCCAAAACCGGGGCGCTCTAGCCCCGGCTGGTCTACGATGCGGTCTCTTTGATCTTCCTGATCAAGCTGAGCAGGGCCGACTCCTTGTTGGAGAGGCCAACGCGCCCGCCGGAGCCAGTCGAGTGTTTGGCGCCGTGTTTGACGAGTTCCTCCTCGACCTCCTCATAGTCCTTCGGGCTGAAATACATCAGCACGCAGTGCGCGTTGCCACCCAACGTCTTCTCCCCCCGAAGGTGTCTCTGGAGTTCCTTGGCGTTGTGTGTCTCCGCCAAGGTCAGCAGTTCTTCGAGGTTGTCGGGCTTCACGTATTTGCCGATCAACTGGAGCTTGGTCCACTTGATCTTCTTGAGCCGCGAGCGCGGCACCGGCAGGGGATCGAACGTGCGACTCACCTCCACCAGGTAGTAAGCCTTCCGGCGGCCTACGTCCGACTTCGATACGATTTTCTTGAACAGCTCTGGATCACGATCCTGGAGCTGCCTCAGCGACCTGCCGAGTTCCAAAAAGTTGTCGTCGTTCACTCCGCCCGCTTGATGCAGGGCCTTATCGAACAAGTCTTCCGTCGAGAGCGCCAATTGCTCCTCCTACTTTAATTATCCCGCTGCCTCGTGCAATCGGGCCGTCCATGTTCGCGACAACACACCAGGAGTCAACCGTTTTATGCAGTTAACTGGTTGTCGCTTGCCTCTCAATATTGCTCGAATTGTATCTTGTTTGCAACACGTTCGAGCCAATAGAGTTAAAAAGAAAAGCCTTTCTTCTGGGCGTAAGCGTTCGGAAGCAAGATATGTACGAGCTTCTTGCTTGTCGCAACAGTGTAGGCCAGTACCGACGACTTGCCGATGCTCACGTTTTGCCCTTTGTACTTGATGTGTATCCAGCCTTCGTCGATGCTGGACAGGAAGAACTTATAATTGATCGAGGCGGGCGTGGTCGCGGCCAGCATCAGGTAATTGGCCAGAGGCATCTCCTGGGCCTTCTTGATCTTCAGTCCGGCGACCTTGGTCTCCACGACGCTAGGCTTGCCGGGAAGGCCAGTGACGTGCTGGCCTTTTTGATGCCACTTGGCCTCCTCGGTCATTCCCATGCTGAACTCGCAGGGCGGCGTCACGCCCACGTTCTCAAATTTGGGGAACGGAGCGCCCTTCGCGATCTGCTGGATGCTTGGCCCCTTGGATTTGATCGTGGAGGTCACGCCTCCCGTCCACGGCCCGAGCGGGGCCTCTTCCTTCTCGGCGCTCAGCGTGGCCAGGTTGTCCAATAGCTCCTCGGACGCGGTCTTCTTTTTCTTCTTGGAAATGTTGGCCGACTCCTCCAGCGCCGCCATTAGCTCTGGGCTGAATACGTGGTCGACCTGCTCTGCAGCCCCTGGCGCGGCGGCCAATGTCTTCGAGAGGTCAATGTGGAGCTGCCGGGTGACGTGGAAGCCGTGAGGCAGGTCCCGGATGGTCCACTTCTGGTGCGGGCGGTGCTTCTGGACCTTGGCGAGGATGGCCTCTGCCAGCTTCTTGTCAGGGTAGACCATGGTAGCGGTAGACACGGTGGATCAACCTCCTGTTGATGCGCGTGGACCTTGTCGCTCTGCGGCGGAGCCGAGTCAAGAAAATTCTGCAGTTACTTGCATCATGAAAAAGACCGGGGGTTGCCCCCCCGGCCCAAGTTTCGCGCGGTGTGGGCCGCGCGTCAGGCGGCTTCTTGCTGTCCGCCTTGTTCGTTGCCGGTCGGCTTGGTGTCGACCGTGATGTCGTATTGCGGCGCCGTGGCTGCAACCGCGCTTAGGGCCTCCTTGAAGCCGATCTCGACCATGAAGGAGGTGAGCATCTCTTCGTTCGCGGCGAACGCCTGGGCGACCGCCTTGCCGGCCTGTGAGGGTCCGACCGTCGCGATGCGCTGGGCCAGTGACTGCCCGCCGAGGTATTCGATGCAGATGAAGTCGAGCGCGACCGTTCCGACGTCCGTCCCTGCAGCCTCTTTGGCCTTGGCGATCGCCGAGTCAATGCTGATCTTCTGGTCCTGGTGGACCTTGAAGGACATGGTCGTGACCGTCTTGACTTCGCCCTCGATCTGGTCGGGCTTTTTGGACAGCGCGCTCTTGACCGTTTCGAGCAGGGTCATGAGGTTCTGCTCGGTGGCGATGGCGACCCACTGGTCGACGTTATCCTTGTTCACGATGCGCGCGATCACTTGAATTTTGGTCCAGCCGAGGTCCTTGAACTTCTCCCAAGGGATGCCGCTGTTTGCGAGCTTGTTGTAAATCTCGATCAGGTACATCGCCTTGCGGTAGGCCAGGCCGTACTTGCCTTCGACGAACTCGCGGAACGAGGCGTAACCCTGGAACCACTGGTTGGCCGAGGCGATGGAGAGTATGCCGCCGAGCTTGAAGTGCGTGATGTCGGTCTGCTCCATGAGGACCGCGATCACGTCGTAAACCTCCTTTTCCTTCATATTCTCGATTTCGTGGACCATATCGAGCAGCGGGTCCGCCTCGACGATGACACCGTCTTTGGCGACATCCGTGCTGAGTGCAGTGGACGCCTTGGCCTTCTTGCCCTTGCCCTTCTTGGGCTTGGCCACCTCGACGAGTGCGTCAGCTGCGATGACTGCCGGGTCCGCCTCGGACGCAGCAGGCGTCTCAACGTTGAGCACTTCGCCGACTGTGACCTCGCCGGGTGGGGTGCCGAAGGTCTGGTTGAGCCACGCGCGCTTGGCGACGACGTCCCAGCCGGCCCATTCTTCCGGGGTCTCGACCCCTTGCGCCTGCACGAGACCGTCAAGCTGCTCGGTGGTCATGTCATCGACGTCGATGTCGACAACCGCGTCGCCCTCGGCCGTGACAGGCTTTTCCAACTCGGCGTCGACGGCCTTGGCCTTCGCACCAGCGTTCTGCAACATAGTCAACGAAGCGCTGTTAGTTTCCATTTTAGCTGCCCTCCTGGCATTCGGTGAAAACCGATGGGTGGACGATAGCTCGCCGTGCAAATAATTGCAAACGGAAATGCAGGCGTCAGTTCATGTTTTCTTTCATTTCGCCGACGATGCACTTCATAGGGAGCGTGATCCCAGGCAGGCGCTCGGCGCGCGCCAACCCCATCGCGGCGCAGACGTAAGCGTCACCGATGTTATTAGTTGCACTCTCGAACTCCCAACGCTTGAAGACGTGCATCATGACGACGTCCTTGGGCGAGTTTCCCTTGCCGGTGGCGAACTGCTTCAGCTGCCCGGCGCGCGGGTCGAACCACTTCAGGCCCTCGATCTTAAGCATGAAGCGTAACATGCCGCCCAACTCGACGAGCGGGATCACGCTGGCCGCGTTCTTCATGTTCAGGCTGTAGCCCTCCATCACGATGATGTCCGGCTTGTTGGCCAGGATCGCCTTCATGATGATCGATACGATCGTCGCGTTGCGCTGGATGCCGGCGCCGGCGACCTTGATCTCGTCTTGCCACAGGACGGTGGGGAGCCTGGTTCCGGACTCCTCCAGCATAACGACGCCTGTCGCGACAGTGGAAGGGTCGATGCCTAAGCTGGTGAACTTTCGGCCGCTCTTCTTCGCTAGCGAGATCATTGCGCCCACTCATAGGTTGCGGGGTGTGCCCCGGAGAAGCACGGTATCCGGAGAGCGCAGCTGCACGCGCGCTTAGTCATGGCCGTTGGGCATATGCCGGCGGGCACCCCGATCACGCCGTCCCGGAAGCTCTTGACGACGATTGCGCGGTTGGCGAGGTAGTCTGTTTCCTTGTCGTCCCTCGTGACCTCGAACTCCTTGAACGGGCTGAACTTCTCCTTGAGGCCCCAGGCCGCCAGCGATGGATCGGCGCAGCCGTAGGCGGACTTCGAGATGTAGAGGATCAGCGCGCGGTCCGTGGCCACCATGTTCGACCAGTTGTGGTCGCTCTCGGCGATCAGCCGCAGGTAGAGGTTGGTGCGCAGCCGGTGCTCGGCAAGCGGCGCCTGGAGGGACTTGAACTCGTCGGCCGCCATGGTCTTTAGCTCGACCGGCCGGAGCTTGCCTTCGCCCAGGGTCACGAGCATGTCGATGCCGCATGACGCGCCATTAACTGCACTTTGAAAGCGCACCTCGACCGGCTTGAACGCCTTGCAGCTGCATTTTTGGCAACCGAACGGACGGCTCGTGAACTGGTGCAGATGCTTGCACGCGAGGCATTCCCAATGGCAGATCGCCTTGCCCATGTCCGCGAAGGTTTCGACCACCTTCTTCTCCACGGCGCGCCCCAGCGCGAACGTCATGTTCTCGGAAGTCGATAGCCACCGGACGCCTGGCTTCTGATGCGTCACGTCGCTGAGCGCGTAGGCGCGCGGGCAGAACCCGTCCGGCTTGGTCAGCTCGGACGCATGGACGGTCGCCATCGTCCGCTCGGGCTCGCTGTCGTTAAGGTATTGGTGGAGCAGGAATTTGACGCTCTGCTCCGGACCAGGGTGCTTGATCTTGGCGAGGAACTTCATTGCCATCAGAGCATTTCCTCGAACTTGTATCGCGGGATCATCACCCATTCCCCGTCATGGAAGGCCGGCCCGCCGCCGACCCCCACGAACGAGATGGACAGCGCCGGGGTCTTCCCCTCGGAGCGCGCCTCGTGGGCGATCTTGGCCAGCCAGTCGTGCTTGACCGAGATGCTGGCCGACGTCGTGGACTTGGCCTCCAGCAGCACCGTGCCGAGGTCGATGTCCCCCTTAGCCCCGACCATGGCGCCGGACGCGGGACGCCCGCGACCTCCCAGCTGCTTGATCAAGCGCTTTTCAGACGCCCGACCAGCCTTGCCGATCTTGTGCTCTTCGCGGCGCCGGAGGTAAGGGAGGTCCATCACGCTGCCTCCTCTTCTTCCTTCTCACCCTCTGGCAGGAGGTCGCCGGACTCCAACATCCGTTTGATGATGCTCGACCTGATCTCGTTTCCGAACACCTTGTCCACGTAGAGCTTGGTCTTAAACGGCTCGATCGTGTCGTAGTGCTGGCCGCAGATCAGCCAACCCTTTTTCGGGTCCTTCTCGAACTGGCCGAAGGTTTTCAGGTATTCACTGACCGTATTGAAGTCGTCACACTGGCCAATCTCCAGGCCCTTATGCGGTAGCGTCACCATCGAAAATATTCCGGACTCACTAAGCATAGGGCATTTACGCTTGGCCACGATGAACTTTACTAATTTCTTTACCGGCATAACGGCGCTGATCTTCGTGTCCATCTCATTCTTGCCGTAGACGCGCAGGATGACGTTGCACTGGAACTTCGGGGCGTTGCCTCCCGGAATGCTCTCCGGATTGCCGTAGACGATGCCGATCTTGCTCCTGATCTGGTTGACGTAGAACAGTGTTGGCGAGCGGCCGGCCTTAGACGCCTGCATGATGGCGTTGGTCGTCTTGCGCACGAGCTTGGCGATCAGGATCGAATTGCCGCCGTACGTGTTGGCCTCAGCACTCTTCTCGGACTCAGCCGTGCTCAGGATTGCTGCCAAGCTGTCGATTGCGACGATGCCGCAGTCGTGCGTACGGAGCGCGCTCTCGGCCATGTCGACAAGTTGCTCGCCATAGTTCGGGGAGATCACGACGAGCTTGTCCATGTTCACGCCGAGCCGCTTGGCCCAAGTCGGGTCGAGAGAGTGCTCGATGTCGAAGAACACGTTGATGGCGTCGGGCCACATACGCTGGTGCGCTGCGATAGCGAGCAGGACCAGGTTCGTCTTGCCGCTGGACTCAGGACCGTAAATCATCGACGTAGTGCCACGTGGCAGGCCGCCTCCGAGCGCGAGGTCGAGCGGAAATAGCCCGGTCGGGATACGTGTGGCGTCTACAAGCTTGCCGCCGAAGCTGCCGACCCCCTCGCCGTGATCCTTCTGCAGAGCCTTGAGGAAGTCCCCCATCGACGTGCCTTTGGCTCCGCTGTCCGACTTGCCCGAGTTCTTGATGATGACCGCCATCAAAGTTCTCCGTATTGCTTTTCGAGGCGGTCGCTGACCCACTTCTCGGTGAACTCGTAGGTCGCGTCGATGTCGCCAGGATCGCAGGGCATCTTGAGCGTGATGTCGATGCGCGCCGCGCTGTAATTCGGCATGCCCTTCGTGAAGCCGGCGGTGTAGCTGACCTCCGCGCTCGGACCAACGTGGATGGCCATGCCAGAACCGGCCGGCCCCAGCACTTCGCTAAAATTCAGGTGGTCTTCCGAAATGACGTTGCCGGTCTTCTTATCGGTCACGACCTTGTCGATCGTCGCCTTGCCTTTAGGCGTGGTCTTGAACGTGACTCCCATCTCAAAAATCCTTTACCTGGCAGCCGATTGATTTGTACCAACGCAGCCGGCTCGCCGCGTAAGAGTTGAAAACGGGGCTGTCCTCGTCGATCATCTCCATGACGACCGGTGGCAGCTTGTCGGGATATTCTCGTCGGATGCGGCCGACGGGTTGGGTCACGTTCGAGCGCGGCATCGCGAGCAGGCAGGTGTCGAGCCAGTCGATGCTTGTGCCCTCGGACATCATGGAAAACGTAGTAAAAACAATGGGTTTTACCTTCTCGCGTTCGCGCGCAGCCTGTTCCGCCTTGGTGACCGCGCCGACGTAAAAGCCCATGTCCTTGCCCGAGACCTTGAAGTCGACGAGGCAGGATTTGTGGAGCGCGTGGATGTGGTCGTGCAGGGTCGAGAAAATGACCGTCTTCCGGCCCTTGTCGAACGCCTGTTTGATCAGCTCGGCGATCGCGTGGTTGCGGACCTTGTCCTTGCCGATGATCTTCTCGATGTGCGTCGTCTTGCCAGGCTGGTGCGGGATGCGGACAACCTCCTGCTCCCCCGTCTCGTGATCCGTCTTGAGCGTGCGCGGGCACTTCCACTCGCTCTTGAAGCGGAGGACCTTGGGGATCATCAGCTCCGCCTCAGTCGCGGCGCGGATCGGACCTATGTGGGCGAACGCGATAATCTCCTTGCCGTCGGCCCTGGAAGGGGTCGCTGACAGGCCAAGCCGGAGTTTGGCGGGGAACATGTCCACCACGACGCTGAACTGCTCAGCGGGCATCCGGTGGCATTCGTCGAAGATGACGAGGCCGAAGCTGTCCCTGATCCAGGCGGGGTAGCGGCCCAACTTCGAGAGCGACTGGACCATCGCGACCACGAACACCGTGCCCTCGACCTCGCACTTGTCTCCCCGGATTTCGCCGACCATTTGATCGGGCAGGCCAAGGAACTGCTTGGCGCCTTCGATCCACTGCTTGAAAATATCGTCCTTGGTCGTGATGACGAGCGTCTTGCGATGCGTGACATACGCGGCATGGTAGCCGAGGACCGTCTTGCCCCAGCCGGTGTAGGCTTGGACGATGCCGGAGAGGCCGTCGAGCAGGAAGTTCGCGGTCGCGTCGAACAGCTCGTACTGGTTGGGCTTGGGGGTCGGGGCCTTGGGGAAATTGACGACCGTCCCGTTGACGCGCTCGTCGATCACCCCGATCGGGCATACGGCGCGCGGTAGGTGGATCACGTTGCCTTCGACGCGGCAGAGCGAGACCTCGTCGCCGAAGCGAGAGGTGAACTGGAACTTCTTCTCCAGCTTCGCCGAATACGGGTAGACGGCCGTCGCGCCCGTGCGCAGCGGCTTGGCCTGCTGGATCAACTCATGCAGAGCAGTCAACTCACGCCCTCCTGGCGTATAATTTTGCGGGGGAGCGGAGCATCTAGGCGCCTAGACCTCCCCCGCATCCGTGCAATCACTTGCACAGATCAGAGATCGTCTTTTGCCGCCGAAACGCCCTTCTCGTACCCGACGCCCGTGTGCGCCTTGCCGAGTCCGAGGGCCAACAGCTGCTCCGGCGGGAGGTACGTGATCTCGCCGTTTTCTCCTTCGTAGATCGCGGGCTGGACGTCCTCGATCTTCAACTCGTACTTTTCAGCCAGAGCCGCATGCGACTTGTGCTTGCCGACGAAATCGAAGGTGTCGCCAACGCGCGGCGGGTGCTTGCTCTCCGGCCCGCGACTCACGTCGAAGGTGCAGAGGGCCAGGCCGTTGCGTTCCGGTTTCATTGCGAGCTTGTTCAGCTGCTTGATCGTGCCGTCCTTGGCAATGAACAAGCGACGCTGGTTGACGTAGACCTTGCCAGCGTTCGGCCCGGTCTTCACCGTGTAGGACGAGTGGTCGATGACCGTCATCACCCCGACGAGTGAAGGTTTATCGCCGGCCTCGCAGAGCGGGCATGGTTGGGAAGTGTCCGCGTCCTTCGTGCAGACGTAGCTCTTATACGTGCCACCGACCGGGATGGTGTGCTGCATCCAGCGCGGGATTTCGAGCATCCCGTCCGTGTCCAGGTTCCCGTCGAGGAAGGTGATTTGGCCGTCCGTGTTGTTTTTCAGGTAAAAGTCGCGCATCTTGCTCGACTCAAGACGCCTGGCCTCTGCCCTGGCATCCTCCTGCTGGACTGCCTGCTTTGCAGCCGCGCCGGTCTTCATAAAGTTGAAGGCACCGCCTCCGACCTTAGCGGCAACCTCAGTTGCCTTCTTCGTGAATGATATGCCCATGAGGGCCTCCTATGGTTTCATGTGGACCGTCAGGTCAATTCAAACACTAGCTCACGGTGACATTAATTGCAACGGTTAATGCAGTCAATTTCACCCTAAAGGCCGAGAACTGGAAAGAGAATGTCTTGCAGTTCTTGGTTACTCATCGCTCCGGGGTCCTTCTTTCCTTTGGGCGGGTGCAAGTGATGGATCAGGTGCGTCTTTTTGCTCAGCGCTTTGTTGACGCGCTCCCGGCCGGAGTCACCGCCCGCGCCCCGGTCAAAGAACGTGATCCATGTCTGGGCGTCGGACATCCGGCGGAGCTTCTCGTAGGACGGGGTGGCGAACAGCGGGGATGTGGCGTTGCTGTAGACCCCGAGGACCGCCGCCAGGTCGAACGGCCCCTCCACGACCACGATCGGCATGTCAAGGTTGACCCACGACTCCCCGAGCCAGGCGATTGGATTGTTCTTTTTCGCTTGAAGGTACATCCTGTAGCGAAGGTCTGCCTCTTCGTCGATCGCGCGCCCGTGCAGCCCGACCAGGCGCCCCTTGAAGTCGCGGACCGGGAAGCAAATGCGCCGCTGGTTAGGGTCCCAGCGAAGGTCCAGCATCTTGGATACGATCGGGGCGACGTCTCGCTTTTGCAGGTAGTTGCACGCGTCAGCGGACCCGAGAGCCGGCGGGAAGGTGTCAAGCCACCATGAGGGGAATTCGTGCAGCGGCTTCATGTTGCCGGCCAGGACTTCCTCGATCCCCGGAATGTCCAGGTCCAGCTCGAACTCGGCGTCGGCCGCCTCGGTGATGGCGCGCGCGTCGCCCCACTTGGCTTCCATCTTGGGGTTGATCTTGTTCAGGCCGAACATGCGCTGGACGAGGCTGCCGAGCGTGCCGTGGAAGCCGCAGGCGAAGCAGTTGCACTTCGGGTCGCCGGACTCGATCTGGACCCCGAACACCTCCAGCCCCGACTTGCCGTTCTCATGGTTCCACGGCCCGAGGGGGCATTGCGAGACCACCCAGCCAGTCCGCTTATAACGGTTGGCGTTCTTGATCCCGACGATCGTCAGGAACTCGGTGATCTTCTCCGGCTTCACGCGCCGGGACCTTCGGCTGGTGTGATCCCCCACAGGTCGTTGAAGTCATCGGTTGGCATGAGCCCAGGCTTCGGCTTCTTTTTCTTCTTCTTGAGCAGCTCTTCAGTCGTGAGTTGGTTGGAGCCCGTCTCGGTGATGTCGATGTCTTTCACCACATGCTCGTCGCCCGTCTCCAGGCCCTCGTAAACCCCGGCCGCGATCGCCTGGGTGCAGAAGCTGTCGACCATCTCGTTGCCCGTGTCGCCCGTGTGGCCGTCGACGTGCTCATAGGTGATGCGGTGCAGGTCCTTGAGTCCGAGCAGGCGCTCCCACAAGTCTTTGTTCTTGATCGGGTTGCCGTCCTTGGTCTTCCAGCCATTGGCGCGCCAGCTGCGGCCCCAATACTGCATCCCCTTCAGGACGTATTCGCTGTCGGCGCGGAGGTGGATTTCGGACCCGATCTCCAGCTCTTCCAGCGCGTCGATGACCGCGCGCAGCTCCATCTGATTGTTCGTGACGTCCCCCACCGCGACCGACCGCGTGCGGACCCGGCCGCCGGGGATGACTGCGGTCCATGCGAAGGCGCCGACTTCCTTCATCAGGTTCGACCCGCCGTCCGTGTTGAGGACCGTGATTGGACCGGTCATAACCAGAGTCCCGTCATCTTGCGTCGGCAGGTCCTCTTTTTTCTTCATGAACTTCACGGCCTGCTTTCCTTTCACGGTGAAATGCAGCACATGCTGCTTGCTGGTGTAATCGGTCCCGGCATCAGTCACGTTGAGGGCAGCAGCGGGAACGCCCAGGTGCTTGGCCGCGAGCGCAAACGCATCGTTTACGGCTTGGCCATGCGCCGGATGCTTGAGGCCATACTCGATCTTGACGGCGATGTGGTTGTGGCCAACCTGAGTCCAGTCCTGTGGAGGAACCTTCGTTTTTTTGAAAGTGAACGTGTGCATCTGGTCTTTGGCGACGAATTTATGGTCGGTCATCTCAACTTCTGAAACGTGGACCCCTAGCTTGTTGGCGGCCATGTTCTTGGCCAGGTTCTCACCCTCCCAACTCGCGTGGGTAAACATGTACTCCCCGACCTTGATATCGACGTGCGTGTGGTCTGACCCCGGCACCCCCAGGTCCACGAACTCCCAGACGATCGGTTCGTCTTTATTCAGAACCCATGGAGGCAGGCCAACCGGCGGACCATCGAGCAATTTAGCCACGCTTCGTCACGGTGACGGAGTGCTTGGTGCGGGTGGTCGTAAGCAGCGCCTCCAGCTGCGGGGGTGTCATGTATTTGTCCATGTCCCCGAGCTTGACCGTGGCCAGCTGCATGAACAGCGTCGGTCCCATGGCTTTTTTAACCGCGTCCATGCTCACAATGTCGCGGGACGATCCCTTCTTGCCGATCGTGGCCTCGTAGGAGGCGCCGCGCTCGACGTGGTCTTTGACGTCGTCGTCGAGGCCCAGCTTCGCCAGCTTTTCTTCGAGCTTCTTCTTGGTGATGCCGAGCGGCGCGAGCTTGAGTTGGAGCGCTGCAATCTGGGCGAGGATCGGCGCTGCCGCCTCGGACGCTTCACCGAATGCGTCGATCTCTGCCGCGATCTCGCTGACCGAGCTATCGACGGCGATCAGAACCTTTTTTGGGATCGTAATTAGGCCCACCGAAACCTCCTGTTTCTGGATGACGTTGATTGCATAGCTCACTCCCGCGCCGATTGCAAATAACTGCACTTGGCATGGCTAATCGATATGCAGCTCCTCGACGCTTTTCTGCACGTATTGGCTGAAATCCATGTGGTCGAAGTCGAACTTGACCATGAACTGCCCGGTCTCGCCGGAGCGCCCCTTGAGGACCTTGATCCGGCGGTGCTTGAGGGTCTCGACCGAGTCGGACTCGAACAGGCCAAGCACGAGCGCGCTGTGCTGCGGGATGGCGTCCGTATAGCCGATGTCTTCCAGGCCGGCCTCGTCGCCCCCCTTCTTTTTGGTCGCGTCCCGGTTAAACTGCCAGGAGCACACACAGGGCGCCTCAGCGGCTATGTCCCGCTTCAGCAGGTCAACGTTCTCGGCCACCCGCTTATAGCGGTCCTGGGCCTTCGGGTGTTGCAGCAAATAGGCTCCGTCGATAAAGATCGCATCCGGTTTCAGCTGGCGGACCAGGATGAGGATGTCGTCGACCGTCGAGGTGAGGTTGCCGTCCACGATCCAAAACGGCTTCTTGAAGCCCTTCAGCGTCTTCAGGTTCTTCGTGAATTTGGTCAGGTTGTCCGGGAAGGCGGTCGACAGCTGGGCTTTTTTGATCTTGTCGAAAGGGGTCGCGAAAACCATGGAGGCCAGCCGCTGCTCGACTGGCAGCACGTTCATTTCCATGCTGACGAACATCCGGGACACGCCTGGGTGCTCCGGGTTCGCCTCGGCCGTCAGCCAGCCGTAGAGCGCGCCGAAGAGCATCTGCCAGGTCTTGCCCAGCGCGGGGCGCCCGATGAACGAAACCAAATCCCCCTTGCGCAGCCCACCGGTCATTTCGTCGAGGTACGGCCAGCCGAGCATGAGGGCCTCGCCCCCGGCGCCAGTGCTCTGCTGCTTGTATGCGGGCATGAGCAGGTCGAGGGCGTCGCGCAAGTCGGCGATAGAGGCTCCGTTCTGCGTACGCAGCAGCTTGAGGATGGTCTCCGTCATGCCGCCCAGCGCTGCCGACGCGCCCGCCGCGCCAGGCTGCAGAGCTTCGGAGGCTGTCTTCATCGCGGTCTTCAGGGACATCTCGACGTAGCGTGTCTCCATCAGATCGCGGTAATAGGCCGGCGGCTCGGAGACCGTCGGCAGCTCGATCGACGTGTGCGCCTGGATCGTCTCCGGGGTTGGGAAAGAGCCGTATTTCTTCACGAACTCGTGGACGAACTTCCAGACCTCGACCTCGGTCCCAGTGAACAGATGGGTGATCGGGCCTTGTTGCAGGATGTCCGAGATGGTGCCTTTGGCAGCGACGGCCGCCAGGAAGTCTTTGCCGACGGTCATGCGATCAAATCTCGATCTTGAGGAAGCGGGTCTTGACCAGCTGTTGGGTCACGAGTCCGTAGGCGTTCTTGATGTCGTCCAGCGAGGTCGCGTAGAGGATCGTTTGGTTCCCCTCCTGCGCGCGCTGCATCAGCAGGTCGTTCATCACCTGGGCTTGCCACTGGTGGATGTTGCCACCCTCTTGCTTGCTCAGGCAGAAGTTTGGGATCAGGAGCGCCGTGGCGTCTACGCCGCCCCCGTTGATGTGCTCGATGACCTTGGAGAGCGTCATCACCCGCGCGCGGATGAAGTTCCGCACCAGCGCGCCCGCCAGCGCGAACATATGGTCGACCGGATCGGCCTTGGTGGTGGCGCGGAGATAGCAGAGCCCCTGAGTCAGGCCCTTGGCGCGGTGGATGTTGAACTGCCGCGCGTAGTCGAGTTCGTCAGGCCCGCAGGTGTCGGAAAGCTTCGTCCAGACCCAGAAGGGCATGATGCCGGCGTCCTTGGCATAGTGCTCAAGGTTCTGAACGAGGCGGCCGTGGATTTCTTTGTCCAGGACCCCGGTGGCGTACGGGTCGGTCAACATTTAGTCATCCTTGTCGATGATGGCCGACAGCTCTTCCCAAGTCAGTTTCTTGGAGGCGGGCTCCGGCTCGACTGGGGTCGGTTGAATTGCAGTTACTTGCACTTGCTCCGCCGCGATAATAGCCTCTGGCGCCTCTTGCACTTCGGGCTCTTTCTTGGATTGAAATAACATAACGATCTGTGGCCGGTGATACAAGAGAAAACCGACGTCCGGCATAGTTGGTGTCGCCTTGCTGCCCTTCATTTCCACCGCGCTCTTCGCGACCGTGATCCAGTCGGAAAGCACCCAGAGGAGGATCGCGGGCGCGGTGCCGGCGGGGCACCCCTTTTCAAAGTTCCGGAGTTGGCCCAGCTCCTTGCCGCTGAGGCCAGAGAACATCCCCGGATATGCTTTTGCCCACCCATGCTTCCACGCTAGAGAGACTTTCTCATCCTTCACGGGCTTATGCAGTAGAGCGGATGCTTTCTCAGCTCCCGTCAACACTATCAACTCACTCAGACTTTTCAATTTCAACATCTCTTCCGTTTCCTCTTTTTCTTCACCCGGTACATTGGCGGACTTTGCTCCGCCCAATTTCAGTTCTAGTTCCAGCTCAAGTTCCAGCTCTTCTTTACACATGATTTCGCCCTCTGGGGCAGAACCGATTGTGCCGCACGGGGCAACTTCGATTGTGCCCTCTGGGGCAGAACTGATTATGCCCTCTGGGGCAAAATGGATTTCGCCCTTGGGGGCAGAATGCACGAGGCGCGCGAACACGTGGATCACGTTCTTGAACACGTGCCTCTCCGTGACGATTAGGTTCCGTTCGCGTAGCTCGTCGAAGGCGCCGCGCATCTGCTTTGGTGTCAGCCCGGTCTCGAACTGCCACCGCTCCATTGCGTTGACGCTCCACTCGTGGCCACCACGCTCGATGCCCTTCCACTGGGCGAATTGCCAGACCCGGTAAAGCAAAATGCCCGCAGCCAGAGTCTTGGTTGCCTCTATGCAGCGGGCGAGCGGTTGCTTTTTTACGGCAGGGTCAATCGACACGGGCTCTTTCAAAAATACCGGCGGGGTCCCGCCCACTTCAATGGGGCACCGAGGTCCCGCTTGCAAACGGGCAACACCCTCGGGAACAATCCCCTCCATGAACGGGACCCCTAACCCACCTCAGACCACGCGCGGTCCTTCGGGCTTGATCTCACTCCCCGTCTTGCGGGTCGACGGCGTATCCACTGTCGTCGACGGCGTATTCACTGTCGTCTCCGTTCATCTCGGCGTCCATGTCGTCCGAGTGGTCTTCGAGAATTTGCTCCTCCTCCAGCCCCGGCTCGCCCTTTGCCGCCTTCTTCTCGGCGTATATTTTCTTGAGCAGGGCCGATTGGATGCCGAAGGCGCCAACCGATGCGGTCATGGCCGCCTGGACCTCCAGCTGCTTGCTGATGCCCTCGAACACCGCGTTGATCTGCGGGTCATAGACGCTGTCGAGCCAGGCGACGATTTCCTCCTTCGTGTGGAGAAGGTCGGCGGACCCCGCGAGCGAGAGCAGGTAGTCAGCCATCTTGATCGTCATGGCGCTGTTGGCCAGGCCCTCCTTCAGCTCCGCGAGCAGCTTCTCGTTGCTGACGCTGAAGTCGCCGGGGATGAACGCTCCGACCGTGGTCGACGCGCGCGAGGTGCCGTCGTTGTCCCATTCGATGCCGCCGAAGGCATCGCCTGGCTTGCCGGTCGCCTTGGGCTTGAGCGTGACAACGTTGCCCTCTGCTGCCTGATCGAGCAGTCCGTTGTTCGGCGCCGCGCGCAGGCGAGCGCAGAAATAGACGGTGTGTGGAACTCCCATGGTGCCGCCGTTAACTGCACCCTCCGGCTTGACGCCGAGAAGGATGTCGCCCTTGCGCGCGAACGGGAGATAGGTCCCCTTGCTGCTGGTCCCCGACATCAGCGTGAAGCTGGCCGGGTCGATCACTGCCTTAACTGCCTTTTTTGCCATTAGAGCCTCCTTGCTCAGACTTGGACTTTCGCTACACTCGTCCTGTGCGCTATTTTGCAATTACTTGCAAGTGCGGACCGGGAGTCTGGTTAGCCTTGACCCAACCATATACGGCTGTTGTCAGGGCAGATTGGGATACTTTCTTAGTTGTGCCGCCGGGCACGACCCAGCTCTTGCCGAAAACCTTTTCGTGCAGCGCAGCGACGTCGGGCGTCGTATATTTGAGCTTGGGGAAGGTCTTCAGCACGCTGTCGATGAAGTCCATGGCTGGGCCTGACTCAAGGCCCTCGAACACCATCACCTTGTCGACGCGGCCCTCGCGATATAGCTCCGGAGGCAGCACCTTCCGGTCGTTCGTGGTCATGATGATCAGCACCCGAGACTTGTGCTCAGCGAGCCACCAGAGCAGCTGGGAGAGCATGCTGGTCGTGACCCCCGACTTGTCGTCCACGGATGAGCCCATGATCTTCTCGACCTCGTCGATCAGCAACATGCACGGCTCTTCCTGATCAGCCCGGCTCAGATGGGACTGTAGATTGCGCTCGCTGTCGCCGATGTATTTGTTCTTGGTGCCGGCCAGGTCGAGCCGGAACAGCGGCACCCCGAACTGCTCGGCCATCCACTTGGCGCCCGACGTCTTGCCGACACCGGGATCGCCGTCCAGGACCAGGCCCCTCGCCCGCAGCCGCACGTCCTCGGCGGTGAGGAATGCGTGGCGCTCCTTGGAGACCCACTCCGCAAGCTCTGCCGGCGGCTGGTAAAATGCCTGTTTCGTGTCAATTTGGGTGAGCCCCTGCTGCCCGGCGAAGGACTCCTTGCGGGTGAGCATCAGGCCGGGCACCGTGAGGCTGCCGTCGCGCGCCATGGTGAGCCCGCAGAGTTCGGCCGTCTCCTTGATTGTGCAGCCACCGAGGCCCCGTGTGAGGGCATCAGCCGTCTTCTTGTCCGTCACTACCACCTGGAGGAACTCCTGGACCAGCGGGCGCGGGACGGGCACCTCGCCGGCATTGAACATGATGTCGTAAATCCTCGGCGGGTTCACGAGCAGCAGGGTGCTCTCGGCGCTGGTCATTTGGCTGTAGATCATCTCGTATTCCAGCGAGACCTTCTTGTCCGGATAGAAGACGAAAAAGTAGACCACGTGCTTCTTGAACTCGGTCGCCTTCATCGGGAAGGGCTCGATTTCTTTCTTGGTCAGGTTCTTGATGACCGCAGCCAGGTTGATCGTGTCACGGGTCGCAACTGCCACGAGGGGCAGGTGCGCGGCGATGGCAAGCTTGAGCATCAGAGCCCCAAATCTTTCGAAAAATAGCCGGACAGGGCTGCGACCACCAAAACCAACCCGAAGGCCAGCAAGTTGCCGCTGCTTACGGCATAAGCGCCGACCGTGCCCAGCGTGATTACAACGACGTGTCTGAGGCTCACCGAAACCTCCTGTTTGCGGGTCCCGTACCGATGACTCTGGTGCGGGCAGGAGTCAAGGGGAAATTGCAGTTAACTACTCACCCGGCAGTCGGCGCGGCCATCTATGGTCAACGCCTTCTGCCAATACAGTGAATAGCCGAAGGCCCATTTCCAGTCTGGGTCGAACAGCTGGTAGCCCTCACGTATCAATGAGTTCGCTGAGGGATTGTTGGCGCTTGTGTCCGAGATCATCCGGTTTAGGCCCAGCTTGATCGCCTTCCGCTCCCGGAGTCGGATGAACCTCTGTTGCAGCCCATGCCCACGGTGAGCAAGCAAAACACCGGAACGGTTCAGGTACGCTGTGCCCGGCGTCGCGGCGGCGAGCCGCAGCCCAGCAAATCCGACAGGTGTCTTTCCAGACCATGCGAGCCACCACCAGCCCTCCTCCGTCACCACCTGGGGCGCCGAGTCCCCAAACACCTCCTCGTGGAGGTCGCGCAGGATCATCCTGGTTAGAGCGTTCTTGCCGTCCGCCTCTCGCACTTGGTACACGGCGCGCTCCTCAGATCATGCTGACAGGTTTCACCTGCGACTTGATGAATGCGATCAGCGCCGCGTCTGGCTTGCGGTTGTCGATCAGCATGCCCTGCGCTTGCGCGTCGATCAGGATGCCGCAGCCGGCGCGGACGGAGGCCAGGTGGCTCACCCCGGTCTCGTCGTCGTTGTCCTCGCCCGCTTGCCAGAGCGCGTAGTGCCGCCACATGCCGTCGAGGTAGGTTTCCGCCTCGACCTTCTTCTCGCGCCAGTTGAACCATCCGTATTTGATGGCGCCAACCCGCATAACGATTGCCTCCATGGCCATCGCGATCATGGGGATGAAGTGGACGCAGACCTTGGCCTTGCCGAACTTGTCCTTCGGGTTGTCGGGGTTGTCGGAGGCGTTGGCGAACAGCGGCGCGGGGGTGCCGTCGGCCTGCACGGCAAGCAAAGACTTCGCGTCTGGCTGGTCCATGAGGTCGGTGGTTTCACTCATTACGCGCTCCCGTGCAAGTGATTGCACTGCTCAGATATATTCCTCGACCGGCAGAACGAGCATCGGGATGGCCAGGCCGACGGCTGACTCGGCGCTCGCGCCCCTGCTCTTTTCCCAGCCCTTGATGAGCGCGACGGCGTGCGCCTGCGTGCAAATCCAGTGGCAGTCGATCGCGAAGACCGTCCGCGAGATGTGCTCTTCGTCCCCGCCCATCGCGCCTTCGTCTCCGTCGGCATTTTCGTAGACGGCCTTGCCGAACAGTTTGATCGAGTTCTCGCGTGGGCTGAACACCTCGTAGCCGGCCTCGCGCAGCGTCTCCGCCCAATACTCGAACGCATCGCCGTTGAACCGTGGGTAGCCCCGCATCGGGCCTGCCAGGTAGAGTTTGCTGATCTTGCCCCTAAGACGCACGGTATCCTCCGTTGCTGATGGTCACGATCGCGCGCTTCCCGCTCTCGTAAGTGATGATCTCAGCCTGCGCCCAGCCGGTCGGGCCGCGCGTGGCGTAAGGGATGTCCAGGACCGTGCTGGTGCCGGCGACGTAGACGCCTTCGACGATCGCGGGCTCATGCGTGTGGGCGCCGTTGACGCGCTCCACGATCTTGCTGAGGCCCTTGGCGCTGCCGCGCGCGCCGCGTGGACCCACGTCCATGTGAAGGCCGCACTCGACCGGCTGTGTGGCTTGGCAGATGGTGTAGCTCTCGCCGCGCCGGACGAAGGCGACGTCGTCGAGGTTCCAGTCCCGCTTCTGCAGCGCGTAGGCGAACGCCTCGAACCGGAGGTCACCCTCCTTGATCGCGCCGTGCCAAGCCGCGTTCAGCTCATGCCAGATTTGGGCGTTCTTCGCGTCCATGTGGCCGTCCGGCGACTTCAGCCAGCGGTCGAGCGCGTCGTTGTGGTTCGAGCTAACGTGGACGCTCTTCGAGAAGTCGCGGCGGGTCGCGGAGAGGAACTGCGCGGTGCTGTCCAGCATGTCCGTGACGCTGTTGCAGTTCTCGTAGTTGCGCTTCTGCCGCTCGTGCGGGTCGTTGCGGGTCCAGTGGTTCCGGGCCTTGAAGTCGAACGAGTCGTGGAAGAACTGGTGGCGCGGCCGAAGGTCGTCGAGCATCGACGTGCCGTTAACTGCACCGGTCTCGACGTCGAAACCCCAGCAGACGCGCGCGACGGTCGGGTCGAGCCATTCCCGGTGGATGTCGCCCCAGGTGATGGCCTCTACCGGCGGCCCTTTTGTGACCTTCCCGTCCTTGACCATAACGTCCAGGTCCTGGAACGATCCGTCCTTGAGCAGGATCAGCTGGCGGCAGAAGAACGTGCCGTCCGGCTTGATCTCGGCGATTGTGGCGCCGTGGGTGTGATGGAACTCGGCCTTCTGGCCGGCGTTCTTGCGGATGTAATTCGCGCGGCTGATGACCCCGGTGGTCATGATCTGCTTGCCTGGCCGGCCTGGCATCGTCGGGACACACTTCAGGCCGATCTTGGCGTGAGGGAACACGGCCCAACTGTCCTTGGTGTTCGTGTCCCAGCCGGTGAGCGGGTCGGCGGCGGTCGGCAGCACGTTGAAGTCGCCGTACCAGACGAGGCGCGGCGCAAGCTGCATGATCTCGCCGTTCATGTAAGGCAGCACGTCGTGATGGAACAACGCCGTCTTGGTCTCGTGATCCGTGTAGAGCTTCTTGTCGTAGGTGAAGCCCCCGACGAGGAACTCGCCGTCGCGCTTCTTGGTATAGGCCAGCAGGTTCTGCCAGCCAGGCACCATGCCCGAGTCGTCCTGCACTCCGGTCATGATGACGACGCGCGTCTTAGCGGGCGCAGCCCAGACCTTCTTGGCGCCGACGACGTCCGGCTTCTTGGTGGTCTTGGCGTTGTCCGTGAGCCCCATCTTAATGAGGCGGTCCCGGATGGTGGTGCGGCTTATGCCCATCCGGCGGGCGGTCTCGGTAACATTATGGTCGCTGAGTTCGAATGCACGTTTCGTGCGGGCGGCTTCTTTGTCAGAAAGCGTCCTGGCCATACCGAACTCTCCTTACTGGTGCTCTTTTTTGAGCAGGTTGACCAGGTGGCCGAAGTTCGCGTCTACGCGGTCGGCTACTCGGTCTCCGAGCTTCATCAAGTCGTCTTTCGTGGCCAGCGTGGCGATCGCCTCGCGGACGGCGGTGACCTTCTCAGCCAGCTTCTCGTGGGACGTCTTCAGCTCGTCGTGGTCGTGACGCAGCTGCAAGTGTTCAAGCCCGGCTGCCACTTTGCCCCTCGCGACTCTCCAGACCACAGCCCCGATCCCGATGATCGCAGCCGGGTTCGACCACTGTTTGAGCACCTCGTACCAATCGAAGGCGGCTGCTGGATCGGCCATGGGGGTTACTCACGGGTGACAAACTTAGGACTTGGGCGGAGTCCATCCGCATTCTTTGTGGCCCACTGCGTTGTGAGCGAAAACCTGCGTCTTGGTCGGCTGTGTGTCCTGGACCGACGTCGTGATCGGCTTGAAGATGTTGCAGGCCCCGGCTTTAGTCTCGGGACCAACCGTCGCGCACGCAGTCAGCAGGGAGAGGGACAACAGCGCAATTACGCTGAACCCCGTTGCGTATGCCTTCCGCTTCATGATCAGCTTCCTTGTTCTGCTCTTCGATTTGAGTCGTGACCTTCGCTGCGCCAATGTTCCGCTCGTGGACCGTGTACCAGCCGAGAGCCGCCCCTGCCGCGAGGGCGAGAGCGACGTAGCGACCGATCGGGCCGATGAAGAACGTGGCGATTGCGAGCATGGTCAGGCCGCCTGTGCAGTTACTTGCAACAGCTTGGCCGCATCAGGGTCGAATGCGATGGCCGGAGCCGCGTTGTCGTTGACCGCGACCTGCGGATGCGCGCTGTCGGCGTCCAGATCGACCGTTGCCGTGGCTGAGCCCTTCTCGGCCTGGTTGCGGACGTCGTTGATGATCTTGACCGCGATGCCGGCAAGCACTCCGGTAATGGCGAGCCCAGACATGCCATACGTGAGCCACTGCCAGTGCGGGAGCGTGTCGGTGAGCGGCTTGAGCTGGTCGGCTGAGTTGCTTGCGACCGCGCCGATGCCGCTGATGCCGGCCGTAGCGTGGGCTGTGATCTGCGAGATTGGGGCCGGCTTGATGTCGGTGACCTTGGCCTTCTGGTGGCCGCCGGCCGCTGTGACGTCTACCGGGTGCGGAGCCTCTGCTCCCGATGCCCAGGCGTCCGAGGTCTTGAGAACGTTGGCGATGCGCGCGGACCAGCCAGGCCCGAAGGTCTTCCAGGTCTTAAGGCTGTGGAGGGTGGCGAGGCGCCGCGAGCAGTATGCGCCGATCAGCTTCTCGACGTCGCCGTAGTCCTCGATCGCCTGGATCGTCTTCGGCCCCATGAGGCCGTCGACCGTGCCGGTGAACGTGTCGCCCAGGGCGTGCTGGAGCCACTTGCCGGACTGGCCACAGCCCGAGTTGACGCCGCCGTCCATGACAGCCAGGTCGAGCCCGGCCGGCAGGCTGTCGCACGCCATGACGTTCCAGTATCGGAGCTGGTAGATCGTCGCGACTTCGGCGTCCGAAATCAGGTAGACGTCCTGCGGCGCCTTGCCGATCTGACGGCGATAGGCGTTATAGGTCCCCTGGGTGATGCCTTTGTTCGTGCGCCCACCTGGGTCCTTGGGATTGTCGACCTTGCCGCCCTCATAGACGAGGATGCGGAGGAGCGCTTTTGGGAAATCGCCTACGGACATGACAGGCTCCTGAGAATGAATTTAATTGCACGCTTTGGACTTTTTAGCAACTGGCGATAGCCGCAATTCTTTTGGTTAATCGCGGAAACATGACCTATGTGTGGAGGTCACACCCCGATCAGCAGAAAGATGGCCCCGCCGTTCCTTGTGATGGATCGTCCTTGCCCCGAGACGGACGCCTGGCCGGTGGCGGAGCCGTTGGCCAGAGCCTTCGACTGGCCCTGCCCTGAGACCGACGCCTGCCCTGCGGCAGTGCCCGTCACGAGCTTGCCCGAGGACGACGAGCCCGACACTGACGCCTGGCCGGTCGCGCTGCCGTTGCCGGTGAACAGCGCCTTGCCCTGGCCGGACACCGAAGCCTGGCCCGTGGCTGAGCCTGTCGCGGCGTGGACCGTGAGGCCAGACGTCTCGTCGAAGAACTCGCCAGGCAAGCCGACTTGGCCCGCCCTCGTCTCATTGACGAAGATCGCTCCGAGGCCGTTCGTGTATAGACCTGCCTGGCGAGCCATGGGCTTAGGTCAGCACGATCAGCGGGTCGATAAAGTAGGACGTGCTCATCTGCGCATATTTCGGATAAGCGTAGATGTAGCCGGCCTGCTGCGGAGTGACGTTGAGGCTCACCGAGAACCGGCAGCCTGCGCGGAACACCGCTGTGTTATCCGTCACGGAGCCACCGTCGATACACGCGCTATAGCCGCCAACGCCTGTCGGCTCGGAGCCTGCTGAGTTTCCGGTAGTGGTGCAGAAAAACAGCCGACCGGGGTTGCTCGCCACCGCGATCGGGGGGTCGGCAGGGCTGTACGATCCACCGTTGGTTCGCAAGGGTGCGCCTACGGACCAGCTCGAAGTGCTGTCAGCCGTGAGCGCGGCTGGAGCTGCTAGGACGTTCGCCTTGAAGGCCGAAGCGAAGGAGCCGACGGCGGACCCCGACGTCCCGAGATATTCGGCTTCAAACCAGAACCCGTCGTTGTTAGGCACCACCGCTGCGTTGACAATACCGAACAGCGTGACATGCACGCTCGACCCCGTCGTGCCGTTCCAGATGGCGATCGGGAGGCCAAGGAACGGGTTCCAGGTCGAGAGCAAGCCATTCGAAGAAGTGACGATCATATGTGAGACCGGCGTGGTGCCATCCGACGCGCCGCCGTTTCGATAGAATTGGGTGTCGGTCGTCTGCGACCCTTGGGACGAGAGGCGCTCATTGCGATACGTGGCCCCAGCAGTGTCGCTGCGCACCAAGTCTACCGTGAAATTGGCCCCGGTCCCTGCTACCCCCCAAGCTATACCAGGGGGCAGTTTGCAGTCTTTGACGCAAGCGTAGCCTGTCCCGCCGGATACCGAACCAACGACAGGGTGCGTGTTGTTGCTGAGATCGAGCCCTTCCAACAAAATGTTGCATGGACCGGGGTTGGCCTGAACAGCAGGGTTGCCGGCTTGCGCCCCGCTGAACGCGCCGCTTGGCGTGTTCCTCCAGGTGAAATCCGCCTGTTGTACCTGGATCGCCTGGGCCGAATTGCCGGATGCCCACTTGACGTTGTTCCAGAGCACAGTCGCCTGCTGGCTGGCGGTGGCCGGTCCGACCTTCAACGGATTGCCAAACGTCGTACCCAAAACGACTGAGCAGTTTTCGAGCGTGAGAGTGGCGACGCCTACCGCCATCGAGAAGGTCCCGCTCGCGCCCGCTCCGTTGCTGCACGTGAACGCGACGCCGTAGATATAGGTCATGTTCGTGCCAGGGCACAGGCTCATGTCGGTGTTGCCACTCGTCGAGATCGACGCGCCTGTGGTCACGTCAGCCGAGCCGGGAGGCGTTGAGGCTGGCGACTGGGCGACGCAGATCACTCGGCACGGCGTCGTGACCGTGCCTGGGCTAGTGAGCGTCATCGCAGTGCTCTGGGTCTCCGCGTGGATCGAGGAGACGTAGAAATCTTGTCCGGCGAAGCCCCACGTGGACGTCCAGGCGTTATTCAGGCGCGCGTGTGGCGCGCTCCATATGCTGAAGCTGCTGGCCAATCCAAGGCTGGTCCACGACGCCGAGCCATCTGCTGCTGGGGTGCTTGGCGTCGTGCTGAACGTTCCTGGTATAGTGGCTCCGCCAGCTCCCGAGGTGGTGCATATTTGCAGTGACCCGTTGCTCGGGACGTAGATGATTGTGCCAAGGGCCGGGGTCGAGCTGACAGTCCACTGAGGGCAGTTGACGACGCCGTCTGTCCTCGCTGTCACGTCGCCGTTGACGCCTGGCTGCCCAGTCACTTCCATCCAGACAACAGCTGTGCCGTCAGTGCCTGTAGCGGGCGACCGCGCGCCTTTGGTCAACACCCACGTAGGCTCAGTCGATCCAGTGGTGCCGGCGACTATGCAGACGAACACCCGCTCGGCTACGAACCCTGTCACCGTAAGCTGTCGGCGCAGCATGCCAACGGTCACCGCCGCGCCGGCCGCCCACTTGGTCAGGGCGTAATAGCCGGTCGTCGTGCCATTGCCGTAGTTGACGTATTGCCCGGCTGCGTTAGCGTAGGCCATCTTAGATCACCGCGCGGCGCCGACCGGCGTAACCGAGGCCCACGAAGCCCATGAGCATCATGAGCATGGTCGAGATTTCTGGAGCAGGGGCCTCCCGAACTAAGAAGCTGCCTTCGAACTGTGCTACCCCGCCGTTGGAGTCTCCGTAGGCCCACGCGCCCGCAGACGTCGGCCACAGGTCCGAAATAAGGTAACCTTCAGCGTATTGGTTAGGGCTCACCTCAAGTATGCCCCAAATAGACATCTGCTCGTACTGGGTACTGTGCACACGATATGCCCCCGGATCGTTGTAGCTTACAGCGTAGGTAGGCCCGCCTAATGCCCCTATTAATTGAATTACTGGCAGAAAATAGGACGTGCTGTACCCCACGACGTTCCCGTCTGCGCTTAGGTCTATCGGTGGCAAAGCTCCTACTGCAGGGCCAACGTAATCGGTCACAAGGGCCAAAAACTCATCACCGCTTGCGTAGTTCCACCCTGCACCTGCCAAGCCGCCTGCGCCCAACGGGTCTTCAACACCTCGCGTTAGCTGTGGATGTCGCCACTCCAGGTTCGTGGTCGTGTCGAGGGTCCACTCACCCTCGTTGACGAGCGCCGCTGCGGCTGGGCTGGAGAGAAGAGCGGCGAGTCCGAGAGCGAAGAGAGAAGCGCGCATTGGCATGGTCCTTCTGTTGCAGTTACTTGCAAACCTGAGATCAGGCTTCGGTGATAGTCGTCCCGGTGCCGAGCTGCGGGGTGACACCGCTGGAAACCACGATGTTTGGAGTGACTGGACCCCAGTAAAGGAGTTCGCCAGTGTCATGCGCGGTGGCAGACACGCCAATGCCCCAAAACTGTTCTGTCTCAGAGCCGCCGGTCGCCGCGACGAACGACTGGATGGCCGCCAGGGTCGCGACCGCGCCCGAGATGGTCCACGACGGACTGCCGGTGCTGCGGGCTAGCGCCTTGCGCGCGTAGCTGGTGTAAGCCGCCTCACTGGTGCCTTGGTTGCCTCCCGTGGGAGTCGCCGTGTGCAGCGACAAATACAGGTTCGTCAATGGCGAGGACGCGGCGTTGTCCGCGATGTTCGCGATCGGTGAGCCATTCAGAATTAGTCCAAGAAGCTGACCATCGAAGGTCGGTCCTTTTCCACCGGGCATCATGCTCTCCTATTTGTGGTGCAATTGATTGCACACCTTAGCTGAAATTCTGTCCCGCTGCACTACCATAAATCGTCGTGCCGCCGTCGAACGACATCAGGATGATGACGTCCTTCTTGCCGCTGCCCGGCGTGATGGTCGGCACGGTGCCGCCCGGCCAGATCGTGCCGGTGGGCCAGGTCGTGATGTTGAACGCCCCGGTGTTCTGGATTTCTAGGACCAGGCGCCCGAAGAGCCCCGAGGCCGGCCAGTTGGATACGGTTAGGGTGGTGTTGCCCGTCAGGCTGAGTCGCTGGACTTCGCCGACGCTGCGATCAACGTTGTGCGTGCCGGTCGAGACTACGGCGGACCCGCATGGGAAATCGACGTGGGCTTGGTTCGTCCACTTCGTTCCACTCCACACCATGACTTGACCGGTCGCCAGCGAGGTGATGGTGACGTCGTTCAGGCCGGCGTAGGCCAGGCTGGCGTTCATGTTCGAAGCGAGCGTGGGCAGCGTCATATAGTCGAGCGTCGTCTCGCTGACGTCCACCATGACGACCGAGCCGCCGTGGCCCGCGAACAGGCCGGGGCCGTCCGTCAGACTCTCGAACTTATAGCTCATGGTCGAGGACGAAGGCGCCCAGTGCGAGCCGCTCCAGACCAGGCCGTCGCCGATCGTCGGCCCTGAACCGTATGTGACGTCGCCCACCCCGGCGAGCGAGGCCAGCGAGGTCAGCGCGGTCGGCGCGATGGCGACCCACTTGCCAGTCGAGTTGTGCCAGGACAGCAAATAAGTGTCGATGCCCGAGCTTTCCGTCACATTGACGTCGGTCAGGCCGGTGAGAGCAGTCGGGTATGTCGGGACGGCGTGGGCGACCCACTTGCTCGTCCCATTGTTCCACATGAGGTATTGGCCGTCGATCGGGCTGCCCTCTGTGACGTTGACGTCTGTCAACACCGAGAGCGCGCCTGCGGACGGCGTGACCGGACCCCACTTGCTTGTGCTCGTATTGTACGTCAGCACCTGCCCGTTGGTCGGCGTGCCGGCGACGTTCGTGAGGTCGTTCAGGACCGCGACGAGGCCCGAAGGATTGGCGACCCAGAAGGTCGAACCTCCCTGATAAGTGTAGAATTCAGCCGTGTTTTGGTCGAAAAGCGTGAGTTTTAGGGGCGGAGTGAAGAACTGCCAGCCGTTGAAATAGAACGTGATCGAGTGATCGTGGCCCGACCACAGCCCGCTGCCTCCGGACGCCACGATGTAAATGTCGCCCGCACTAGGCGAGCCAGGCGGAGTGTTCAGCGCCAAGCTGATGACCGAGCCCTTGAACAGCGCATCAAAGGCGACGATGGCGTTGTTGAACACCGCCTCCTTCTGCGCTTGGGAACTACTCATTAAGGTCAAGCCCAGGTTGGGAGTGACAGCCATCACAGCGTTCCTTCTAAATATGCAGTAGCACGGCGTAGCATATTCGGGTCATCGTTGAACTTACCTAACGAGGTATTACAGTCCGTACATAGTAACCCGCGTACTTGCCCCGTTTTATGACAATGATCTACGTTCAGTGGCTTCTCTTTATCGCAGAGTAAACACCTAAACGCTTGCGCTTGTTTCATGGCTTCAAGAGCTGGCACGGTAAGGCCATACATACTTTTCAGTTTGTTTACTCTATTCTTTGCCCGTACGTGATCTATGTTTTTCTTGCGCCAAATGGCGTTATCCACCCTAGCCTTCTCAGGGTCTTTAGCTCTGTATTCCGTCTGATAATTATGTATGTGCTCCGCGTTCTTGGCACGCCACACCTTATGGACGCTACGCTTATGCGCGCGGCGTTCCTCTTCAGATAAACCTCGCAACGCGCCCCAAGTCATAACAGGAACTCTATCCTATCGTGCAGTTAATTGCATCACACTTTCACACCGAGTCCGAAGCCACGACCAATAACAGCGGACATTTGATAGATCGCCAGATGAACGGGGTTGGCCGCCGCGCCAAGGTCCGTCACTTGCTGAGCTGTCGTGTAAACGAACGTCCCCGCGAGGGCGCCAGGCGTCGGCGTGATTGTATAGGTCGCCACCGCCGTGGTCGGATCGGCCGTCGTGCAGACGTCCACCTGATATTGCTCCGGCAGATCGTTCGCCGCGAGCTTGACGTCGGACAGGGAGAGCCACGAGCCGTTCTGCCGCACGCGCGGGACCCAGTCCACCTCGATCGCCCCAGTCACGTTCCGGAACTTGCGCTCGACCGCCACCGTGAGCGGCCGCATGGAATTGCCGGTGTCGCTGAAGGAGAACGAAACGGCCGTGGACGCAGGCTGGCTGTTGCTGATGGCCTGAAAGTTGTCGCTCTGGTTCACGTCGGCGATGGTCGTCCTGACGCGCTTCATGGCGCTGGTCAGGCGGACGAACCTCTCTCCAGCCACATGGCTGTTGATCCAGCGCTCGGTGCCCTTCAGTCCCCGCAAGAAGGTCGAGACCTGCCAGAGGCCGTTCCCCCTGTCGACGACGTTGGCATATTGGACGACTTCGTTGCCGATCATGGTCACGTTCAGCGGTTGCACGAGGATGTCGTCCTCGGCGGCTGCCACCAAGTCCATGCCGTTGGCGATCCGGACCAGGAGCACGCTGGTTCGATCCCAGTAGCAGGAGACCATATTCGGCGCGAGTGTGCCTAGTGCGGTCCCCTGGGGGACGTTGATGCCGTTCGAGGCGATCGTCGTCCATGCCGAGCCCGCCGTTGGCGTCAGGATGTCCAGGCCGTAGGCGGTCGAGACTGTCGGCGCCGCCGCATCGACGAAGAGCGAGCCCCCAGACCAGCCGTTGAAGGCGCCTGAGAGCACGACGTAGAAGCCCGGCCCGTCCGTGTCGACGTCGGTCAGGAGCGGCGTGTCGAGCAGGAACGGCACCGTCTGCGAGGTCGTGGGCAGCGAGGTGTTGCCTCCGACAGCAACGTCGAAGTCTTGCGACACCTGGTCAAGAGGGTTCAGGTTCGGATCGACGTAAATGTGGTCTACAGCCGTCAGACTGACGATGCCGTTGGCCCCAACATGAACCTCCGTCACGTAATATTGGTCCATGAACGCGGCATTGACCTTGTTCGGCATCTTGAAGACGTCGGTCGGCTCCACCGTGACGTACTGGCGAGGGAACGACATCTTGTACGAGCGCCGGCCAAACATGCGATGGGCGAGCAGGTTCGAGACCGCGTTCTGCGCCACCGCGCGATCGAGCGCCACAGTCACGTCGTTGTCCTCGACGGTCTTCGAGGGCGTGTTCGACCGCATGGCGTAGAGCATATTCGGCGAATAGCTGCGCGCCGCCTCCTGATATTTCAGGTTGATCCGATACGGCAGGTCGTAATCCGACGTGATGGTCGTTTCCATCGACGGCGGCAGCGCCTCCGAGTCCTGGTGCGTTCCGAGGTCCGGTCGATTAAAAATCTGGGAGGCGCGCTTGTTGACCATCGAGAAGACGATCCCGTAGCCGGTCTCGGCCGCGTCGATCGGGAACACCTTCTGCAGCTCGCTCACCGTCTCACGGACTGAGGTGTTGGCCAGCACTGCGAAGCCTTGGAACGGCGTGTCGTCCACGTTCGAGGTAGCGTCGAACTGGTCGTCGGCCAGCCCTGACTGGAAGCACATGGACGTGATCACCTCGACGAGGCTAGTCGTCCCCGAGGGGCTGGTCTGGACCTCAACGGTCATCGACGGCACCGTGTTGCCGAAGTCCATCAGCTGCAGGTTGGTCAGCACGAAATAGCAGCAGTTCCGGAACGCTGGCACGTTGCCGATGCCCAGGTAGCCTTCGAGCAAGCCGCTCGGACCCTGCCGGTCGGACCCGAGGAAAATCTCGATCACGTCGAAGCGGTTGATCTGGGCCTCGAAAGTGTTGTTCGTGTTGATGCCGCTGAACAGCTGGTTCAGGATGGTCAGCACTTCCGGCCCCGGAAGGAGCATCTGCCCGGTGATGCCCTGCGTGTCGTCGATCGGGTGCGTCGTGACGTAGACAGCCGCCAGGTCGACGGTCAGGTTCGTGACCTCGAAGGTGTAGAAATTGTTATAGGCGAAAATGTAGGCGGATGCGGCAGCTTGCGCCACGTCCAAGCCCTCTTCGTCGATCAGGCGGGTCGCCTCCGACTGGTAGGCCGCGTCGAAGTCGATCTGCTCGCGCGCCGCCACCGTCGGGTCGATATAGAGCAGCTTCTGGTTCGCCCAGACGCGGTTGATGCGGTAGACCGGTCCCGCGCAGACCGCGACCGCGATGTCGACCGAATACGTGTACGTGTAGGTCGTGGCGCTGTTGCCTCCCCCGCCCATGCCCTTGCCGCCGCCCTTCTTGGCCGCGTGATGGGTGTGCATCGTCTCGATCAGCGGCGAGGCGAAGATCATCTGGCCAGGCACCTTGAACGTGCCCCAGACGCGCGGGATCGTGTTGCCCACCGAAACAGGCGGGACGTTGATGTTTGAGAGCCTGGAACCATACTGTGGTTTGGGCTTCGGCTGGAACAGCGACGTCAGCAGCATGCCGCCGAGGCCGATGACGAGTTCTACTGCGAGGGCGGCCATTTCAGTAGATCTCCTCTGTGCCTGGCAGGTTGTAGAGGCAGTGGAATTTCCCGGTCCAATGCCGGTTCCAGCCCTGCTCGACGACCTTGGCGAACTTCGAGAACGAATGGATGATCGTGATGCGGCCGGCGTGCTCCGCGACGAAGGCGAAGTGCTGCGGCTCGGCCGGGTGCCAGCCCCAGAACACGACCAGGTCGCCGGGGATTGGCGCCTGGCGAACCGGCTTCCACAGCTGCTCGTCACACGGCACCAGCAGCTGCCAGCCCTGTGGCATGGTCGAATAGGCGTGCGGCGCCACGACTGGATGGCCGACCCCGGCTGCGACCTCAATGAGCAGGCCAACGCAATCGATGCCGCGCTTGCCGCGACCCTGATGGCGATAAGGCGCGCCGATCCACTCGCGCGCGACCCTGATGATCTCGCGGCGGCTGACGGTGTAGGCGACTGGCAGCTCTTCGGGCTTCATGGCGTCACTTCGAGCTTGAGCTGTTGGGCGAGAAGCCCTGGTTCGAAATGTTCGGCGTCGCCAGCGCGCGCTCCTCGGTCGGCATGTCCGGGAAGGCTCGATGGTTGTCGAGATTGTTGAACGCCTGGCACTTGCTCCTGATCTTCGAGCAGCCGACGAGTGCCGTGAACGTGTCGCCCACCTGGATCGGGTTCGGGGCGATCTCCAGCATGTAGACGTAAGGCTGGGACCCCCGCACGCTGGCGAGCGAGTCGCGCACGTCGCAAGTGAAGCCGGCGTTGTCCCCTGTGAGCCAGGTCACGGTCCCATATTGAAAATAATGGCTCGGGTAGAGGCCGAGGTCGTGGTTGAAGGTCGCCTCGTTCAGGATGGCCGTCACGGTCCCCGGCAGGCTCTGGCGCGCTGGGATCGCGGTCCAAATGATCGCGCCCGTGCCGCCCCCGCCGCTCTGGAACGTGAGGAAAACGGGACCGACGAACTCCGTGGGCAACGTTGGTGGATTGCTGGTGACGATGGACCCCGAACCGAATGTGCCGATCGACTGGATCACCGTGTTTGCCGGATAATACAGGCCCCCGCACGAGACGCGCATGCCCACGGTCAGGTGGGTCGTGTCGATCCCTCGGATGATGAAATTGCTGTTCGTCAGCGCCGTCTCGATGATCACCGTGATGACCGGAGGTCCGCTGACGCCGCCATCAGGAATGGTCGCGCCGGGCGACGTGGGCCACACGGGCTCCGTGGCGCCCGAAACTGAGGTCGCGGTCGGTGGCGTCGGGTCGGCGATGATGGCACCTCTCCCGCCCTGCAGCGCGTTGTACCCGCTATTGTTGCTGCTCTTGCCGCCCATCAGATTTCAATCCCGAAAATGTCCATGACCGGCGAGATCGGATGGAACTCGGTGAAGTTGTCCTGCGCCGGCCCGACAGCGGTCTGGGTGTCGTCGTTCGGACCCAGGTCGTCGTTGCCCGAGAGCCCTTGGCCTGGCAGCGTCGGCAGGCGCTCTGACTGGAGGCCCACCTCGGTCGTGTATGCGGCCACGTACCAGAAGCCGTTCGGGACGGTCGGCTGAACGATGTCCCCGATGCCCGCGTCCGAGATCAGCCCGAGCCTGTACGTGTGGTTCGGCTGCCAGACCGGTGCAGTTACTTTCACCTTGCACCGCGCGTCGCCGAGTTGGGCCTGGCACTGGAGCGAATACTGATAACCGAACGGCAGCTGGAGCTGCTCGAACAGCGCGCGGAGCTGGACGGTGAAATCCCCCTCCTTGATGACCACCTCGCCGAAGATGCCGCCGCGCAGCGGGACGACTCCCCACTCCGGATGGAACGGGCAAATCCAGAAGACTTTGATCGCAGCGTTGTTCCACACCCCGCCGCGCAGGTCCTCCTCGGTGATCACATCGGACAGGAGCACCTGGGCCTCCAGGTTGTCGACCGAGGCGTCGGCCTTGGAGACGATCGCGGACGGGTTGAAGCCGTTGGCTGGCGTGAACAGGAGTCCTTGGTAGACGAACTCGATGTCGGACGTCGTGAAGCCATATTGCGCCCCGTCCTTGCGCGTGACGAGCCAACCCGTCGCGATGCGGGGGTTCGAAGATCGCAGCTCGGTGAACAGCGGTGAAGGGATGCTTTTCATGACGCCCTCAGAATGCGTTCGGCCGGACTTCGATCAGCTTGACGCTGTTCGCGCCGCCGACACCGTAATCCGCAATAGTCAAAGGCAGCGTGTCCGTGTCGAAGCGGACTGGCACATAGAACCAGAAGCCTGCGGTGAGCGACGACCCCGACTGCGGCGCCGGATGGAGCGACACCGTTGCGTTGGCTGTGATCTCGACCACGCCGCCGAAGCTCGCCGGGAAATTGATGTCCATCGTCGAGCCGTTAGCGGCCACCGCGCCGATGGTCGCGACTTGGGTCAGCGGCACGTTGTTCTGGGCGTTGACGAAGCCCGAGGTCGTCACCCGGTAGCCGACGAACGGCTTGAAACCGTTGAAGTCGTTGGCCACGCCGCTAAGCCGCCCGGTGTTGCCGGTGAGGACCGAGGTCGTCAGCGCGTCCGTGAACAGCTTGAAGAACGCTGAGCTGAAGGTGACGAGGCCGGTGTTCGTGTCGACGGTCCAGTTGGTGACCTCGACGCCGTTCACCCCGATGCGAGTCGTGCCGGGGATCGGACGTGTGATCGGGCGCGGCTGGGTCTGCGTCGCCGTGGCGTAGGTCTTGTAGAGCTGGAACGTCATCGTGTTGCTGTCGCCGACCGCGAACCCCTGGTCGAAGGGCGTGATGGGCGGCGCCGCGCGCGACTCGAACCGCGTCGGGATCGAGGACGTGTAATCGACATTGTCCTGATAGTTGAACGCGATAGCCCGGCCCCGCATCGAGCGGAAGAAGGCCACCAGCGCGATCAGTTGCTCCATGGTACGGACGCCATAGGCGACGTCGTATTCCATGACGGGCTGATCCCAACGCTGGGTCCGCTGATCGTCGCCCGAGTCCACGACGAGGACGTCCGTCGCGAACCGGGTCGAGCCGACAGAGTCGTAAGAGATGTCGTATGGGAACACGTCTGATACGATCACGGGAATTCTCGCATAGTTGGGCGTGTGCGTGCAGAGGACCTGCATCACCGCGCGGCCTAAATGGACGATCGGCGCTGGGACCTGCCCCATCACCTGCATGCTCTCCCGACCGAGCCGGATGGCTGGGTTGGCCGGCGCCGTTGCAGCTACTTGCAAAACTGCGCGCGTCAGCGACACGTCTGGGGGCGTGGGGACGCCGACCACCTCCAGCTTGCCTCGGGTGAACTGTGTGTCCGTGATCAGGAAGGTGACGCTCACGGCAGTTTGAACCCGATCTTAGCGCTCTGCACGAGTGAGAGCGTCCACGAGCCCCCGCCTGGCGGCGTCGTGACAATGAAGTGGGTCGCCGTGTACGAGGACGCGGCTGGGAACGCCTGGCTGTCGACTTCGACCGTGTTGTAGACCAAGGCGCTCTCATACGAACCGTCGCCGATCGCGGCCTTGCGCGCCATGACGTCTACGCTGACTGCGAGCACGTCGATGATGTCGGCGGGCAGTGTCGAGACCGTGTACAGCTCCTTCAGCCCCGAGGTGCTGCCGAAGACATAGCTGCTGTCGCCATCGGGCGCGACTTCCTTGACCGAGGTGAAATGCCCCGCGCCGCCGCCCACCTGGCTCATGGTGTTCGTGCCAGCATCGGAGGCCGGGAACACCGCATGAACGACCACGTCCCCCAGGAACGTGTTGAACAACGTGCCCGTCGTGTCGAGCAGGTAAAAGTCGTCGATAGAGCCGCCGAAGGCCGGCATAACGTTAAAGGCTCCTGGCGAGAATTCTCCGCCGACCCAATTGAAGCTGATCTGGTTGACGAGGCTCGACGTGACCTGGCCCACCGTGCTCGCGATGTTGGCGAAGGCCGTCTTTGTTGCAGAGATGGTGATGAGTTCGACGCCGTCGATCCTGAGCTTAACGGTGCCGGCGTTGGTCGGGCTCGGGACGTAGAGCAGCTCCAGGTAATACCAGGTGTTCGTCAGGACCGAGTTGACCGGGGTCGAGGCTAGGATGTCGCCGTCCTGCGTCCCGACCGAAATACCGTTCTGATCGTTCAGCCAAACAACCAGCTGCGTCGTGAACACCCCGAGCAGGTTGTTGTATTTCAGCTCGAAGATAGTGCCGAGCGCGACCGGCGAATTGAACCGGAACCCGACGATGACCCCCGGCGAGTTGCCGAACGGCAGTGTCAACGTGCCGGTGCCGACGAAATCCAGGCTGAAGCCGATGCCGCTCTGCGTGACGTTGCTTGCGCGCAGGTCCGTCGTGTTGGGGTCCACCACGATGTAGCCCTGCTGGTTCAGCACCGTCTCTATGACCGTGCCGCTTGTTGGCGAGTAGGCGTCAAACCCGTCGATCCAAAGGAGAGCCATGGTCGTTCCTCAATTATGCTTGGCGTTGGCGCGGCGCATGGTGGCGTGCGTCGTCGCTGCGATCTGGGACTGCGAGCTGCGGAAGCTGCTCGCGTTGGGCGTGTAGACGTTGACGGTTGTGTGCCCGCCGCGCGCCTGAGCGCCCGATGCCGGGTTCGTGACCGGAGCCGACCCAGCGGGGGTCGATTTGTTGGAAAGCGCAGCTGCCATGCGGCTCATGAGCGCGGTCGAGCGCTGGTCCTGGTTCTGGGTCAGCACCCGTTCGCCCTTCTGCAGGACAGCCGGGAACTCGTCGCTGCCCATGCCGTCGTGGAAACGCGGGGCGAAGTTGAAGACGTTCGGGTTGACCGAGCGCAACATGCCGGTGTTCATCGAGCCGACGACGCCGCCGGTATGCGCCGCCGAGAACAGCCCGCTGACCACGCCGCCGATCCCGCCGAGGCCACCACCGCCCCCGCCACCAGCTCCGCTCGCCAAACTGGAGACCATCTTCTCGATCGAACCCGAGAACGAACTCATGTCAGGCACCGCGCCGGCCGCCTTCGTGCCGATTTCGCCGATGCCGCTGTTCAGACTGCCGATCCCTTGCGTAGCCTTGCTGGCCGCCTGCACCTGGTCCTGCATGGCCTTGGCCTGCTCCTTGGTCTGGGAAGCGAGCTTGGCGGCCTGATCCATCTGCTGTTTGCCGCCGAACAGGTCGGCTTCCTGGTCGCGACGCTTGAGATTGATCCCACCGTTGTCGTGCTCGTGCGCCCGCATGGCTTTCTCGACGTCTTCCGTGCTGCCACTGCGCGCCGCCCTGGCCACGTCCTTCGGCAACTTGCCGTAGTTGTAGCCCATGGACGTCAGGGCGCCCTGCTGCTCTGGGCTCATGCCGTCGAACTTGTCGCCGCCCACCTGCCCGCGAACCTTCGGCATGAACTCCGTCTGGACGCGACGCTGCAAGTCTGCGTCGCCCTCAGCGCGCGAGACGGTGTCACCCTTCTGGATCGAACGGACAGCGCCGGTCTTCGGGTCGGTCGTCGTGTCAGAGCCGTAGCCGGCACGGTAATGGTTGACGTCCCACTTCGCCTTGGGTGCGAAGCCCTCGAAGCCCTTCAATGCCTTCATGGACGCGGCTAGGCCATCCCCGCCGCCCGCAGCGCCGCCCGCAGCGCCAGCCGCAGCACCGCCCGCTACTGCGTCCGAACCAATGCCACTCGCGCCCTTCAGCGCGCTCTGCGCCTTCGAGATCAGGTCTTTGACACCCATGCCACCGCTGGCCTTGAAGTCAGACCCGATGCCACCCCCTCCCGACGTGATGGCCTTGGCGATCGTGGCGATATGCGCGTCCGAGCCTATGCCCCCGCTCGCGCTGCCGCTCGGGCTGTTGTCGTTGGCTGCGCCTGCGCCAGTCGAGACCAACTTGCTGATACCTGCACTCGGAGCCGTCGCCTGGTTGCCGGTGCTGCCGGTCACGTCGGGCGCGGCGCCTTCAGCCGTGGCTCCGCCCGTCGCTGCGGTGGCCGCTGCGGTCGCGCTGTTGATGGTGACGTTCGCCGCCTGCACGGTCATGGCGGCAGTCGACATAGTGTCGGCCATCTGCTTTTCGCCGGCCCCGGCGAGCGAGCTGGTCGCGTCCTTGGCCTTGCCGAAGAGGCCGCCGAGCATCCCATTCATGCCGCCGCTCATCTGGCCTTCGATCTGCTTCCAGATGTTCTTCCACGCGCTGTCGAACAGTTGCTTGCCGAAGTCAGCGGCAAACTTCTGGAACGCGCCCTTCTGGCCCGAGAGCGCGCCGGAGATCGCGTTGCCGAGGCCAGAGCCGAAGCTGTCCTCCAGCCCCTGCATCTGGGACTGAGCCTCCTTGATGTCCTGGATCGCGCGATTGCCTCCTTGGAGCTGGCCAGCCGTCTGGTCGTCGACCTTGATGCCCTGCTTCTTGAGGGCGGTGATCTCCTGCAGTGTCTTGAGATCGGCTTCGCGGTATTGGCCGATGACGCCCAGCTGGGCGATCTCTTCCTGCTGCGACTCGACGATGGCGCCGATCGGGTCGCGCGCGCTGAGTGTGTCCTCGTCGAGCTTGGCCTTCTCGCGGTTGTACTCGCCCTGGCTCATGTTGCCGGCGTCGAGGTTCTTCTTCAGGAGCATGAGCTGGTCGTTATAGCTCTGGATCGAGGCAGCCTGCGGGTTCAGGGCCTTGAACTGCGCTGTCCGCTCCTCGATCTGCTTGGTCAGCTCCAGGACCTGCTTGTACTGAGCGATCTGCGCGTCGGTCCAGCCTTTCGTCTTGGCGACGGCGGCGATCTGCTGGTCGATCTGCAGCTGATCCTTAGACGTCTGGGAGATCGCGGCGGCAGCGGCGAGCTGCTGGTTGGCCGTGGTCATGTCCTCGGCGAACGACTTATTGTGCTCAGCCGTGTTCGTGGCCTTCATCGCGCCGCGCATCTCGGTCTCGTCCGAGGCGCTGAAACGCGGGTTCGAGCGACGTGCGTCGGCAACCGCCTTCTCGATCGCGGCTTGCTCCTGCTGGACCTTCGTATAAGCGGTCGCGGCCTGCAGCTGTTCGCGCCAGCTGTCCCGCATCTTGTTCATTGGGTCGAGCGCCCGGATTTTCTCCGCGACGATGTTCTTCTCGATCTGCAGCTGCTCGCTGGAAATTGTCCTTTGGTCAGCCGGCAGCGCCTGCAGGTTCTTGATGGCGTCGAGCTGGGTCTTCAGCTCGCCCAATTTCGTCTCGTAATCGTCCAGGCCCTTGAGCGCGCCTTCCCACATGGCGGCTTGCGGGTTGCCACCGCCACCATTGTCGTTGGCCCCCGACGTCGAACGCTCAGCCTGCCGCCCGCGCGCCATGCCGGACGGGCTGTTGCGGAAGCTCTCGTCGTCGGCCTCGCGCTTGGCTCGCTCTTCCTCTTCCTGCTTCTTCTGAGCGTCTTGCTCAGCGCTATTGACGCCCAGCACGTGGCTGCCGACCCAGCTCATGCCCTGGCCGATGGTCGTGTTCTGACGGAAGCTCTGGACGCCCTGCTTGACGCTGTCAGGCAACACCGAGTTCAGGAAGCCCCCGGCCAGGATGCCTGCTTCACGCGCGGCGAGGAAATAGGTCGTGATGGACAGAAGGCGGCCGGCAAGCCCGGCGAAGCCCACCTCTGCGGTGCGCGCGGCTGCGCCTGTCGCTGCGATGCCTTCAGCTGCGGCGGCCGAGCCTGCGGCGACATGCGCGCCTTCGAGAGCCACCAGCTCCTCAGCGTCCCTGAAGGTCATCATCACCTTGGTGACGACACCCAGGATGCCGCTCATGCTGCGGAGGGTCCCCATACCGGTCAGGATGACTTCGGTCAGGAACTTGAATGCGGTCGCGGCGGCGATGAACATGGGCACGCCGATCAGCAGCCCCGCGACGACCTCCTTGATTGGCTCAGGCAACGCTTCGAACGCGTCGAAAAGCATGTGGATGTCGGCCACGGCCTGCTTGATGACGGGCAGCGCCAGCGGCTCTGCGGCCTTGCCGATCGCGATGCCGAAATCCTCCACCGCCATGGCTGCGGCGTGGAACTGCCCGGTCAGCGTGTTGGACAGCGCCTCTGCGTCGTCCTTAAGCTTGGTGCTACCTGCCGAGTTGGCAGCGGCGTCCATCTTCTCTTTGACCTGGTCGAGCTGCTTGGAGAGCGCGATGAACGTTGTCTCTGTCATGCGCCCCGACAGGTTGAACTGCTTGAGGAACGCATCGACGCTGCCACCCGACGCCTGGACCTTCCGGATCGCCTCCTCGAACTTGATCAGGACCCCAGACGGGTCGTTCTTCTGCATCTCCTTGAACTGCTCGGCCGTCATGCCAAGCGCCAGCGACATCTGCCCGAGCTGGTCGGACATCTTGTCGTTGGTCGCGAGCTTTTCGAACTCCTGCATCGCCTGGCCGACCGCCATGCCCGCCGTGCGCGAGCGTAGCCCGAGGTTCCCCAAGGCGGACGATAGGGCGAGGGTCTTCTCCGACGACAAGCCCATGCCAGCCGTCATCATGGTCAGGGCTTGGGCGGCCTGCATGAGGCCCTCACCGCCGTCGCGCGTCTTGTTGGCCAGCTCCGCGAACACCTCGCCGAAATGCTTCGCGCCGTTAGCGCTCTCGCCGGTCGCAGCAAGGATGGTCGACATGCCGTGCTCGATCGCCGACGTGGACATGCCGGTGGCCGTGGCCAGCTGGCTGACGGTGGTTGTGAACTCCTTGACCTGCGTGCCCGAGACGCCGAGGCGCGTGGCCTGCAGCGCGACATTGGCGAGTTGGCCGGCTGTCTGATCTAGGCTGTGGCCCGCCAGCTCTTCGAGCGTCCCTTGAAGCCCGTCGAGCGAGGCTTGGGTCTGACCAGACACCTGCTGGATGCGGGTCATGGAGACTTCGAGCTTGGCCCAAGCGCCCAACGTCTCGCGGCTCATCTCATTGGCCGTCCACACAGCGGCAAACGCCTCTGCGGCTTCCTTGGCCTTGTTGACGAGATGGTCGAGGCTGGCGCCGTGCTCTTTGGCGGCAGAGGACGCGGTTTGGTGAGCTGCGCTGGAGGACTGAACCGCGCCCGCAAATCCGCGAATGACGGCCGAAGCCTCATCGCGCATTTTCAGGAGAAAGCTCAGCTCACCCGCGTCTGACATCGTGTTTGTCCCGCTCCGCTACTATCGGGGCCAGTTGCCTGGCTCGATCCTCTCCTACGTGGCTCCGGTCGACCTCGACCCCGTCGCACTCCGCATTGACGTTGTCGAAGATGCGGAACAGCGCGATGGCCTTGTTCGACTGGTCTTCCAGGCCGCCGGCTTGCGGCAGATGGCCCTTCTTGTAGAACCCGTAGTAGAAGAGGATTTTGCTCCAGACCGGCCCGCGCTGTTTGATGTCTTGGCGCGGACAGGCCCAGCTTTCCTCGTCGTCTACGGTCATGGGGAGCATGGACGGCTTCGACCAGGCCCACCAAATTCCATCAGCGTCTTTCGCGGCGTTGGGGTCTTCTTCCGAAGAGACGAAGCGGCTCGCCTCACATCCCCATTCCGTTTGACGCTTGCACTTGTGACACTGCCGCTCGGGCATCAACCGGATCGCGGTTATGCCCCGACGGAGTTTTTTTCCTCTGCCCGCGAGACCTCGCTGATGCGCTTGACCTCGCTCGACAGCTCCTGGATCAGCCGTATGCCCAAGGCGTTCATGGTTTCCTCGGAGACCACGTCGTACTTGCGCCCGTTGACCACGGCTTTTTCGGTTTTGTAGACGACCTGGCCGCCCTTGCTGTCCGCGAAGTTGACGAAGCCCATGAGGCCGTGGCGGACGGTCTCAAGGTTGGTCGCATTGACCTTGGTGTGGATGCCGACTTCATCGGAGCCGGACTTGCCGGACAGGGACGAGGCGTTGTCATAGATGTGCCCCATCAGGAACACGTCCAAACCACGCAGCTTGAATACGGTTGCGCCGGGTCCGATCTCGAACTCTTCGACGAACTTTTCCTTTTCCTCAAGGCCGGCAGCGAGATCGGCTTCGCTCTGCTTGACGGGCTTTTTGACGAGCTTCTTGGCGGGATCAAGGATTGAAACGTAATCGAGCTGGTCGCTCGTCGTCATCGCAATTAGGGCCATGGCTGCCTCCTGGGCTGTATGGCGTTGGTCGATGGCAGCACACTAGCTCTTTGCAGTTAGCTGCACAAGTGGCTATTTGAACGGGAGGCCGCCGTGCGCGAAAATGTTTCGGCTCTCGGCCTTATCGGCGACAGCGAAATGGACCTTGGCGGGAGCGTGCTGCTTGGCGACCGCGTGAGCCGCGCCGTAAGTCAGCTTGACGGCGAGTATCTCTCCGAGGTTCCCCTCGTGATCGCCCTTCTGCACGACGTAGACTTTGACCTCGTAGGCCATGTCGCCCCCGTGCAGCTACTTGCAAAATGAAAGAGGCCGGAGTTTCCCCCGGCCCTTTTCAGACTAGCAAAAATAAAACGTGGCCTCATCATTGCCCAGCGAGCGGGCGAACCGCAGGCCAGCGTCGTAGACGAGGATGCCGCTTCGATCGCCGTAGGTCATGCCGGAATACTGCACGTTGGCTGCGAGCATCCACACCGTGTTGCCCGCGACGTTGCCGACGCGCATCTGGAAGGGCATCTCCTGGGCGGCAGCGAACTGGCCCCAGAAGTCGTTGTTGGCGACGAGGTCGGCTTCGGGGTTGATCCCGCCTTCGGGCTTGCGCGCCACGATGCGAGTGCCGTTGTAGCCGTCTTGCGCGTTCACGTCGGGGCGGATTTGGACGTCGTTCATCTGGTTGAAGGTGAACTTCTCGACCGTCGCCTTGAACGTCCCGATCTGGAGCCGCGCGAACTGCACCTGCGCAGGCAAGGTCCGCTCGAAGATCGGCGGCGGGTTCGGATCGTCAGTCGGTTCGACCCAGCTGCCGGTGAATATCCACTTGATGGTCGCGAAGTTGCCGGCCTGCGCGGTGATGTCGAAGGTGCCGAACGTGCCGGGCATGACGTGCTTCACGCCGTCCTTGTGCATGACGAGGGTCGCGCTCTCGAAAACGTCCGAGATCGGGTCGAGCGACCAACCAGCGGGCATCAGCCATGCCGACCAGGTCTGACCAGCTGTGAGGCTGCCCGCGAACACTGGCGTGATGGTCAGCCCCTTGGTGCCGATCGTGAACGGCGTCGCCGAGGTGACGACCGCTGCCGCTGTCGCTTCTCCGAGCGTGTCCGAGGTCACAGCGATCTGGGCGGTGCCGGATGGGCCGGCGACCGTGCAGGTCAGCTGATACAGGATCACGTCGGTGTTGGTCGCGAGGTCCACGCCGCCCTGTAGGGTGGCATGCGCCCAGGAGCCTTCCGAAGAGCCGATTGGCGTGTAGGTCGTCGCGACGCTGTTATACGACGCGCCGATCGCCGGAGCCGTCGCCGTGAGCGTGGTGCCGGTCGAGGTCGCGATGACCCCGTCAGGCTGCTTCACCGTCGCCGCAGCGTAGGCAATGCCCGCGCCTGGGCCGAGGTTGGCCGCGTTCATCAGGTTGGCCAAGCCAGCCGCCTCGTTCGCGCCAATCCAGACGTTACCGTCCACGTTGGTCAGCGACGCCTGGAAGGTGTACGCCTTCGAGCCGATATGGACGATGTCGCCAGTGGCGAACTGCGCCGTTGCGGTGAAGACGTCGGAGGCCGTCGCCCCGGCGCCAACCGGCGTCCAGGTGATCTCGACCGGGTACGTGCCCGAGTCGTATGGCCCCTTGACGACAGGGCCGCGATTGCTGGTGAGCGCGTAACCGCACGCCCGGAAGAGGCGGGTGATCAGCGCGGGGACCATCGACGCGGCGGTGTTCGAGTTGCCGTTGCTTCGCAGCTCGGTCTCGAACTCCATGGAGGCGATCTTGCGGCCGATGATGATGGGCATCGGCGACAGGTCGTTGCGGACGAAGTTTCGTTCCAGGACGTTCGGCTTGATGGTGAACATCGGGTTCGAGATCAGGAAGCCGTCGTTGACCCCGACCGCCTGGGGCGTGTTGTACACGCTTTCCATGGCGGCCTGGAGGACGGCCTTGCGGGTCAGAAGGACAGACATCGTTCAATTCCTCTTGTGTGAGTGCGCGATGGCTGCCCTTAACCTGCGATGACCAAGAGCGGCTTGGTCGTGACCATCATCGCGTTCGCCGCGTTGATGACCGTGGCGATGGAGGCGATGTTGCTCGCCGTCCCAGCCAACCAAGTGGTCACTGCCGCGTTGAGGAGCGTGACGTTGGTCACTCCGCCGACGCCCGTTCCCGTGGAGGCAATCGCCGACAAGGTCTGGCCGACCACACCTCCGAGAGCATCGACGCCGAGCGGCGGGACGTTGTCGAAGTTGCGGGCCAGCGACGAGACTGCCGCTCCAAGGCTGGAGAGCGAGTTGCTGACCACCGTCATGCGCGCGAGTGCCGTGGCCTGGTCGACCGCGACTGTGCCGGTCGAACCGTCAACCGCAGTCAGAGCAGCGATGGCCGCCAAGGTCGAGGAGACCGTGCCGCCTGAGTTGTCGACGACCAGAGCCGCCGACGGCGCGCCCGCTTCGAGAGCGAGTTCGTTGTAGGCGAACGCCAGCGAGCTGACTGCGTTCTTGATGACGCCGAGGACGGTGTCGAACCCAGCCTTGGGAGCCGAGGTCGTCGCCGCGCCGGCCGCAGGCGCCGGGGATGCGTTGGCTGCGAGCACCGCAGCCGAGGTGCCCGTGGTGCTGTCGGTCAGAGCGAACGTGGCCGCCGCAGGGACGTACTTGTTATACGTCGCCGCGAGCGAAGCGAAGGCGTTGGCGACCGACGCCAGGAACGTGGTGGCGTCCGTGACCAGGACCGAGTTCGTGCCGTCCGCGCTGGAGGCAAGAGCCGGGATGGCCTGGAGCACCACGAACGGCGTGGTATCATTGTGCTTGAAGGTTCCACCAACGACCGGGGCGCCGATGGCGACCAGTATTTCATTGAGCGCCTGGCGCAGCTCGTAGATGTTCGTCTTGACCGCGACCGTAGCGGCAAGAGCCGAACCGTAAGTGACGGTCGAGCCAACCACCGCGCCAGTGCCCGACGTGTCTTGCGCCGGGACGGTGTTGGCCGCAGCCTGCGTGCCTTCCGTGTAGCTAAGGATCGGCAGGCCGAGCAGCTTGCGGGTGGTGTTCAGGGTGTTCATCATGACCAGCGTGGCGTTCTTGGTCTTGCCGAGCGAGGTCGTGAGGGACGCGGTCGCTTCGCCGAGCGATGCTGTGACCGTCGAAGAGGGCGGCTGCACGAAATTGGCGACGGCGCCGAGCGTGCTGGTGCCAGTCGAGTTATCGGTGAAAGAGCTGAGGGACGCGCCCCAAACCTTGTTCTGAGCTGTCGTCACGAGCATCTGGCGGATGATGTTGGCGAGCCCGGCCTTCTCACGACCATAGACGTGGCTGAGGGCGGAAAACTGGCCGGTCTTAACTTTCACGGAGAGTTCGGTCACTGGAGCACCTTTTCCTGTTGTGGTGCGCCGGGGGCTAATTCCGGCTCCAAGCTATGTGCAAGTAACTGCACGCAGCGAACCGGGTCAACCTATTTTCCGAAGCCTGGCGCAGAACGCAAGCCAGGGATCAGGTCGGCATGTCGTTGCGCGGGTCCTGCTGCCCATAGCGATATTGCACCACGGCGACGCAGACTCCATGGGGTGCGCGGTCGCCATACGTGATCATGTCGACTTCGGAATTGACGACCTTGGTGTCGATCGCCAGGCCGCCCCAGCCCCGGTCTTCCGTGAGCTTGCGCTTCACGACCGTGAGCGCCTCTTCGATCATGATGCCTGGCGCCGTGTCGTCGCTGTTGATCGTCACCCGGAATTCGACGTTGACCGTCAGGAAGCACATGACGAACGGCATCTCGAACGCCTCCTTCTCGTGACCGGCCACGATGCCGAGCGAATATCGCTTGCGGTTATCGGCCTTCATCAGCGGGCCGATCGCCACCGTCCCGAAGGTGATCCCGTATGGGTCCTCCGGCGGATGGAACGCGTCCATGGCCGAGAAGGAGTTGGCCATGGCCCCCAGGATTTTGAGCCTGATCGAAGTCATGTTGGCGAGCGGGTTGCGATCACTCTCGGCCATGGTGTCAGCCCTTCTGGACGGCGCGGACAAGGTCGTCCATCGCGCGGTTGACGAAGTAGGGGACCCCGGCTTCGATCGTCGTGCGCATGTTCAGGCGCGGCGGTAGCGTGACGGAGGTCTTGAGGACGTAGAGCGGGATGATCTGGGTCCCGCGCTTCTGGAAGATGAGCAGGTTGCCGGCCTTGGACCGCGCGCAGAACGTGTTGGGCCAATTTCGGGGGCTGGACTGCAGCGGGCGCCCCGAGCCATCGAGCGCGCTGGGGAGCGGGATGCAAAGGAACTTCCCGTTCTTCGCGCTGATCGTGCCGCCGGTCTCCTGGATGCGCGCGTATGGGATGCCAGGCGCCCCGATCTCGCCCTCAATCGTCGCGAAGGTTGAGCCGTTGACTTTGACGCTGCCGGCGATCGCCGCGATCAGGTCGCCGCTGCGCTTGGAGAGCGAAGTCGCGCTCGTGCCGCCGGGCCACGCCCCACCGTCGCGCGTTGCAATTGCCTGCACGACTTGGGTGAGGAACTCGCGCATCGACTTCGAGAGCTGGGAGGCCGCGCCGTCCCAGTCCTTCTCCAGGACCTTGTAGAACTCCTGAAGGCCCACCGCTGCGTCGTTGAAGCGCTGGCCTCGGAAGTCGAATTCCATCGTGAAGGCGGTCGACATGGCTGCCCTCAGATGGGCAGGATCGACATCGGTGCGTACCGCATTTTGCGGCCGAGCAGCGAGTTGAGGGTGAGGCCGAGCAGCTTGGTGTCGACCTTGATATCCGCCTCGGTCAGCGACGGGCTGTCGGAGAGGGCGATCATTGCCGCGATCTTAGCGGCCTGCTGCAGCCACGTCGGCACAGCGCTGATGAGGTAGCTGTTCGGCAAGCTGGGGTCCACCGGAAAGCCGGCGGTGTACGTGATCTGGACATATTGGTTGCGGTAGGGGTTCCGGATGTCCCGGATGACTCCCTTCTCAGCTTCGAGCGTGACGAACGCAGACAGGTCCGGAGTCGTGTCGGGGGTGGGCGTCCCGACGACGGGGTTGCTCCACGATCCGAGGGGTGAGGCCGTGCCGTAGAGCGCGTCGATGCTGCTGTTCGCGTAGATTGAGGTCAGGCTCGTCACGAACGCGCGATTGAGCCTGAACTCTGTTTGGAAGACGCGGCCCTGCCGATAGCGGGGCTCTGTCACGAAGAAGGTGTCGGTGAACGTCCCCTGCTCAAACTCCGTATCCATTGCAGCCGCCAGCTGTTGCTCGGCCGCATCAAGCGCCTGCACTGCTGCAAACGTGATGTCGGTCATAGCGTCGAAGCCGAGGTCACTCAGGATGTCGGAGACTTGAGCGAGGAGCATTACATGTCCACCGAGTTGGCGGGAGGGCGAGTGAAGTGCAGGTTCGTGCGCTTGACGCGATCGAGCTTGGCCTGCGCAACGTCGGCGGTCGTGATCGGCGTGAGAGCGGGCTTGTCGTCACGCACGGCGCTCCGGCGCATGGCGGCGTCACGCTCTTCTTCTGTGACAGCGATGCCGGTGCGTTCGCTGAGGACCTTGATATTGGCCTTGCCGGTGGCTTCGTCGAAATTTCCGTCGTCCGGCTCAAGCAAGCCGATCGCTTCCTCGATCATGTCGAGGCGCCGAGCCGGGCTGTTGACCGCGTCGACTTCGCCCGAGGGCTCGCCGAAAATCTCGAACCGGTCGTCGCTAAGCAACGCGTGCTCCAGCGCAGGGTTGGGCTTGACCGGTGTCCGGACGCCCTTGTTGAAGACGTGACCGTGCTTGTTCAGGCGGGCCGGGCCGTGCAGAACTACTTCCATTTGGTGCTCCTCACACATCGTCCGTGGATGCGACTTCGTGGACGTCGAGGTCCATGCCGGAGTGGACGTGGAACACCCGGCTCTCGCCCGGCTTCAAGACGTGTGCGATCTCGCTCACGACGAACGGATACGCCAACGTCTTCTCGGTCACCCGGATAGGAAGACTTCCGTCCGCCTCAACTGTCACTTTCGATGTCACGCGACACTCCTTTGTCGAGAGCGGCCCCTGACGAAAAAGGGGCAGGCCCATTTACGGACCCTACACCACTCGTCAAATGCAATCAACTGCACTTCTGCTTCCAACTGACCAGGCGATGACAATTCGCGCACAATGTCTCCAGATTGCCCGGATCGTCGTTTTCGTGGTTCCCGTCTTTGTGGTGTACGTCCAGCTGGCACCTATGCACCGGCTCGAACCCGCATCCCGCGCAGATCAATTTCTTATGCTTCCGGTAGCCCGCCGTGTGCCTGGTGTCCGGATTACGCTCGATCCCGTACGCACGCGAATGACAGGCTGGGCACTCTGCCCGAAACCTGCCGTCGCCACGACTCATCTGCAGGCGCCCGCAGCGGTTGACGCACAGGCCGCGAACCGTTCCTGGTTCAGGCTTTCGTCGCGCGCTCACGGTGGCACCATATAAAAAAGGGGCAGGCCCGAAAGCCTACCCCGCTATGCAGTTAATTGCAACGGTTCGTTTAGATCGTCTGAATGTTCTCGTACGCGACGAGCGCCGTAGCTTCCTCGATCTGGAAGGCAACGCGGGCGGTCAGGACGATGATGTAGACGCGGGCAGTGATGTCCTTGTCGAACTCCATCGAGACCTGGCGCTGGATGCCGAAGATCAGGTTGGCAGGGTCCGTGTAGAGGCCGTTGCTCTCGGGCATGAGAGCGACCGGAACGACCGGCGAACCGAAGGCAAACGTCGAAGTCGTGCCCTGGGTCATCTGGTCGCCGAGCGCCGTGCCGCGATCAGCCAAGGTGTCCCGATACTCGGTCTCGTTGTTCACGGAGACGAAGTGGTTGAGAGCGGCCTTGTTGCGCTGATACTGCGACGGCATCGTCTTCAAGCCCTGCTTGAAAATCGACTTGTTGATCGACTGCCCGGCCGCGTCGAAGACGTTGCCGTTGGTCAAGCCGTTGTTCAGCCAACCAGCGAACTGGCTGAGGAACGCCTGGTCGCCCGCGTCGGCGCCGTTGGTGTAGCCCAGGTTCGACAGGAGGCCCAGCTCTTCCATGTCCAACGCAGCGCGCTCGGCGATCAGGTCGATGATCGTCTGGCGGAGGCCGGCCGGACCGGTGTTCGGCAGTTCGTTGCCGGCGGTCGTCGCACGCTCGATGTTGTCTTCCATCACGTCGTACGGGATGCGCACTTCAGCGATCTGCTCTTTCGTGTTGAGCTGGATTTGGCTGGTCGTGGGCTTGGCGCGGGTGCCGAGCGTGCCGTCGTTGGCCGCCAGAGCAACGCCCGACGTCGCGGCGCGAAGGATACGCGCTCCGAAGCCGATCTTGTTGATCTTGCGCTCGGGCGAAATCATCTCGACCACGCGGCAAACGCGGATCAGCGTCGGCTGCTTGATGAGCACGCGAATGAACGCGGCGCCCTGTTCGGGGTTGAGTTCACCACCGTTGGTGGCTAGGTCCGCGATGGCGAGGTCGGCCTTGCGGAGCAGGCTTCCGTTGCTAGACATATCATCTCCTATCGTGCAGACAACTGCACTCGGTTCCTGGTTAAAAAATCCGCTTTTTACGCGGTCCTGCGACGGCCATAGCCCGTGTCGAGAAGCGGCGGGGCTCCGTCGGACTTGGTGGTCTTCGCCCAAGTTTGACGATCGTCTCCGCTCTCCGCGAACACGGTCCCGTTGAGGGCCGCGTCGGTCTTCTTCGCCATGCCGGTCACCTCATCCACCCTCACGGACAGATCAGAGACAGACTTGGTCACGCCGGCAACGCTCTCCTGGACGCTCTTAGCGAGCGCCTGGATTGCGACCATGATGGCCGTCTCAGACTTGAGGGTCTGAACGTCCTTCTCCTGCGCGCCGGCACCGGATTGGGCTTCGGGGAGAGTTTTGCCCTTCCCGTCCTTGCCGATGTCGGCGTCGCCGTCGTTCTTGGTCGTCGGGGCCAAAAGCTTGGCCGGGACGCCTTCAGTGCTTAGGGTCGCGCCCTTGGGCTTGCTGAGGCCATCGGCCCCAACTTCGTCCGTGACGGTGTCTCGATGGTCGAGCTTGCTGTCGGCCGCAGCCTGGCGCGCGCCTTCGCCGCTGGCTCCGACCGTGCGGACCTCAGCGAGGTTGGCATCCTTGGTGGTCGGCGCCTTGACCTTGGCCGGAACGTCGCTCTGGGCGCCGTTGGTCGAGTCGTCGTCTTCCATCTCGGTCGCCTTGGTGAGGGCAAGCATGGCAGCTGCGATCGCGGCCTTCTTGGCGTTCACCTTGGCGGGGAGGCCGGAATTGTCTCCCGACACGCGCTCGCCGGGGGCCGCATTGATCTCTTCGTCCTCGTCGTCGTCCGTGGCGTTGGGGTTGGTCCCCGTGCCCGCGCCGAGTTCGACGCCAGCTCCGGTGCCATTCTTGCCTGCATCGGCCTTGGCGGCGCGCTGTGGGCCTTTGCCTGCGTCTGCGCCGGGCATCAGCGGGTCCTTCGCGCCGGGATCGCCCTCATCGGAGAGGGTCTTGCCGTCCGAGGACTTCTTGGCCTTGCCGTTGGCCTTGCCGTTGGCCTTGTCGCCGAGGCCGTCGCCGGTCTCCTGGTTGGTGCCGGCCGCGCCTTCTGCGTTGCCAGAGCCGATCTTGAGGAGCTGCTCAGCCTTGAAGATGTTGGCCGGGAGGACCGCCGCGAGCAGCTCGACGTGAGCCGCAAAAGCTTCGCCTGCCTTCGCGATAGCGTCGCGGGCGAGCGCCGGGGTCTCTGCCTTCGCGATGGCGTCCGCCACGAGGAAGTCATGCTCAGCGCGCGCGGCGCCGAAGCCGTTGACCGACTCGGAAGCGGGGAACGCCTTGCGGAGGTTGGAATTGGTGATGATGACGGCCAGGCTCTCGTCCAGCTTGACGAGGACTCCGCCTTCGCTCTTGGCGCCTTCCGCGACGAACGTGAACATGCCGTCCTGCTCGGACTTCTTCAGCGCGCCGGGGAGGAGCACCTTCAGGACCTCGGGGGCGACTTCAGACTTGCTGATGATCGCGACGACGGTGGGGACCAGGTCCGCCTTGTTCAGGAAGCGCCGGCCGAGAGAGTAAAGGTCCATGGGTTCGTCCTCTGACTTTGTGATGCGGAACGGAATTCGGTTGGCTCCGTGCTTAACGAAAGCAACGAAGTCGACGTCCGTGTTCGTCAGCTCTGTGGCCTTCAGGTCAAGACGAGGCATTGAGAACACCCTCTACGAACGAGAACCGGTGGCTGTGCGCGGGAACGCCCGCTCGCTCAGTCGCCGTGCCTCGTGCAATCTTATGCACGTGTCCGTCTCGCCCCGGATCAGTCGTCCCACCCAGGAAGTTGCCCGCGCGGTCGAACTTGACTGTGAACACGTGGCTATGGTCCGAGACCTCGGTGGTCTCTCCTTTGAGCAGCTCGGGCATTTCGACTGAGAACACCGAGTCCGTGCGGACCCCGAACCCATCAAGCGAAAAGCCGTTCAGCTCTCCAGACTTCACCATCTGCCAGACGCCCTGGTCAGGGACTTTGACGCCCAAGACCCAGCTACCCGGAATAAAGACAGGGTCATCGTCACGTGCGATGAAGCTTTCGACCACGTAGGAGCCGTTTGGCGTCTGCGTGTGGTTCGTGTCGATGTTCGACAACGCCCCCTTACGCATGAAGTTGTAGGCCATCTTCTTGATTTCGTCGGGTGACATGAAGTCGCCCTGCGAGTCCGGAAAACCTGGCGCGTACACTTCGCCGAATACGACTTGCTCCTCACGATCGAGCTTCTTGATCTGGACCGCGTCCTGGACCGTGATCGCCTTCCGGGTTTTCACCAATTGGGCAGTCACAGTCACTTGTCCGAACCCCAGATCACCTCACGTGCAAATAACTGCACACGAAGAGACGTGACACATCGAAGCGAGGGGGGCAACAGGCGCGTGCAAGTAATTGCACACCTTGGCGCAGAACGCGAGCCAAGCGTAGTTTAGGCGTCGCGGTCCAGCGGAGCGTTCATGTCGTTGGAAACACCGGAGTCAAAGGAGACGTTCGAGCTGTCTTGTTGGATGTCGTCGTAGTCCTGGGCGTCTCCGGCCGGCGTCTGCGCGCGCCTCTTTTTCTTCGGGACGTTGGGGCCTTCGGTGATGTCTTCCTTCGCCACCGCCTTGGACTTCCACGCCTCGATCATCTCTTGCGCTTGGTCGTAGTCCCCTTCCTCAAACGCTGCATCAATGTCTGCGAATACGTGGGGATCGGTGACTTCGAAACGATCCCAACCCAATTGTTGGACATCGTCATCGTTCCACTCGTTCCCTCCATGCCCGGCTGCCCCGGCCCCGATGTCGACGGCCGCTCCACCCAAGTCGTCTTCGTCCCCACCGAAACCTCCTACGCCTGGCGCAGTCAACTGCACGTCGCCGTCCTCGACGAGTTCCATCATGCCCCGGCAGAACGGATGGTATGGCGGCGCGCCGTAGCCGTTGCCCTGCAGCTCATCCGCGTCCACACCCAGCACGTCGGCCAGTTCGGGCCAAGGCGCGATAGAGGCTAGCTCGGCCGGATCGCTGGTGCCCAGGGCCTGGAGCGTGCGGCCATATTGCTGATCGACGTCGAACTCCATGCCGTTCATCTGCATGCAGACCGGGCAGGTCTTGTCGTCGAGCACCTCGTCCACCCGATACTTCGAGTGGCCGGACGCCTGCGCTTGCGAGAGGAAGCCGAGCGAGACCAGGCGGGAGGTGGTCATGCTGGCGCCGAGGTCGATCGCCACCTTGCCGCCGTTCTGGACCGCGTCGTTGAGCTGGGAGATCAGGTCGATCTCGGCCTTCTCGACGATGTCGGCCGCCCAGTCGTCCTCGATCTTCTCGAACACCTCCGGGCCGAACACGAGCGGGCCGTGATAGGTGGAGTCCACCGGGACCCAGTCTTTCCAGCTGAGCGTGACGTGCGGCTTATATTCGTCGAAATCGTAGCTGGCACCGCCGACCGCCTCGAAGTGCTCGTGGCGGGCCAACAGCGCGTCCGAGTGAAACGTCAGCACCGCCGCCTTGCCGAACTGCAGGACGTCGCGGTCGAACGCGGGCGAGACGATTAGGACGCTCGGGTCCGGATCGAAGAGGGTCCAGTCCACGGGGGTCTTGCTGTAGCAAATCGTGACGTGCATGTCGTCCGGCTGCAGGCAGGTCTCGAACCCCTGGCCCTTCGCCCAAGCGATCACTTGCTCGGCGTTCTTCAGCGGCCGGTAGACGTAGAGCGTCTCAACGACTGACTTCTTTGTCCGAAGTTTGCGGGATTTTTCGGACTGCTCGGGCTCTAGGAGGCCCCCGGTCTCTGCCAGCTGTTCGGTCGACAGGTCGTCCTTCGCCGCGTAGCCTGCCTGGCCGTAGAGCTTCTCCTGCGCGCGCGCCGTCTCGCCGTCCTCGTCAGGCTCCGGAGGATATTCCTCGTCGGTCTGCCGGTCCGGTCGCTTGGAGGGCTCGTCGTAGATCGAGTCCTTCTGCATGTGCGCGCGGGGGTCCGCCACCTTCATGGCTGCGATCTTGCCGTGCAGCTGCTTGCGGACGAAATCGGAGGCGTCGTGCTCGATCGCGTGCTCCAGCTGGTCGATCGCCGTGTGCAGCTCCTTGGGGATGACCTTGCCCTTGGTGAACTTGGTCGTGGAGACGTCCCCCGTCACCCGGTGGGCGCCGAAGAGCAAGGCGGAGGTCGCCAGTTCTTCGAGCTTGGGCCGGACGGATTGAACCACACCTTTGAGCGTCAGCTCATTGGCGAGCGTCTCCGCGCCGGCCCAATCCTTGGCCTCAAGCTTCTCACGCAGCTTCACGAACACCGAGGACGCCAGACGGTCCCACTCGGCGTGCATGGCTGCGGCCATTGACCGCTCAATGGCGAGGAAGGCTTTGGGTTCGATCTTCACCGTTAGCTCGCGAAAACCTTCGTGTGGTGGTAATCGCTGCCGTCGGTCGTCGTAACCATCGGGTGGTTGACGCTCGCGACGGTTTTTGTCTCGCCGTAGCGGGTCTTGACCTTCTGGCCTTTATTGAACTTGTCCTCAGCACGGGGTCCTTCCCCGCCGCCTGAGCCGAACTTGCCGTCGGCATCGCGGGGCTGATCGCCCTTTTCCATCCGTGTGAAGTGGGTCATGGTCGTCTCCGCTGCAAGCACTTGCACTTTAGCCATGCAGGCGCCTGCGTCCCGTTACTTTCAGTTCCCACATTTGCTCAATTCGCCAGCTTGTCCAGCGCACGCGCGCGCTTGCTTGAGATGGGGTGCCGCCGCTGCCTTGTCGGCCCCGTTTCCGAGGGAGTTGGCCGCCGCGCGGTAGTGGCCCGCCGCAAGCTTGTGCTGGTCAGCGATCTGCTGATGCTCGTTCGATCGCTTGGGCATATTGGCCATCGCGGTCTGGTTCGAGATGTTGCTGTGCAGGTCGGACTCGCGATCGTGGCGATCGGCGATCTCGTTCATGTGGCTGGCCGGCGACGGCTGGGGGTATGCTGGCATCGACTGCCCGGCCGCGCCTGCGTCCGCCCCGCCTTGGTCGCCCGAGAAGAAGTTCGAGTCCTTGACCATGCGCGCCGCGCGCGCCGGTGGAACCCTAGCAAAATGCGTCATGGTGCTCTCCTATTGAAGTGCAAGTGATTGCACGGATTACGCGCCGAGGGCCTTGATGGCTTCGACGGCCTTGTCGATGTCGGACTTCTGACGCTGCGCCGGCTTCCCGCCGCCTGGCGCCGCTCCTGCTCCCGGCTGAGGTGCTCCGGCTCTGCTTCCGTCGCCGAACCCAGTCATCTGCTGGGGGTTCTGGAGGTAGCCGCCCATCATGTGGTTCTGGACGCCGATGCCCGCATATTGCTGCGACATGTTCGCGTGGAACTGCGCCTCGTCGGCCTTGCCGGCCTGGGCCGCCTTCTCGCAATTGTCGATATGCTCGCGCGCGGCGTCGAACGCCATGCCGCCGAGCTTCTTCTGCGATCCGGCCGGACCCAGCTTGAACTGACCCGTCGGATGCCGCTCGTTCTCGGCCTTGATCAGGCCCTCGACCAGAGGGTCGACATGCGACTCGCGCAGCATCTCTTCCTTCTTGACCTTGTCGAAATTCAACATTGTCGTCTCCTCAGTGGCTGTGGCCGCAGCCGGCCATGACGTCCATCGTCGCGCTGGCGAGGGCTGCGAGACCCGCCGGATCGTAGGTGGTGTCGACGAACGCCAAGTCGGCGGTCGCCGCGTCGAACTGAGCCCGGCTGTCCTCGTCGAGGCCGCCGATGATCGGGAGGACCCAAGCCAGTTCGATAAGGTCGCGCTTGCGCAGAGCCTTGACGGCGTGCATGGCGAACTCCGGGATCGTCATGTCGGTCTTGCGCGTAGGCGCGGCCACAGGCGTTCCGGCGCCTCCCATGACGCCTGGCAACTGCTTCGGCTTGATGGCGCCTGGGTTGCCGCCGTTGGCCCTAATACTGCCTGGTACGGGGAGACCTGTCGGAGACTTGGGCTGGGGGTTGATCGGCTTGATCGCTCCCTTGTTCGCGGCGCCCGCGCCAGCGTTCGCTTGCGCCATGCCGATCTGGTGCTGCATCATCGTCTGCTGGACCTGCTGCTGTTGCTTGGCGGCGAGGTCGGGGGCGTTGTCGGAGACCTTGAGCGTGGTGCCGGTGATGTCGTTGACCGCCTTGACCACGTCGCCTGGCTCCACCTGGTCGCCCATGGCCATGATCACCTCCATGCCTTGCAGCTTCAGGGTCGCGTCTTCGATGACCAACTTCTTCGACCGCATCTTATAGCCCTCGTAGCCCATGGCGGGCAGGAGCTTCATCGAGATGACCATGTCGAACGCCTCGCGCTCCGGCTTGAACACCTGGGCCTCGGCCACCGTGTACGAGGCGAAGGCTGTCGCGAAATTGTAATCCTTGGACTGCCCCAGGAACATCGGCGGCAGGCGGAAGGCGCGGCGGACGCGCTCCTCGCACTTGGCGTCGTATTCCTCGAACATCGAGTCCTTCTGGCGATCCGACCCGAAGCGCTCGACCGTCACCTTGGCTACGCCTGCCTTGTCCAGGCTGCCTGCCGTGGGCTCGACTTCGAGCACCTGCATCCGGTTCTTCTTCGAGGCGTCGCCCGCGTTCATGTTCTCGATCGCCTGGCGGGTCTTGGCCTGGAGCGTGCCCCCCTGCAGGATGACCATCACCGGCGGGATGCCGCCGCTCTTGAAAAACTCAAGGTTGAACTCTTCCGCCTGGCGCGAGCCGAGGATGGACGGGGTCTGCATGATCCAGCGCGGGATGCCGTAAGGCGTGTGCGCGTCGGGGATCAGCGTGAAGTGAATGACCTCGGTCGCGCGCTGCGCCGCCGGCAGGCGCTGGCCTTGGGGCGACCACACAGCCGTCTTCTTATGGAGGTCCCGGCAAGCGCCGAACTCCTTGAAATACATCAGGGTTACGCCGTTGACGAGCTGGCAATAACGGCGCTCTCGGGACATGACTTTGAGCGTGATGTCTTTGCCCTGTCGGTTCACGGTCTTGTCTACCGGGATGGCGTCGTCGAGGCGCAGCATCCGCATCATCTTCGCGTCGATGTGCCGGAACATGACGACTTCGTCTTGGGCGTTCCGCAGGACTTCGATATAGGCGTTGCCGGTGCGCTCCTCGTCGCGCCGCAGGATTTTGCGCATCTCCAGGAAGGACATGTCGGGCCACGGCTGAGCGAAGAACTCTTCTAGCTCGTCGACCTTCGGGTCGTCCTGGGCGTCGTCCTCGTCGGTGTCTTCCGAGACGAAGTCGTAGCCGGTCCCGTCGACGTTCGTGACCATCGCCTCGATGCAGGGGCCGAGCGTGTTGTTCTGCTGGCTCAGATAGTCGAGCTGGCGGGGATTGTACGGGGGCTGGATCACGCCCTGGTCGCGCGTCGCGCCGACGTAGAGCTGCTGATATTCGTCTTCCGGCTCGAAGACGTTGTCCTGGATGGCGTCCGTGCCGTCCTTGCCTTTGGTGTTGCCACCATGCGGTCCGAGGTCCTTGCGTAGGCCGGCCAAGTCCGTGCGGATGCCAGCGTTGGGCACAACCAAGCGCAGCACTTGCTGAACAGGCTTCTCGCCGTCCTTGACGACTTGATCGACCATGCGAACCTCCACCGGCTCAGCAGCGTTTGCAATCAATTGCACATACTGCGTCGCCTACGGACGCTGCACTGCTGGTCCGGCAAGCCGGGAGTCAGTGCAGTTGATTGCATGACCGTACAGGAAAAGAAGGGGGACCTCAAGCCCCCTCTTTAAGTTCAGAGTTCGGTGATCCGGAACACGCCTTGGCCGCCGCCGTTGTCGAAGTCGTCGATCCAACCTTGCGCGGCCTCTCGCGTTGCGAAGGCGGCAAGGTATTTGACACGGCGCCATTTGGCGCGCTGGCTGTCTTTGGTCTCAAGCACGAACATCGGGGGCTCCTGTTTCAACGAAGCCACTATCGCTCTCATCGTTGGCAGAGTCGAGCGCCACCTGCAAATAGGGTTTGCAAGTATTTGCACTCAGGCGGCAAGTTTTAGGGCTGGCTTGAACTTCTTCATGTTGGCCAGGTTGGAGCCGTACTCGCCGTCGACCGTGAACTGCACCTGCGGGTGCCAATCCATCTTGTGGAGCGGCAGGGTGGACATGATCTCCATGACCTGCGGCAGGATGGCCTCGACCTTGTCCTCGTCGATATAGGCGATGAGCGCGTCGTGGATGTTGCCGACCACCTGGACCTCTTCGTTCGGGAACGCGTCGTTTATGAGCGCGATCGCCCATTCCATCATGTCGGCCAGGCACGATTGGATCGGGGCGTTGATCCCCTGGCGCTCCGCCTTCATTCGGATGGCGCCGATTTTGCTCCAGATGTTGGGGAGGTGGCGGATGCGGCCGAGCGGGCTGCGCACTTCTCCGTGCAGGCCAGTGATGTTGATCTGGCGTTTGTGGAAGTCAAGCAACCCTGGGTATAGGCTGAAGAAAGCGTCCCGCATCTCTTCGGCTTGGGCCAGTGTAAGCTTGATATTGTAGTTGGCATAAGCGTAAGCCATGAAGCCTGGGGCCATCTGACCATAGAGCAGCCCAAAGTTCGCAGGCTTGGCGTTCCCTCTGTGCTTGTCGAAAAGGTCCGCCAATTCTTTGTCGCTGTGGTCTTTCCAGGTGATGAACTCCTTGAAGTCCACCCCCGCGAGCCGCGCGCCCGTCACCGCGTGCAGATCAAGGTTGTCTTTGTAGGCTTGGATCATCGTCTTCTCTGGCGCGAAGCACGCGACGACGCGCAGTTCACCTTGGCTATAGTCGATCGAGACGATGACTTTGCCGGGAGGCGCGATGTAACACTCGCGGATACGCTTGGCCCACTTGGTCTTCTTGGGGATGATCTGGAAGGCGGGCTCCTTGGCGCTCAGCCGGCCGGTGGTGGTGCCCGCGTCGTCCTCGTCGCCGTCGCCGAAGCCACCGTGGAACAGCATGTAGCTCGGGTGGAAGCGGCCATCCGGACGCAGGTGCTTGAGGAAGCCGTCCACGAAGGTCGACAGCGTCTTGGACGCAGAGTCGCCTATCGTCATCTCCGCGATCAGCTTGCCGGCCACCGGGTGCCCTTCTCCAACCAGGCGGAGGTGGGCCTTCGCAAGCGATGCCTTCTTGTCCTTCGGCGTGTAGAGCTGCGGCTTGAGGTTCAGGCCGTGCGGGGTGAAAAAGTATTCGTTGACGATCGAGGGCAGCAGCGGGTTCTTGCCCTGCGCCAGCTGGTCGTCGATGCGGTCCATCCACTTGATCCGCATCTTCGGCGGCAGCAGGTCCATCTGGGCGTTCTGGCTGTCCTTGATGGCCTTCTGCAGGTCCTGCCGGAGGATGGCGAACTTCTCCTGGTCGATCAGGACTCCGCGCCGCTCGATCTTCTCGAACGCGCGCGCCGCCGGGTGCAGGATGGTCACGTAGAACCGTTTGAGCGCTGGGTCCTCGTCTAGCTCGGCCTGCATGATGTCGGCCACCTGGTAGCAGGCGTCGGTGTCCCCGCCCGCGTAGACGAGCATGTCCTCGACCGGGACCTCGTCCATCTTGCCTTTGTCGAACTTGGCGTTGAAGTCGTCGTCGTAGCCCCCGAAATCGGTGAACAGCTTGGCGTGGATGTTGAGGGAGCCGCTCCGGTTCTCGTCGAGCAGTGAGCCGACCAGCAGCGTGTCGAACGTGAAGTTCGTGCAGTCGATGTTCCACTTCTCCTTGATCCAGATCAGGTCGTATTTGCCGTTCGCCATGCGCAGGCGGACCTTGGGGCTGTTCAGCAGCCACTTGATTTGGTCGAGGATGCCGGCCTCAAGCTCGATCGGGTGCGCGCGGGACTGGCCAAGGTAGATCAGCTCGGAGCGGCCCTTGCGATGCGTGACCTGAAGGCAGACGAAGTCCTTTTTCGGATACCAGGGGTAAAGCCCCATGGTCTCGGTGTCGAAGCTGACTTTCACCGGCTTGCCGGTCTTCTCGAACTCGGCTTCGATGTCTGCAATTAACTGCGCATAGGAGGCCACCCAAACGTAATCCCCGACCTTGGGCTTAAGGTCCCCGGTGGTCATCAGGCGGTGGGCGAGGCGGACGTCCCAGTCGATGATCTCCCGCTTCTCCGGCTCGGTCTGGAGCACGCTCGGGTCGAACGTCAGCAGATACCAGCCGCCATTGCAGGCAATTGCACGCTCCCGCATTGAATTGAGGGACCGGTTCTTCGGCGCCAGGCCGGCCAATTGCACGTCCAGGAAGCACCACGGGCCGCAGACGATGACCACCTCGCCCGGCTCAGGCTTGGGCAGCGCGACGCCCTCCTTGCGCGGGACGAACCGATGGGTGGGGATGTTCGGGCGGAACGACTTCAGCGACTTGCCGAAGATGGCCTCTGCCGACTCCGCCTTGGCTGACGTATAGAAAGTAATCATGAGCCAACCGTGCCCGAGCTAAGCTGTGCAGTCAAGCTTTTGCTTCTTCAAGCTTCATCCAAACGGTGGGGGTGTTCTTATAGAAGCTCGCGACGATGCCAGGCTTGAGCTTCTCCAATACGTCGAGCGGGCCGAAGGCGCCGAGCTTCTCCAGGTAGCCCGACATCTTGTCGATCTTGGCGATGTTGAGCAGGTGGAGGTAGACGACGTCCGCGTTGGCGACCCGGCGCGAATAGACCAGCATCGACAAGTTCCCGAACACCTTGACGATCGCCATGTGGTAGCTGTCGCCCACCGCGCTGCTGACCACTCGGATGGGCACCGTGAGGCGCAGGCCGCCAAGGTTCACGTCGCGCGTCGTCTCGCCGTTGATCGCGTTGGTGTCGGGGTCCACGGACAGGGGCATCCCCAGTGCGTCGGCCAAGACGAACATCAGCGGCCGGTTCAGAGTTCCCATTTGAGTCCACTCGCCTCTTTCTTGCACTTCCACCGGCCGAGCGTGACGCCGAAATAGGTGGCCACGAACTCGACCATCAAGTCCTCGTCCTTGCCCTTCAGGTCGCCCCGGCGATCGCACCGCAGCTTGACCGGGGTGCCCGGATCGAGCGCGGGGAAGATCGGGTTCGCTTCAAGCACGTCTCCAACCTGCAGCGAGTCGAAATCCTCAAGCGAAATCATTGCGGTTTACTCCAGTCGCGCATTTTGAAGCATCGGCCGGAAGCCCAATTGGGTCCGTATTTTCCCTCGTGTTCCCAGCCCGGCTGGCAGCACCGGGGATGCACGCATGGGAAGTCGCCGTCCGCGCCACACTCTCCTGGCTTGCCGTCGCGGGGGCGAACTCGCTCCCAGAACCGTCGCAGCATCGCGCGCATCAGCTTCCCTTCCCGTAGATGACTTCCATGTTTGGCATCGGGGTATCCAGCGGCAGGCTCAGGCCCATCAGGATGGCTCCCATGGTCTTCTTGGCCACCACTATGTCGTGTATTTCGAGGTGCAGGCTGGCGTAATCCTTGCCGCCGGAGTCTTGCACGATGCCGAGCTGCGTGATCCCGGAGAGATGTTTCTTCCAGTTCGGCCCCTCGATCCGGATGCCGAGCTTGTCCGCCTTAAAGCGCGCGGCGATGCGCACGTCTTTGTTGGCAGCGATCATGAAATAGCGCGATCCATCTGACGAACCTTTGACCGGTTGGTACATCATGTTCGCGTCGCGGAGCTTGACCGGCGGAGAGGTCTCCATCTTGGCGAGGTCGAACGTCGGAAATGATCCGCTGTTGACGACGACGAAGGTGGACGATGGGCCTCCGGTGGCGACCACAGTTGCGTGCCCGTTCAACCAAGTCTGCACCGCGTCGGCTGCGATGAAGGCAGACACCCCGAATTTTTTGGCGTAGCTATTGATGAGGATGGACTGCGGCAGCCCGAGGTTCGCTGCGAAGAATTGCTTGACCATCTGCGTGGTTGCCGGCGGAGCGGCTGTTGCCGCCTTCAGCAGCTGCTCGGTTGCCGGCCCCAGCTTGGCTGCCTCCAGCACACCCGACTGATCGAAGACGTCTTCAAACTTGAGAGAGGAGACCTTATTCTTGGGAATGGCAAAGCCGACGATGTTGATCGCCTCCATCGCGAGGTTCTCCAGCGCCGACAGCATTATTGGATGGTTCATCAGCTCCCCGGAATACGCCTTGTGGATCATCTCAGACGTGATCGGGGTCGATATCTCGCTGCCCTCTTTGGCAAGCACGAGCTTTTTTGCAGTCATTTGCACTGCCCAGCCCAAAGATTTGAGCTGTTCCAACACCTTGGCGTCCACGCCGACGGCCTTCATGAACGAAGTGCCGTTGAACGCAGCAGCCTTTAATTGTATAGACGCCACCTGATCCTCCTTGATTAGTTGGCCGGCCCACCATCACTCGTTCGCCGTAGTGTGTCCAGCGACATCGACAGTAAGGCCAAGAAGAGGTTAACTATCCCCAGATGCAACCGTTGCCGCTAACGTTCGTAAACTTGATCGGCTCGCGGCCCTGCGACTGTTTTGTCCCAGACGAGTAGGTCAGGAACTTGGTGGCTGCTTTCTTGGGCTTGGTCTCATACTCCTTGGTGTGCGCGGCGGCCTTGACTCCGAAGTGCGCGCCGAGGAACTTCACCTGGTCGCTGCTCTCGACCACCTTCTTGCAGTAATTCTTCCGGACGTAGGCGATCGCGTCCGACTCGCCGAAGCGGGAGACGAGGGCCGCTAGGAACGTCCCTGTGCGGCCGTGGCCGCCGATGCAGCCGCAGTGGACCTTCTTCCCGTCCGCCAGCTGCTGGCCCGTCCAGTCGACGAGCTGGGCGAACGTCTTGGGGTTGGTCGGCGGTCGCATGTCGGAGATGCGGTAGAAAATGTCTTTGCGGTCCGGCAGGAACTTGGTCTCGTTGTTGCTTGGCAGCATGCCGGCGTCGAACCTGATGTAGATGTCGGCGTCCTTGACGACCGGGCTGCTGCAGGAGCCGCCGTAGATCACCAGCTCAGTGCCAGGCAGCTTGAGCGGCGGGTGCGAGTGATAGCAGGAGACGTAGCCCGCCTTCGCGCCTTTCGCGTCGTTGGCGTAGGACGTGGCCCCCTTGAAATAATCGCCCGCGAAGCCGGCGGACGGCTTGGGATCGTTCTTCGAGTTGAGCCACTCGTCCCAGGTCTTCTCCTTCGGCGGAGTGTATCCCCGAATTTTCGCCCGGTCGCCGTGGATCGCGTCGTTTAGACCCTTGCCCATGACTATGCTGCCCTCACGATTTTCTTGACTTCGAGCCCAGGCATAACCTGGAACCAGTCTTTGGCCTGCTTGTTCTTCTTCTCCCAGATGGCTTGCTGCGCCGCCGCTGCCAGCGCCTTTTTCTTGGCGACTAGCTCGGCCTCGGCCGCCTTCTGCTCCGGGGTCTTGCTCTGGTTCTCGATGTCTGCCTCATACGTCTTGACGGCCCCGAGCGCCTCGACCTTGATCCAGTCGACATAGTCGCCGATAACGGGATAGCGGTCCTTGACGTCCTTCATGAGGGCGATCAGGTCGAGTGCAGCGTATTGTTTGCAGTCCACGTCGAACAGGCAAGCTTCCGGCACCTGGCCAGAGCGTTGAACGTCAAGTATTCGATAGAGTACAATCGAGTCGTAATGGTCATAACAAAATCCCTTGTTGAAGATGGGACCCCCGTTATGTGCCAATGTCCAGACTTGATCCAACATTACTTCGGCACTATACTCGCCGGTGCAGAAGCGTACGAGGCAATCGGTCACGACGCCCCACTTCTTGCCGCCATAACCTTTGTGCCAAGTGCTGTTGTCGAACTGCCAGGCTATCGCCTTGACGAAGTTTCCGATGGTCATCGGAGGCGGGTTGTCGAGGAAGCGCTTCGAGATGCCGTCCTCTCCGCCGGCGCCGTTCATGAAGGCTGCCATCTTCTCGCCGAACAGCTTCTCGATCTTCGGCAGGTCGGCGGTCAGCGACTTGTTGTGTCGCGCCTCGCGGATGCAAATCCAGATGAGATAGTAGAACGCGCGGACCGCCTTCGGCCCCATGTACTCGTGGTATTTCTGGACGAAGCTCAGCTCCCAGGGATCGAGCGGCTCAAGCGGCGCGCGATGCTGGGCGATCAGCGCCACACCGTGGTTCATCCCATAGAACCAGAGCGCGTCGGTCTCCGGCACGGTGTTGGGCTTTGGATCGCTGCTCTTGAACTCGGCAACCACCTTGGCGACCTGCTCGCACGACACCTCGGACATGTCCCGCTGTTGGCAGAACACGCGCGAGGCGTGGTAGGCGAGAGTGTCTTGCGGATCGGTTATCGCCAAGGCAACCTCCTGTTGGCCCTAGTGTCACCCGGAGTCATAGCTCCGCGTGCAATTACTTGCAAGTCAAATCGAGGACCGCGCAGCCGGGTCGATGGGAGTCCACCCAAGCACGGTTTTTGGACTGTAGAGGCGTGCTCTGAGAATAACGGCCTTCGGAATAACGCTCCCCTGCTTGTACGGGAGGATGTATTCCACGTCGCTCACAAGCACGAGCAACTCGCTTTCATCGAGAACGACAAACGTCTCTGGGTCAGCCTTTGCGAGTAAGGCTATCAGTTCCTTGACCCGCATCACGTCCACCAGAACCAAAGGCGCGCCCAACGGATGCCCCAGGCGCGGTAGAGCAGGTCGCGCTGCAGCTGGGTCACATCGAAGTCGTCGACGTATGCCTGCTGCTCCTTCGTTTCGACCGCGCGCGGCGTGTACGTGTGCCGGACATAGTCGACCGGGTCCTTGAGCCCGCAGACCTTGGCGATGAGCGCCAGGAACAGCCCTGTGCGGCCCCAGCCGCCTTGGCAGCCCACGTAGACCCGCTTGCCGTCCAGCGCCGACGCGATGGCCCACTCCAGGGCATGCTCGACTTGAGCCAAGTCCTTCGTCTTCGGGACGTCGAAGTCACGAATGGGCACCCATATGTTGGCGGTCGCAGGAACGCGCTCGGCGCGGACGCAGATGCCGATGTCGCCGTTCTCGCCTGGGCGATAGTTGTCGAACGGGCCGCCGATGATCTCGATCGAGAGGTAGCCTCCCTTGAAGCCCATCTTGATCGGCATCGTGCCGTTGGCGCCTGGCGGAGGCGTCCCCTTGGAAAAGTCGTGTACGTGGATCGGCTTGTTCATGACCCGAACCTCCTGTTTGGGTGCCTGCGTGGACGATAACCGAATTGCAATCAATTGCAACCACCAAATCAGTGGATGCGCTCGATGTTCACCACCACATCGTCAGTGATGGTCAATGCAAAATCTAGGAAGCGGCGATTGCCGAGGTCACTCGTATAAGGAACGCTCCGGCGCGCCGCGCGCTGCAGCCTCTTCTTCGTGTCGCCGAAGAGTCCCAGGTGCTTGGCCTGGATGACGACCTCCTCTGTGATCTCGTATAGCCGGAAGCTCACTTGTGCCCTCGTACGTTTTCCCCGCGCTGGATGTCGATCGAGCGGGGTGCGTCGATCATCACCTTGGCGATGCCTGCTTGGACTCGGCCGCCGGACGATAGGAAGACGTCCTCGACTTCCCGCATTTCCGTCGCCGCGTCTTCGTCGATCGAATAGACTCGGCCGGTTGACGGGACCTTGAGGTCGAACTTCGCGTCGCCGTGGAGCTTGTCGACCACGATCTGGACGCCCTTGACGAAGAAATCCTGCCCTGACTTTAAGCGAAGAACTAAGGGCATGACGGCCTCCGTGTAGTTACGCTAAGTAGTGGATCGCTCTCTCCAAGAGGTCGACCCGTTCCTTGAATTTTCCGAGGCCGGTGTTGCACTCCCTGCATAACAAGCCTCTAACCTTTTTCGTCTCGTGGCAGTGATCCACGTGCAGCTTCGTCTCTTCTTGGCAGATCAGGCACCGCCCGCCCTGCGCCGCGATCATCGCGTCTCGTTCCTCTTGCGTGATCCCATACCTGTTCACCAACCAAGGCTCTTTGGCGTTGCGCCTTTGCCAAGCCCTCTTAATGGCTGGCGGTTTGGTGGCACGATACGCTCGCTTGCGCGCGGCGACAGCCTCCTTGTTCCGTAGCCGATATGCCTTTTGGCTGGCGCGTATCGCCGCGATTTGTGCAGTTGACTTCACTATAGCCTAACTCGTCAGCGTTTGAAAGACCGCATATTCTCCTGGGCAGGCATTGCCAAGGACTGGCGCGAACTTCACTTTGTGCTCCTTCGCCAGCTTCTTGAGGACCGGGAAGAACCCAGCGCTCTCCACCTCGCCGAAGCAATGCTGCACCACGAAGTCGCTCGCGCTGGCGAAGGCTCGTGGGTGCCGGTCGTCGAGCAGCGCCGTCTTGGGCATGTCGGCCAGGATGGCTTCGGCCGCGATCTCGCTGCCCCACCAGTGCGCGGCGAACACCAGATGCTGCTCCTCGCCTAGTCCGACTGGGCTCGCCTCTATTGCTCCCTGCTTCGCCATACACCAGGCCGTCACCTTCTTGACCGACTCCTCATCCGAGCTGTCGATAACCGGGACGTCGATGTCGAACCACACGCGGCCGGTGGAGCCGTCGATCGTCAGCTTTTTCACCTGCTCCTTGATGTCTGGGATGTCGAGGGTCGTGCAACCAACCACGCAAGCCTTGTCCATGGCGCGCGCGACCACCGCTGCGTGACTCGTGGCGCCGCCGGTCTGTGTTAGGATGCCAACCGCCTTGGCCATGCCAGCGATGTCGTCGGGGTCGGTCTCATGCCGGACCAGGATGCAGGGCTCCTTGCAATTGACTGCAGCCTCGGATGTGAAAACGGGGATGCCGCTGACCACGCCGGGGCACGCCGGCAGGCCGATGTCATCGGGCTTCCCCTTGAAGCTTGGGTCGATGGTCGGGCGCCGCACTACCTTGAACTGCTCGCGCGTGAGGCGGCCAAGGGCGGCATCCTTTGTGATCTTGCCCTCTGACACCAGGTCGGTCGCGATCTGGAACGCTGCCCGCGCGCTGCGCTTCCCCGAGCGGCTCTGGAGGACGAACAGCTCGCCCTTCTGGACGGTGAACTCGATGTCGACCATGTCCATATAAGCGTCCTCCAGATGGGCGCAGAGGTGTAGCAGGGTGGTGTATATGTCATGCCACATATCTTGGTGCGGGATGTCTTCGAGGACGAGTGAAGGGTGCATCCGCTCGACGCTCATCGGCGTTCGTATGCCGGCGACCACGTCCTCGCCTTGCGCGTTGGTCAGGAACTCCCCCATCATGAACTTCTGGCCGGTCGAAGGCTCGCGGGAGAACAGCACGCCTGTCCCGCAGTCGTCGCCCATGTTGCCGAAGACCATCGCTTGGACGGTGACTGCTGTGCCCATGCCCTCGTCGATGTGGTTGATCTTGCGATACTCGATCGCGCGCGGGTTCATCCAGGAGTCGAACACTGCTTTGATGGCAACGTGAAGCTGCACCTCCGCGTCGTTGTCGGGGAACTCAAACCCCATGGCCTCCTTGAACACCTTGCGGTAGCGCTGCAGGACGTTGTCGAGCATGTCGGAGGTCAGGTCGGTGTCGGACTCGACCTTGTAGAGCTTCTTGGTCGCCGCCAGCTGGTCGTCGAACTTGGCCATATCGATGCCATATCCGGTCGAGCCCAACATCTGGATCAGCCGGCGCCAGCTGTCGATCGCCGCGCGGTTGCCGAGCCGCTTCTCCCAATTGTCGAAGTTGCCTTCGGTCATGCCGACGTTCAGGATGGTGTCCATCATGCCGGGCATCGAAACCGGGGCGCCGGAGCGGACCGAGACCAGCGGCGTATAGCCGAACTGCTCGGTCAACCACTTCATGTGATCCATGACCTCCAGCATGAGGTCGACCAGGAGCACTTGCTGCTTGCTGGGCTTCAGTTCGCGGTAGGCGTTGCACACCTCGGTCGTGATCGTGAAGGCTGGAGGTACGTTGCAGCCGGCCTTGGCCATCATCACGAGGCCAGCGCCTTTGCCGCCGAGCAGCGCCTTGGCTTCCTTGGACTTGGGGTCCTCGCTATAGTCGCAGACCGAGCCCGATATGCGGTAGATATGCTTTGACGCCACAGGAACCTCCATGTTGCCTGGCAGTCCGCACCATACTCAGATTGCACTTAATTGCAACCCACTCAAACGAAGCTGAGGGTGCCGCTATAGCCCAATCGCTTGAGATGCTGAACGAGTTCGGTCTTGACCTCGTCGCGCGTGTCGCAAGAGCCGGTGTAGACCATGCGGCCGGCTGGCAGCCCGCCGATGATCTCGCCGCGATAGCCCTCGACGATGTAAGAGTGGCGCTCGTGCGAGGTCTTGCCGACCCCATAGGGCTTCTCTTTGCGGAACCAGATCGAGGCGTAAAAGGTCTTGGCCATCAGGGTCACTCCGTTGGGGTGACTCACGATCGCTCTCCTTCGCCCCGCGTGCAAGTATTTGCATTCGTTGGAGTGAATGCGCCCTTTCTGGAATAGGGCTTCTTCGACTGGATGACGCGCGGCCTGTTCTCCGGCTGAGCGAACGTCGCCCGAAGCAGGACGGCCTGCCATGTGGGCTCTTTGCGCTTACGCTTTCTCATGTCCAAACCTTGCATTTCCCCGGCTGCAGTTAATTTCACCGCTCAATGCGGGGACCCCACGTAGGCGATAGCGATCAGCACTGTGAAGAACACGATCAGCCCGACTGCCCAGGCTTCTGGCCCAATCGGGATTTCGCGACGATTGATCTTGGGGGCTTGTTTATTGGTCATGGTGCAACTTCCCTTCAGTAAAATGTTACGGCCTTGATGCGCTTGGCCTTGGTCTTGTCTGTCCGCTGCACGAAGATGAAATCCCCAGCAGCCTTGATCCTCGGAGTGCGCTTCTTCACTTCGAACGCCTCGTTGTGCCAGACCTCGTTCCAGCCGGTCAGCGACCCCATGCTCATGACGAGCGCGTCGGGGTCTTGGCGTTGTAGCCAGGCTGTCAGCTGAGCTACGGTCATCAGAAAATCACCACCAGGCCGGGCGGAGCGAAAAAGCAGTCTGCAGCGCTGACCTCGACCCTCTCGATCGGGATCGCGCAATAGCTCTCGTTGTCGATGCGGTTGACGATCGCGTCCGGCGGTAGCTCCTGGAGCTTGGCGATCAGCTGAGCGACGGTCATGGCTTGCCCTCCACGTGATCCGCGACGCGAGCCTTGGCCTTGGCAAGCAGCGTGATGGCGTCTGTCAGCGCGACGCTGCCGCCGGCCGACTCAACCGCACCCATGGCCCTGTGGATCGCCCACTCAGCTTCCGAGAACCACTGCAGGTCGCTGCGTGTGGGCCAGCCATCAGGGCGTTGCTCTGGTCGAGTCCCGCAATCGTGCTGCCAGGTCACGAGAGCCAAGGCGTTATCGAACTGCCTCTTCACGTCGCTCATTTGAGCATCTCCTCTGCAACCAGGCGATCGAACTCAGCCGCGACCACGTCGTATGCCCCATAGGCGGTCATGTGGCGCTTGCTCTTCTCGATCGACAGCAAGTCTACGTCCCGCCAGGTGTGGCCGTCCGGCAGCGCAGCCAAGGCTTCGGTGTGCCAGGCATCGGCTGCGTTCAGCGCTGCGGCGAGCGCGATATGCGCGGCTCTAAGGCTGGCGCTCATGGCTTCCTCAACTCCTCGATCTCGGCGCGGAGGGCGACTATGGCGGGGTCCGGCGGGTATCCGACTGGCATGTGCTCAAGCGCATCTCCCAACAGCGCGCGGGCGGCGAGAAGCTCGGTCGCCACAGAGGAAGAGCCTTCCCGTCCGGGATCGTTGCCGAACTCGGCCATCCGGGTGAGTTGTTCGTTGGTCAATTTCATCAGTTCATTCCTTGACGTAGAGCAGCGAACTGCGCGGGGGTCGCCTTGATGTCGGTGAAAAAGGCGTGGAGGTTCTCTGTGGGCATCTCATAGGAAGCCAACTCCTCGGTGTCGTTGTTGAGGGTCAGCTTGACGGTCTTGCCACCTGGCAGCCACTCAACTAGGAAGTCGCCCGGAGTGTCGAGGTGGACCTGTTTTGCCCGGCTCATGTTAGCTCCCCCTCCTTGATAAACGCCAGCGCGCGGTCGACGCGGTCAGCGTACGCTTGATGCGTGTTCCCGCGTGAGTGAACCTCGCGGCGAATTTGGGCGATGATGTCCCGCTTCTCGCTGAGCAGTGAGACTTCCCATTGGTCCAGCGTCATGTGGTCTGGCTTGACCAAATCACTTTTTCGGCACCGCAGGCTCATGCTGCTGCCCATGCGTGAAAGCGTTCGCGGGTGGTCATCCCCGCATCCGGCACATCGGCGCACTCGATATGAGCCGCCCGCGTGCCCTTGTTGAAGCGATAGAAGAGAGCCTGTTCGCCATCGGCCAGGATGCGCTTGCAGAGGGTGCATCGGTGGTTGTGCTGGCGCCGGTCGGTCTTCTCGACGCCTTCCCAGACCCGGCTCATGCGACCCTCGTCTTGACCGGCACCACGACGTCCTTCCAGACCGGGTAGCGCTCTTTCACCCTGTTGACGACCGCCTCGGCGTCAGCGAGCGAGGGGTGAACCTCGATCACGCCAACTTCGTCCGCGATCGAAATCCAGGTCTCTCCGAAGAAGCGGGTCTTGAACTCGGTGTATGTCAGCGTCCCGCGAGCGAGAGCCAAGCCGATGGCAGCGTCGTTGACAGAGACGAGAACCATAAAAGCGACTCCGTGAAGGGCAACCTCGTGTTGGCCCTTACCTTAGCTTCCGTCCCCACCCATCGCTCTTTTTGCAATCACTTGCAAGCGGCAGAGGCCGTCGGAGTTAATCAGTGGTGCAAATGATTGCACGAAAACGACCCCGGACCGAAGCCCGAGGCCGCAAAGGTTCGTTCAGCTCGCGGGAGCCGGCGCGGGAGCCGGAGCCACGGGCGGGATCACCGCAGCCGCAGCCAAAGTCAGCTGCGCGCTGATGGCGTTGATGTTGACCGCAGCCGCTTCGATCACTGGGTCGCTAACACCGAGCGCAGCAAGCTGCGTGACGATGGTGGCGGCTTCGGTGGAGATCGCCGTTGTCGCGGCGTTCGCTGCAGTCGCCAGGCCGGTGAGGGCCAGGCCGAGGTCGTCAGTCGCTTGTGTCATGATTTTCCTTTGCTCCTTGAGAAAACGGGTCATGTCCAGGAGCACGGACATGAATTCCTCGAACTCTTCTATGCCCTTGAAAATTTCCTTGAACATATCAGGCTCCTGCCGTCAGGGCAGTTGATTGCACTAGAGGTGCGAGATAGTCAATAGCAGCCTGCAGACGTGCCGGGTCGTCGGCGAAATTGCCGATGCCGTTATTGCAGGCTCGACACAACAGGCCGCGAACGTCTCCGGTCGCATGATCGTGATCAACGTGGAGTGCAATTTCCTCGCGGCAGATCGCGCACTTGCCATCCTGCTTGTCCAACAAAGCTGAGTACGCCTCCTTGGACAAACCGTAACGCTTTAACCGATAATAGCTAGCATCCTTTGGCACGGCAGCAGCCCTCTGTGTCTTGACGTAAGTCTTTCTGCCATAGGCCCTGGCGTAGCCACTGGTTTTGTCAGGGTTACGCTTCGCCCACGCGCTAGTATGCGCGCGCCTCTTCTCTCGGTTGTTCTTAGTCCAGGCGCGGTTATTGGCAGCCTTATCCTCTTTATTCTTATAAGGCATCTTGCACCTGGGGCACCAGATCGTCCTTCAAGTAAAGCCCCAAAAGATTGGCTCGTCCGATCAAGCGATTGGCCTCGGCGATCCAGCTTGCCTCCTGCAGGCGCCAGACCGGCAGCTCGCCATTCACGTCCGGCCGATCGTCCTTGATGTCGTCCATCAGCAGCATCGAGACCAAGACCGCCTGGTTGCGCGCGTCGGGGAAGCGCTTCTCGTCGACCAGCTTCATGCAGAACATGGCGCAGCAATAAAGGCCGTGCCGTGGGTCGTCTGGGCTCAGGTCGTGGAGCAGCGTCGTCGCCGTGTCATCGATCCGACGGGTGAGGCGGGAGACGGTCGCGGAGTCGCAGCGCGCGAGCGGCGCGACCACAGCGTTGACCAAATGCTTCATCACGTCGAGCCGGACGTCGACTCCGACCTTCTGGCACTGCTCGACCATGAGCAGCATCATATGGGCCGGAACTGCGGTCGAGATGATCTCGGCGTCCTTGTTGCGCAGGTTGGCGCGCGCGGTGTTGCTGGTCATAGCGGTTGTCCTCGGGTTGAACGTCGCGCTGGCAGGATGCCGAGCAGGCGAGTGGTGTTGTCCATCACAGGCTCTGGATCGCCCCCGACGAACGTGGTCTGAATTCTCCGCTCCACAAGGGGCTGTCCGCCTCGTGCGTAGGCCGGAGGATTGGCGCGGACGCTTTGCGCGCTGATGTCCGTCCAGGCGTTGACGCCCGTCGTGGAGCGCGGGTCGGGCACGTCCCAGCCAAGGTCGCGGGCGAGCGCCTCCAGCTCAGGATCGTCGCGGAAGGTGAGGATGCCGCCGTCGAGCACGTCGAACGGCTCGTTGCGATCCTTGAGCGCGTCGGCGAACAGCTGCTCGTTGGTGTCGGAGCCGAACCTAAACGCGGGCATCTTCGATCTCCCTGCCGCCTAGCTGCTTGGCCTTGATGCGAACCTCGTCCAGCCGGTCGTCGGGGGTCACATGCACGGTCACGTCGTCGGGCCAGTCGTAATAGACCGCCATCGTGTCTAGGTCCCAGGTGAACAGCCTAGCGTTGGCCCGACCAGGAAAGCTAAAAGTCGCCATCATCTGTCTCCAATGGGCCGACGCCGCGCTGGCCGCGCATCGTGTTGACGTAGGTCGTGTTCGCCTGCTGCTTGACCTGATCGGCGCCGACCGCCGCCATGATGGATGGTGCTTCCCGCGTCTCGACGCCGTGATTGATCCACGTCGCGCTCCGCATCGTGAGCCCGTAGACGACGCCCGCCATCGCATCGCTTATGTCCTTCGAGCCTTGCGGGGGATGATCGACCTTCTGGTGCTTGGCGTCGAATTCCAGGGTGCAGAGTTCCCTCAGCGCCTTCTCATGCTTGGGCGCGATGACGCGACCGTCGTAGAGCGCTTGCTTGAGCAGGTCGTAAGGCATCGTCGTCTTGTCAACGGACTGGTGGCCGGTCGAGAAGCCTTTGAGCGCCATCAGCTGTTTGGAGTCGCTCGATTGGAAAGCGTCGAAGCTGACCCAGCGGACGTCCAGGTGCAGATTTTCGCGGCACTTGTAAATGACCGAGCGCACGTTCTCTAACAGGATTTCCCCGCCGGCCGGTGGCTTGACCTCCAGCAGGAAGTCGAACTGGATGATCGGCAGCTTCTCCCACCCATCGACCCCGCGACTGCACATCTTGAAGCCTGGCACGTGGCCCATCGCGACCCCCGTGCTGTCCCTCGTTTGGGACAAGTCGACGTGGGCGAAGCGCGGCTCTTCCCTGTTCTGGATGAAATCGGGATAGCCTTTCAGGAACGTCACCTTGAAGTCGGCGTCGTCGCGCGACAGGATCGACTTCACGCTGCCGAAGCATCGGTTGACCGCTTCGGTGTTGAGGATGAACGGGTGCAAGGCTTGCGTCGAGAAGCCCGCGATGTCGCGGATCGAGTCGATCAGGTTGTTCTCGAAGCGGAAGCGATATTCGTAAGGCACCTCGATCACGAGACGCTCGTCGGCCTCCGGGACAACGTCCTCGTCGGTTAGAATTCGGGGATGGCGGGTCGGGTCGCCCGCGAACACGCGGAAGCGCTCGGGCTTGAAGTCGTAAGGCTTGATGTCCCAGACGCGCTTCTCGTAGACGTAGATCAGCTTGTTCGTGCGCGCCTCTTCCACCTTGCGGTCCGTGAGCCCGCCTGGATAGTTCTTGGACGACACGAGGCACAGCAGGCCCGGCAACACGCCCATCTTCATGAAGCGCGACTCACGACGTCGAGCGATCGAGTTGTAATTCGCCGCCGCCTGATCGAAGACCGAGCCGTCGCGCGACAGCTTCGACTCCTCAATCACCGCCATGAAGTTCACCTCGTCGAGGATGCCCCCGATGACGTTCTGTCCAATGGAGGCCGTGATGGCGCCTGAGACCGGCTTGATCAGCAAGCTGTTCGGGAAGGCCATCTCCGAGAGCTTCTGGTGGTCGAAGCGATAGTGGTTCTCGAAGTAAGGACTGTGTTCAACCACTTCGCGGAACGCGCGGTAATCGACGTCCATCGCCAGGTTCTTGTTGATCGACTGGAAGATCATCACAATAAACGAGGCCGGGTCGAGGCCATACATCTTGTGCGGGTTGGCCATGCAGCTTAGCAGGTAGACTTGATACGCCATCGAATAGATCGACAGATGGGTCTTGCCCACGCCGATGCCTCCCGTCAGCACCGCCTCTACATAGCGGCCGGAGTTCATCTCGATGCCGCAGCGCATCACCTCTGGATAGAGGATGTTCCGCTTGTTCAGCAGCGAGGCGTGCTCGACGAAGGTGCGGAAGTCGACCGGCGTCTCGCGCCATTTGCCTTTCTCGGCCAGCTTGAGGGTCAGCCAAACGATTGCATCCTTCAGGTATTCGAGACGCTCGTCTTCGTCCTGAATTTCCTTGGAGTTGGCCCACACGTAATCGCCGGCTTTACCGAACGCGCGGAACTCGTCCAAGACTTCGATGTACGGCGTGAAGGCGAGCGCGCTCATGCCGCGATTGCAGACGTTTGCACGTGCTGCCTCCAACGGTTGGCGATGAACTTGGAATAGGCCGGGGGAATTGCTTGGCTCAATTCACCAAGGGTCATCCAGTCGATGCCCATGGCGCGATAGCCCTCAGCGATCGGGAAGTCCTGGATGCCGCGCGCGTGCGATCCATCACGACGGATGCGACAGCGCAGGTGGCCGCCGTAGACGCCAATCACCTTGCGGCCCTTGATCTTGTTGCTGAGCGGCGTCGGGCCGAACTCGAAGCTGGTCTCGAATTGTCGTGGCCGGAGCAGCTGCGCGCCGCACGATGTCTCCAGCCCGAACATGGTGCCGTCCAGGACGAACGGCTTGAGCAGCGAGGCGCCCATCACGTTCTCGATGATGTAAGGCTTGCCCGTCTTCTGCAGCAGCGCGCGCGTCGCGGGGATTTGGTCCTCGTGCTTCTTGGCGTTGTGCATGTGCTTGAGGATGGTGCTGGCTTGGCACTTGGGCGAGGCCCAGAGCAGGTCGAACAGGTTGAAGACCCACGGCTCTAGGTCGAACACGCTCTTCTGGATGAACTGGTCGCCGCAATAGTGGGGTTGCGGCTCGAAGTCGACGCCGGTCACGTGGAAGCCAGCAAGCTGCAGGCCCTTGGTGGCTCCTCCGGCGCCGCAGAACAGATCGAGGGCTCGCAACATTTGCAATTACCTGCACACGTCAGACGATGGAAAGTTCGCTTTGCTCGAAGATCGGAGCCTGCACGCCCAGCTGGTCTTGATACTTTCCTCGATAGGGCTGCTCGGTCTCTTCGTCGAGCTTGTGGAGCACCACCTGGGCGATCGGCGAGCCGGCCATGATCTCGCGAACGAGGTCGCTGTGGTTGGTCAACTCAACGACCAATTGACCGCGCCAGCCTGGCTCGATGACGGTGTTCTGCACCGCGATGCCAAGGCGCGCCCAGGTCGACTTGTCGTGGACGATCCCCACCAGGTCGGCCGGCATGATGAAGTGCTCGACGGTCGAGCCAAGCTTGAACTCGCCGGGGAACAGCTTGAAGCCCTGCTCGATGCGGATGTCATAGCCGCACGGGCTGAGTCCATAGCTCATCCCAAAAACCTTGGAGCGTTCGCAGAACGGGGTGAAGATGCCGCGCTGTCGTATTGCCTGGGCAGACAAAACAGTCATTTGCTTCCTCGTAAAGATCGGCCAACAGATCGGCCAAAAGTGGCTGCCAAGGCTGGGCTCGAACCAGCGACATCCTGATTAACAGTCAGGCGCTCTACCAACTGAGCTACTCGGCAAGTATTCGGTCAGGCGTGAGTGGTGATCTCGCCGAACGCCTTGTGATAAGACGCTAGTTTGCCCGCCATGTCCAGTGCAGTTGTTTGCATCGAGCGGATAGTTGCTTCCAAATTCTCGATGTGGCTGTTCTTCATGCCCATTTTGGTGTCTAACTCTGCGATGTGGTCGTTGCGGTCGCTTATTCGACGGGCCAGTGAGTGGCAGTCGTCGAGGAACACTTGGGCCGCGTTGTCCAGCGTCAGCTCAACCGGGAAGCCATAGTTGTCACGCTCGACGATGCCGTGGTCTTCCATCGCATGAACGAGGATGGCGGCTGCCTTGCGGATCATGTCCAGCGCCTTGGTCTCCGGCCGCTTGGCGATCGACCATTCGTGGCGCGCCTTGTCGAGGTACTCTCCCGCGAGCAGGATTTCCTCGCCGATGCTCAGCGTACGGTCGGGTAGCAAATCTTGCTCTGCTCCCCACTTGCGCTCTTGATAGAAGCGCTCTCCGTCGATGGCTGCGTAGACGTCACTTCGTTTTGGCATAGCTTGGCTTCCTTGCGTTTGGCTCGATAGTCGAGGACGGATTGCTCCCAGCACCTGCGCTCCTCCGGGGATCGGAACATGGGGCGCAGGCCGGGCAGCATGTTAGAGGGTGACCATTGCTTCGCGGATGAGCTGCGGGTTGCTCTTGAGGCGATCGGCCTTGGTGCGCCGAAGCTCGCCAGTGTCGATCGGGGGAATGCCTGTCGTCACGAAGTCAGCAGGCTTGCCCTCAACGCCGTCGCCATAGCCCCGGAGATATGCCCGGCGAACCGCTTGGGTTACTTCGGCGTCAGTGTGGCGAAACCCAAGCGCCTCTGTGGCCAGCACTTTTTCCTTCGCTAGCCACACTTTTTCGCCTCGCTGACGCACCACTGCACGAGTGCGCACAACCTGCTTTTTCTCAAGCGGATCAGTTGCTGCCTTAGTCTTCTTGACCATCGGTCTTCTCCTCAAACGGCCCCACGTCGATGCTGGGCTCTGGTGTTCCGTCCTTGGATAGGACGATCTCTTCAGTCGAGATTGCGATCGCGGCGGCCTTGACCTGCTCGCTTGCCTCCAGCGCGCGGCGCGCCACGACTTCGGCGAAGCTCTCACCGGTCGAGATGAGGCGGGCCAGCACGCCTTTGCTGACAAGCTCGTATCGGCGGATGATGACGTCCACGAAGATCGGGTCCAGCTCCACGCCCCTGCAAACGCGCCCTGTGGCCTCAGCAGCCATGAGGGTGGAGCCTGAGCCCAGGAACGGGTCGATGACGATGTCACCCCGGTTGGTGAGGTCGAGCAGGGCGTCCTTGAGCATGAGCGTCGGCTTGACCGTCGGGTGATCCTTGAGGCCCTTCTGGGCGTCCGAGCCAAACGACGAGGCGCCGGGATAGGTCCAGATGTTGGAGCGCCAGCGTCCGCGCTTGCCAAGCTCGATGTTGTTGACGTTCTTGGCGTTGCCGACCTTGAACAGCGGCAGCAGCTCATGCTGGGAGCGATATAGCCCGCCCATGCCAGCGTTGGTCTTTGCCCACACGATCAGGTTGAGCGGGTGCAGGCCGAGCTTGTTTGCAGACACTTGCACGGTGACGAGGCCACGCCAATCGATGAACGTCCCCAGGATGCCGCCGTCGCAGAGGCAGGGCAGCACAGCCGCCATCCATTGCTCGTTGAAGTTGAGGAATTCCTGGTCGGTCATCTCGCCGGACGCCATGAGGAACTCGCGATGGCCGCTGTTCGACACGTTGCCGTCGATCTTGACGTTGTATGGCTCGTCGGTCAGGACGAAGCGGGCCGGCGGGTCGCCAGCGGTGATTGCCTTGAAGGTCTCCGGATCGGTCGACGAGGCGCAGATGAGCCTGTGCGGGCCAAGCTCCCAGATGTCTCCGGCGCGCGCGGTCGCGACGGTGTGCGGGGTGAGGTCTCCCTCTTCGATCACGTCGAGGTCGTCGCCCATGATGATCTGGTCGATCTCATCCGGCTGGAAGCCCGAGTTTGCGAGCGGCGCGTCGTTGTTGATCAGCTCCTCGAACTCTTTCTTCAGTTCGTCGAGGTCCCAGGTTCCCTTCTGGCTCATGCGGTTGATGGAGATGCGAAGCACGCGCTGCTCGTCGTCGGAGAGGTGGCTTAGCAGCACGCACGGGACGTCGGTCATCCCCAGGCTCTCGGCCGCCTTGACGGATGAGGCGCCGTTGAGGATGACGTTGCCCTTGCCGACCAGCACTGGGACAGAGAAGCCCATCGCCTGGATGCCGTTGGCGATCTCCTTGATGTGCCCTTCGTCCATCTTGCGCACCATGTTCTTGGGCATGACGAGGTCTTTGATTGCAAGTGTCTGCAATTCCATCGACGGCATCAGATCGTTGCGGATGTTTCGCGGCGTCGTGTTGATGATCATGGACAGCTTCTCGCGGCGCTCGCGGCCGGCAGCCTTGAGACCTCCGCCAATCGTGCGCGGGTCTTCCGGGGGCTTGTGGTAGTTCTTCTTGGCGGCCATTAGGTTTCGTCCTTCGGTGTCGGTGCAGGTAATCGCAACAGCTCGGCCTTCCTAATCAGCCGCTCGGCTAGCTCATGTTTCTCCGCATCCCAGTCGAACTCGACCAAGCCCTCGGCGATCTGTTTGGCTTTGCGCTCTTCTCGGCGCTCTTCGCGGGCCTCATGCTGCTCCATGAATTGAAGCGCGAGCCTAGTCGCCTGGCCGCCCTTGGAGATGGCCTGCTTCACCATCTGGGACACCAGGATTTCGGCCTGCAGCTTATTCACGATCATCCCCTCCATCTTGACGGGGACGCTCTTGAACATCTCTTTTGTGAAGAGGTCGCCGATGCGCGCCAAGTTCTTCGGCCGACCGCTTGGGTTGCCGGACTGGCCCTTCTTCCATGGCTTCGGACGCAGGTTGGCGTAGCCTTTCTCACGGCCGACTGGTGCGGGTGGTTCTTGTTCGTCGGACACCGTTTAGCCCCCGGAAATTGATGCGATCCGGTTTTAGGCAGTCCTCCTTGACCACCTGACACCTTAAAGAAGTGCCAAAACCTAGTGCAGACCTACTGATACCACTAGGCCACAGGTGCAGTCAACTGCATTTAGGCCGCCTTGCGAACCTTGTACGCGGTGCGCTCGCTGATCCAGCCGCGATCGGCGTGGACTATGGTCGGCTCGATGCGAATTTCCTTCACGAGCGAGTTGCCAGGTCCATGGTGCTGCATGCGCTTGTGACCTCGGCGCAGGTGCGGGCGAACCTCCCCGCCGGTTGCCGGGGATAGGCGGCCCGTGACGCGCTCTGTGATCTTGCCGATGGAGAGCGTGGTCGTGTGCGCGTAAGGGTTCTTGCCGATCCCGAGCTTGGCGAGCTTGTTGGCTTTGACCGTCTTCTCGACGTTGCGAATGGAGAGCACCACGATCAACACCTTGATGATGTCGCGGCAGATCGCAGAGAAGGTCTGCTTGAAACCCGCCTGCTCTTCTGGCTTTCGAGTCTTAACGAACGACATGGCTGAGTAGCCCGGCCGCATTCCGTCCGGCACGAGGTCGAACCCGAATTCATTGTAATCTGTATCAAACTCGGCTTGGACGGTCATGCCCCGGTGCATGACTGGCGCCCCGTTGTCGCTGAACCCCATATCCACGGCCAAGGTCTTCATGCCGCGTGCCGACACCTTGATGTCGAAGCTCCGAAACGGCGGCTTCAGCAGCTTCAGCTCCTTCATATCCGCCACGACCGCGT